GAGCACGTGTGGCCATTTAATCCATGAGAGTTTGGGCGATTTTCTTGACTTCTTCATTGACGACGAAAAGGGTCTTATCGTAAATTTGCACACCGTCTTTCCAAACGCGACCTTTATCACTAACAAACGCAGCGTTCCCAGCGGCGTTCTCAACGAAGTTGATAAGACTTTCGCGAAGTTCAGGAGGAAGTGGTTTCCCCTGGTCTTCTAACCGCCCCATGAACACGAAATCTTCTAGGACCTCGGCGGCCACAGGGCGACCTTCTTCAATGCGGCACAGCACCATCCAGTTCTGTGGTGTATGCTGGATCGTGAGGCCGACTTGGTTGAACGTCTTTTCTAGAGCGTAGAGTGTCCGAAAGTTTGGACAACCTTGAAGTTTACCAACGACCACAGGAAGATTTGGGTTCACGATGGCCTCCTTAGATTATATTTACGGCCAATCGCGGACACGAAATGAGGGCCGGGTCATCCCGGCCCTCATAACAGACTTGGAACTCCTTAAACTGCCGTAGCAGCGGTGACCACGCCGCCCGCAGCCAGGACCTCTTCGGCCGAGAAGCTCGCCCCGGTCCGGAGCACCGCGAGGTTCAGGACCACGAATTCCACCGTACGGGTCGGCTTCAGGAAGACCGACACCCACAGTTCGTTGCGGTCGATCCGCTCCGGGGTGTTGTTCGACGCATCGCAGATTACCCGGAATGCCTGCAGACCACGCCGGGCCTGGATGTCCGCCAGGAACGGCTCAACCGTCGCCAACACCTGCTTCCACAGGATGTTGTCGTTCGGCTCGAAGATGTAGTTGCGGAGCAGCCGGGTCAGGTTCTTCTTGATAAAGATCAGCAGCATCCGGACGTTCACGCGATCCAGAGCGGATTGCGTCCGCTGTAGAGTCCGCTGGCCCCAGACGACGATCCCATCCTGCGGGAACTTCACGATCGGGTTCACCGCGTTCCCGGAACCGTACAACAGATCCCGCTCACTCTGGGTCGGACTGTACTCGACATCCAGAGCCGTCAGCAGGCGACCACGCCGCAAACCGGCGGGAGCGAACCACTGCTCCGCGTCACGAGCGGTGCGGCTGAACACAGCGGCGATGTGGCCCGACGGCGGGATCCAGATCTCGTTGCTGCTGAACTGGTCGAAGACCCTGATCCAGCCCCAATAGAGGGCACCGTAACTGCTGTTGATGGCAGCCTTAAGGTCGCTGAGCAGCATCCCGTTGTGCCAGTCCACAGCCTGCTGCGGACGCAGACCGAACGGCGGGTCCACAAGATAGAGGACGTCGCCGCGGCTCTCGCACATCTGGAGAGCCGTCCCGATCACCGCACCGGTCGAGAAGCCGGGGGTGCACAGCAGGTTGATGTCAATCGCCTCCGGGTTCTGGAAAGCGTACAGACCGGACGAGATCGCCGGGTTCCCGATCACCGCCGCGTCCAGTTCGGACGAGTAGGCCGGGTCCTGTGGAATGCCGTTCGCTTGCCCCTGGAACTCACGCTCCGTGAACTGCGAAGGGTACCGGACGGCGAAGTCGTCCAAGTTGACATTGTTCTCCAGGAACGCCGGCCGCTCCTCCCAATGCACGTAGGCGTTGCCGTTGACCCCGCCGAACTTGGTGCCGGGGTTCACGAGGTTCCCGATGTAGCGGTCGTCCCGCTTGTCGAAGCTCACGTCATCGACCACATCCAAGACGGACCGGTTGGCGTCCTTGATGACGATCTTGTAACGGCCCGCCGCGGCGACCCCCTCGGTGAAGACCTCCAAGGAGGCCGACATGCCGTCCACCCAGGTACCAGGACTCGGAGCCACCAGCCACCCGACGATGTTCTGGAAATAAGCGGTGTCCGACGCACAGTCGCTGCCCAGCGGGTCCTGTTCGCACGACAGCGGAGTGGCCGCAGTGACCTCACCGGACGGCGGCAGAGTCAGCCGGTTGTCCTTGAAGCCACGGTAGGCCCGCTGGTACGGGTAAGGGATGTTCAGTTCTTCGGCGAACCGGAGAGTCTTCAGGTTCGAGAAGTTGGCCAGAAGCTTGAGGGTGTCGAACTCGTGGCCCACGCTGGTCACGATGACCACGTGCACCGATCCGCCCGGCACGGTCAGGGCGAAGGAGTTCCACAGCACGTCACCGGCGACAATCCCAGCCACGTCGATAGAGGAAGACACGCTTTCGGCGGTCTGATCCAGACCGATCGGAATGTTGAACTCCACCGTCTTGGTGGTGTCCTTCCCGATCAGGTTCATCTTAACGCGGTTGTTCTGGCTGGTGATATCGTACGGACCCTGGTCCACACCTAGCAGGTAGGAGCGGGGGATGTCCCAGGCGTACAGTTGGCTGCCAACTTCGAGAGCCCAGCCGGAGGTCCCGGTGATCTGGATGCGTTCGCCAGCCACCATGGTGCGAAGCTGCGGGATGGTGGTCACGCCGTCTTCCAGCGTGTACTCGACCATCAGATAGTTTTCGCTGCTGAGCAGGGCGTTCACCGCATCCACGAAGCCCCCGACAGTCGTGTAGGTCGCGGACGGCATCGTGTACTCGGTGCCGGTCGCCCCTTCGACGCTGATGGTGAACTTCCGGTTGTCCGGAGCGACCTTGAAGCTGAAGGTGTCGTTCTCGGCGATGACACCAGCGGACACCACGACCTGAACGGTCAGGCCGTTACCCAGATCGATCGCTTGGCTCGTCCCGTTGAAGTCGGAGTCGTCGAGGGTGCCTTCGGCGACCACTTCGCCGTCGGAGTTCCGGATGATCTGGAAGGTGGCCCCCTCCACACTAGCCTCGTCCGAAGCCGTGGGAGCACCGGTGATGATCATGACGAACGAGTCGTCAACGTCCCCGGTGTAGGTGCCGACGACATTCAGGGTAGCGGAGGTTGCCCCGTCGGTGGTGCTTACCTCAACGTCGTTGAACTCGATATCGGTCACGCTGGCCGCGTGGAACACCAGCGGATTGTCGCTGTTCACCTCGCGGAGATTGATCCGACCGTAATCGATGCCGGTGAACAACGGAATCCGGCCCCAACCCTTGCCGCGAGCACCGCTGTTATCAATGCAAATGGAGGACAGTTCTTCCGGCTGACCTTCCTCGCAGACCACGCCTACCCGCATCACATAGCAGCCGGACCCTTCTTCGAGGTAGGCTAGTACGGCGTACATCAGGTAGGACTCAACGAATGGTTCGCCGAAGGTGTCCAGGGCCTGTTGTGCCGTGGTGATGAAAACGGCTTCGTTGAGTGGCCCCTTCTTCGCGGTGCCGATGAAGGCAGGCCGCAGTGGACCGACAGCGGTGGGAAGGACGCTGAGGTCGATCTCGCGGGGGAAGACACCCGGACTTAGGTAAACTGCCATGAGATAACTCCAGTCGTCGCTGTAGTCGGATTCGAGTTATTTTTGCCGGGACGTGTGGGACTTACCGCTGTCCCACCAGAGGGGTTCACTCCCCCTGGGCCGCCTCGCCATCGTAGTTCACTTGTAGCATCCGCCGCTTCTGCAGGTTCTCGATCTGATCGATCCGCAGATACGACTTGGGAAGCATCACATCCTTCCCCGGCTCCAAACGAACCTGCTGTTCGTTAGAGAAGAAGTCAGACCCAGGAGCACGCACCTGGAGCGGAATCATCTGCTTCGAGCAATTATATAGCCGCACCATCGCCGAGCGAGCTTTCTTAACCTTAGCCACGTTTGATCTCCGATTGATGTGGGCAGTAGCCCAGCAGGCCATGAGCAGCGTTGCAGTTGAAGCACAGCAATCGATGGCCAATCTGTGGCCACCCCTGCTCCTTCAACCAACGACAAAATTTTGAGCCGGAACCGACCTCTTTTAGACGCGGCCGTCGTGTACTTTGAGGGTAGCGGTAATTCACCTGATATTGCTCTTCCATGGCGTCACCGCAAAGCGGTTATAAACCATCTCTGCTTAAGTACCGCTTCTTAGCGGTCTTCGCCATCGGAGTCCCCTGGGGGTTAGAGCTTTTATCGAGCTTTGTTCGGATCTTGAACCGGCTCCACCCACTTGTTAGCGAGAAGACCAGTTCCTTTGGAGGCCAGCAAGATCTCGCCGACCTTCTCCTTCAGCACGGTGACTCGACCTAGCACGGTCGGCACAATCTTCTCCGGCAGCGGCAACCAAGCCTCGGCCGTGATCGTCACCTCATACCGTACATTCGCTTGTTGGTCGTATCCACTCTCTTTGTCACTCGCATCCTGGGAACCACCAAAGCGAAGCTGGACATTACCCTCCAGCTTCCCGTCGTACATCCGAAACTCAGCCAGCGGATTGAACCGCGTCAGTACCTGATACAGGATGTATTCAGCATCCCGTTTGTGCTCAGCCCAGATCGTCAGCGTGTACTCCACCAGGAACGGGACTGGCCTATAAACCTTTACCGCAAGGTTCCCCCGCGTCGAGACATACCGAGCAGTCATCGCATGGTAGGCCGGACTGTACTTATCGGGGTTGAACTCGTGACCCGTCCGGTCCAGAGCCGCCAACGGCAGACGAGCCCGGCCCTCCTTAAGGTCATCCGCCCAGACCAACAAGCTCTTGTCACCACCCGCTACCTTCACCCGCATGAACCGGTATGAGTTCTTGGTCGGCACCCGAATACCAGACCAGTATTGCTTCATCGCATTATCGAGAGCCCGAAAACCGGGCTGCAGAAACTCTTCCAGGTGATACGGGTAAGCCATGAAGTCGGAGCCGTCCAACGGGCTCCGCCCACCCTCGACGTGCGACAACTGCCGGGCACCAGGAAGCTCCGCTGCCCCATTGGGCAGAGAAGCCCGTTCAGCCGGGTTAGGGCCTTGTGCCGGATCTCCGCCGAAACTGTGAATTGGCATAACGTTACTTCAGTAGGTCGGCAAGAGCAGTCGGGTTCTTCAGACTGTCCATAGTCTGCTTCACCCGCTTCTCGATATCCTTGTTCACGTCCGGGTCAGCACTCTGGCCGATCAACGTCGTCTCGATCTTGTGGCCCTGAACCTTCTTACCAGCCTGGGCCATCTCGATCTCGGCATTGTCCTTGAGTTTCTTTGCGATCGCATCGCACAAGCTAGTCAAGAACTTGTGGTTCGACACCTCGAACTTCTTCCGCAATCCCTTCAGTTGGTCAGAGACTTTCACGGTAACCTCCCATCTCCGGCCGCGGCTCCTCGGCCATCGGAGCCGCATCTGCCGGGCGAACCGTAATGTCGGCCGTCAGTAGGGTCACTTGGCAGGTAAAGTACAACCAGTGGTACCGGAAATTCCCGGACGGGGTAGCGTTCGTTACCCGGTAGTACCGCGGGTCCAAACCCTGAGTCGCCGCGTTGTACGGCACCCGGACCAGATCACCCACCCGCAACATCCGGTCGTTGAATTGGCGATATAGCTGGTGGTGGCTGAAGACGATCTCCATCTTGTTTTCGGAGTCGGCACCCCACTTTTTGAGTTCCAGTTCGAGCGGCTGCGGCTTGAAGTACGCCTTCATTGGCACCGGATTCCAATAGGTCGGGTCCGGGTCAGCGTCGAACACCTTGTCGTAGTCCTGGTTGTCGGTGCGGGCGTAAACGACGACCTCGGCCCCGGAGATATTAATGATTTCGTCAGCCTTCTTACGGGCCTCCTTCAGATCGTTGCTTTCCGGGTCATGTAGGGCGACGGGGGTGTGCCGCTGCTCGGCTTCACTCCGGAAATCCGGGTGAATGTTATCGAACAGGTCCCCACCAGATTGACCGGTATCCACACCAAATCGATAAACAGGCACCTCAGACCTCCTTCGCGAATATCTTGACCTGATGGCAGTTCGCACAAAGTAGTTGGATACCAGTAGCATCCCGGATGTGCCCCTTATACCGGAGACGCATCTGGCGGTTCCTGTGTCGCATCCACCCATCGTTCTCCACGTGGTCAAACTGAAGAACCGCCTCGTCCGCCTCCCCACAACCAGTACAGCACCCACCGCATTTGGCGATCGCAGCTAACCGCAAGCTCTCCACTTCCTCAGACCGGCTAGCTTTGTCGTTCCTTTTCCGCCAGTTGCAATTAGCACAGAGAAGTTGGTAACCTTCCGGGTTAGCCAGGATTTTCAAGTACAATTGTCGGCACGACAACGACTTCCTCTCCGCGGCACCGTCGTCGTGCCTGTGATCGACTTGGAGCATAGCCGAGTTCGTCTGTCCGCACCGGCATTGGTTCCCAAGAATGGTCAGCACCCGCACCCGCAGATTGGCGATATATTTCCGCTCGCGGGCAGCCAAGACAGCCCTCCCTTCCGGGGTGGCCCGAAGGCTAGCCATTTTCTCTTTCGCTGCGGTGCGGTAAATCTCAGCTTTAGCGGCGTATTTGGCGACGATAGGCATATAGTCCCCTCCACTGTATTTTTGGCATGATGAGGAACGACATCCCAGATGCGATCGCCGGCTTCTTACGTGAGTAAAGCTTCGATGTTCACTACGAGACTCCCGGTGGTACCATCACGGTCGATCCGTTTGGGAAACACTATATCAACATCCTTGTCTGGCACAATCCCACGCTGTCTGTCAGCGTTAACCCCTCCGGTGTCGGCTACTCGATCGCCTCGATCGATATGAACGACCCGAACCCACTCGACCAACTAGCCACTGCCATAAGAACGTGGAAGGAGAAGAACAACGGGCTAGGCTAACGGCTACATTACTCAACTGCAAAGCGGTGCCACAGTGCAGTGCCGCCCCCGCGGCGAAGATCTGAAAATCCTGGAGCGGGTCCCGGTCTGGAGGATGTGTGCGTTAGCCGGAATGGGCCACATACACGTCTACTCTTACCACAGCAAGAACATATGGGGCGAGAAAGACCACCGTAGCATTCCGGGAGTCCAACCGAAGAGTTTCTTACTAGAGCGACGGGAGCTTATTGAACGAAGCCTTGTCGCCGCCGGTCTGGAAGGTCCGTTCCACGTAACCGGCAGCGACGGTTTGGCTTTCACTTCTTCTTGCGGCGTTGATTTGGCCAGCCTTCGTACCAGAACTGCTTCGGTATCTCGTTCATGAGTTCCACGCAGTCAATGCACAGTACGATATTCTTGATGTCTTCCAAAGTTCCATCGGGTCCTATTGGCACTCGCCCGGTCCCAACTGGAGATGTTTCGCAAGGTTTCTCACATCGGCAGCATGTGCTGTGGATAGCGATTTCCGGCTTGGCCGGATAGTTCACTTCAAAGCCCATTAGCCGACCCCACCGGGGAAATCACCGCCTTGCCAGCTAGGAAGCGGAGGCAACACACCACCCGCTGCAGGGAATGACCCTTCGGGCTTATAGGGGTCTTGTTCTGGTGGCTCTGCTAGCTGGAAGTCTGGGTGAGGACAGTAGCCCATCCCGTTGCTGTCGCAGATGTCGAACTTCTCCTCAACAGGAAGATCGTCACTCGCTAGGCTCTTCAGGATCTTATAGTAGTCCTCATAGCTCTGACAGGGGCAGTCCGGCTTTAGCGGTGGCAGGACGAACCACTTCTGGCGGAAACCACCGCGATTGAAGTTGGCCCCAAGCTTCACGAACGAGCCTGGAATCGCAGCAAGAGCAACTTGCAGATCGACCAACGGATTACCGATACCGTGCTTGGCAAGGTACGCACCCAGAGTACGCGAGGACAGAGCACTGGTCGGCTCATAACCAGGGACCAGAATCTTGTTGCCGGGCATGACTTCCAATTGCCAGGCGATCGTGTGCGTCCAAGTTGACGGACTAGCGATCATGGTCCACCTGAATACTGATAATATAACTTCACCACAACCACCGTACATCCAGTCATGCGAATCCGACTTCTAGCCGACTCGGGCGTTCGGTTTGGTCGTGGATTAATAACAATTCCATATCGACGCAAGGCCGACGTAACGGCTTTCTTTCCGCAACCTATCAATTTCGCAATTTGGCGAGTAGTCAGCCCCTCAACTTCATAATGATCTCGAAGCCAAGCTTCATTCATCAAAAAGTCAGCAGCCGGCCCAACTTGCTGTCGATAATTGGTTGTTAGCATACAACATCTTTAAATGAACCGATAAGCGTTCCCAATACCGGAAGCAGCCAATTCCACGTCCAGAAACCCATTGGTTCACCCAAGTTGATGGCCTGCTCTAAGATTTTCTCTTTGGCCGTCTCACCTTCCTGAACCAGATCCGAACCGTCGTAACTGATGCTACCACCGTCGGGGGTTGGCATACCGGAGATCTTACGGCGAGAGTTGCCGACCATGATCCGAGCTTCAGCTAGCATCAGATCATAGCACAATTGACGAGCCTGGGGGCTGCGAAAATGGGTCACGACCGGGATGTAGAGGACCGTAACCGGGAACGCACCCTTGGGAGTTGGATAGAGACGGATCTTTTGATCCTTGGCACTCAGAGAATCACCTTCAACGTCAGAATTGCCTTCGTTGATGACCTCCCAATGCCCCTCGGTGCCAAGGATCTTCTGGCTGAACTTGCGGTAGGCCGCGAGCAGGTGGTAGTCCAGCAGAATGTTCTGGATGCCGGAGATGTTCCCAACGTTGCTGCCAATGGATTTTTTAATTCCAATTCTTTTCCGCACATCTTTGAAAATGTCGTTTGTCTGGTTATAACTATAACCAAAATCAGACAAGCGTTTAATAAATTGCGGCCCGTGGTCGGCGTCCCCAGCTTCGATGTGGGCGATTTCGTGGGCGATGTCTTTGGCGGTAGCCGATTCAACAAATTTATTAGATATAAAAATTTCTGCGGTTTCAACATCGCAAAATGCCCGCACATGAGCAAATGGAAGCACTTTGATAATCATCGCACATACCTCACCGAGTACAAATCACTCCCCAACTTCCGTGGCGGCGTGGCCCGCCACTTCCCAAGCGTAAAGCCAACAGCTTCATTTATAGTTTTGAAATAATAGGTAACTTGTGTGGCAGCGGCTTTGGGGGGCGGCCACCGAAATTCAACAGCCTCGGTACGCCAGCCGGTTTTAAGTAAATCCATCCCAGCGGATAGCTCATCAGAACTGGATTTACGAAAGATCACCCCGGCCTCTTCAGCTCGCCGGCTGGCATAAATCCGTTTATCATCTGGCACAAGAACTCTATTAGGCTTAACCTCGATCCATTCTATCTTGTCCGGCCAAACCACTGTAAAATCTATGATATAAAGGCGCTGTTTGCCGGTTAACATGTCAACATAAGGCACCCACATCTCCTCATAATACCACTCCAACCCAAGCTTATCAAGCAACATCGCATAAGATAATTCATGCAGGGATCGAAATAAATATTTCGTACCGTTGACGGCTGTATACTCAGCTCTAATAGTCGATCGTCTCGTCTTCTCCAGTACGTCTGGCCGTTGGGCGGGTGCCAGCACTCCGTGCAAACGCAGATGGCGGGCCTGCATGGACTTTGATATCTGCTGTCTGGTTTTCTTCAGTCCCAACCGCTTGATGTGCTTCCGAATAACATTATAATGAACTGGTGGTTCTATAGTTTCAGCTATGGTCTTACTATCGAGATTCTGTTCAATAAAAAGTTTTTCTAGCTCGGCATCAGATAACACATATTTTCGATTGGGGTGTTTTGAACGAGCCAGCGGAGTATGATTATGGATGGAGGTGTCAACGCCGGCTATGCGTAGTCTTCTTTTGACAGTAGCCACTGAACAATTAAACTCGGCTGCACAGTCCGACAAAGTATGCGTTGCGAAGAACTGGATCAGTTTGGTGATATTTAACTCTTTCTTATTAGCGATCACCCTGGGCGTGAATTTACCTGGATAGAAATCTGGTCGGTCCTTATGTTTAATGGATGAGGACCGGTTCCCCTTCCGTGCAGCCATAATAACACCCGGCGTTAAGAGCTCTGACTGAGATCGCGTCACGTGCCGCGTAGGTTTCGACGTTATGTACTGTCGGCGCGTTGTTAATGCCCTGCAACTGCTCACCGACAACAATTTCCCCAAATTCACGCCATTTAGCACCTGGCACGGCCAGTACATGGTTGGTGGTTCCATCAACCACACCGTTGTCATAATAGATTCTAACTTTAGGTAGATCGCGGTCCACAACACGATTAACTATTTTTAATTTGCGATTACCATAGGGCGTTTTAGCTTTCCATTCAGCTTTCCACTCACCAAGCGGTTGCAACTTACCATCTTTATCCAAGATATGAAAATTAGGGGCTAAGCAGAAGAGGAATGACTCGGCACCGAACACGTCGTCAATGCGGGTGGTCACCGGGTCCCAATTAACCTGCTGGACCCAATAAGCATCCTTGGGCAGCGGATAAGTAGACTTGAGGGGCTGAGTCCAGAACACCCCCAGCTTCTGCTCCCGCGGGAAATATTGTGCGATGAAGTCGCCGGCTACTCGCCACACAGTCTCCCACTGGTCCTCCTTGAGTTCTACGTCCACGGTCGGGTAGCCGAGTTTGGACAGGACATACTTCTTCATGGGCTCGGAACGAACCTTCATGATGCTCGGCAAGTCAGCCGGACCCATGATCGCCATGTGCCGTTCCTCCCTACACCCGCATTACGATTGCGGGAAATGGTAACCCTTGTCGCCGTAAATAACGCCAGCGTAGTCGAGCCGGAACACCTCGTAGACGGCACCATCCGGTAACCCAGAAGCCAGGGCTGCCTCGATCGCCGTCTTCAGAGCCCGAACTTCAGTATTGATCGTCGAGGTCGGACCAGCGGTGTTGGAGTGAGCCACCGACCCCTCATAGATCTCACCGCCAGAAAAACGCTTGATCTCAGCATGGGTCGGTGTGTTGTTGCCGGACACTTCATAAAAGCCGGTCAGCATCAGTTGGGCCGGAGCGGCACCGATCTGAGGCTTGCAAGCGGCGGCGTTGGCGAAACCGCCTAACCCGCCCCTCCGGTTGTAGTCGCCCATGCTTTGAGTAACACTGCCGCCCGGAGTAGCCGCCTGAACGCCAGAGATGTTGGTGATGACCTCATAAGCCAGTACCGCCAGCTTCTGGAGGTCACGGATGTACTCGAACCGCTTTCCGTTCGCCCGGTCGGGGACGACACGAATGTGGACGGTGAATGGAACTTGCTTCGACATTGGTAACCTCCCTAGTAACTTTTCAGGACACAGGAATCTCGTCGTGCGGCAGATACTGGATTGGGTAGCGAATGCCCTCACCGTCGAACATTCCCTCGTGCACCGCCAGCGACGACTCGAACAGGAAGGTCACCCGATGGTCGTCGGGTTCCTTAGTCCGCCAGCCGACAATGTGGATCACCTCCACCTTGCCGTACCCCGATCGCATGGCGGTCCGCCGCCGGTAAATCGGGTACTGACCCTTCTCATATTCCACTTCAACCAGTTTCCGGCCATCCTTGTGATAGAGAGCCAGAGTTTTTAGCTTAGAGTAGTCGATCTCCTGGCTGTTGTGCTCCCGCCCATCTTCATACTGGTTGAACCTGCTACCATCCTGGAGAGTGGCTACCCAGAAAACAGTAGCACCATCGTTGATGGCGGTAGCGTGGCTGAGAGAGTCGAGATCGGTCATAGGACTAGCTCATCGAGTTCGGTGAAGGATTCCTTCTCAGCGCGGCTATTTAGCAGAGCCCTGAACTCCTCTTCATTGAGGACATTCGCCGGGTGTGCCCACACACAAAAGCCCTTCTTGCCGCGGCCGTCGAGATCCAGGTGAGCGAGATCCTTGGGAAGTTCGACATCGAACTCCAGCCCCAGAATCTTGCCCGGCTCAGTGGTGATACACACCAGGGTACCCAGGAGCGGCTGGGGCATCTGGCGAGCCTTGTACCACAGCTTGTCGCCCTTCTTGAATTGCTTCGGCATGTTTATGTCTCGTCGTAGAGCCAGGTGAAGGTTTCGGTCCCGGTGACCCCCGGCACAGCCGTCGAGTCCACTTCTAACTGATAGACGACGAAATCGCCGAAATCGCCGGTGGACGGGTTCGAAAGCGACCCCGACACCGACAACGGCGAGCCGACGACGTAGGTGAAGGCGTTGACCGGTGCTCCGGCTAGGGTGGGGTAGTTGCCGGTGGTCAACTGGATGCCGCTGATTCCGGCGGTCCCCGTCGCCTGGACGTAGCTGGTGGCCGTTTGGACTTTGCAGGTGACGCCGGTACCGAAGGTGTTCGACCCGTCAGTGTACCAGCGGATGTTGTTGAGTGTTCCCAGGGGGGTGACTGTACACTCCAGCCGGCAGACCACCCAATAGCTATAGTTGATACCTGATGTGGGGATACGAATCGGGTCGGACGACCCGGTTGCGGAACTTTGGTGGGTGTCGGTGGCGTTGGCTACGGTGTTCGCACCGGTGATGTTGGTCTTTGTGGGACCGGACCCGGTATACCTATTGATTTTGACCGTTGCTGGCATTTTAGCTCCCCCACAGTTATAGTAGATTTGGACGTGAGGAGCTGTCCGAATAAGACTGGCCCGCCACTCATTCGGGTGGCGGGCCAGTCTTGAAAGCCCTTCGAAGTGAGCATGCTCCCCACGAGGGGGGAGCAGAGGCCCGAAGGGGAATTACGGCTGGTCCGCGGTGAGGTCGCGGGCGTCGTCGTGCAGGTCGCCGCCCAGCCCCACGATGGTGTTCTTGATGAACCGGTCTTGACCGATCTGGAACGCGAAGTCCACGTCCGGCAGTTGGGTCTGGGCGGTCGCGAAGGACACCTGCTTGTTGAGGCCGATGACGATCGGGAAGCCGCGGGTGGCGTTGTGCCGGGCCTCGCCCATGTACGGGCTGAAGTCGGCGGTCGTGGTGTCGCGGGACACGACACCAACGCGGATCTCATGGCCGGGGATGCTCATCACCAGCGGACGCAGCCGCTTGATGAGAGCCGCCACGCTATCGAACAACAGCGGCTGACGCTGAGCCCGGATCGTGCGGTAGATCTTGATGTCGGTGTTGGCCGGTTGAGCAGACATTGCATGTCTCCTGTGTCGGGTGCCTCCGCCTATTTCAATCGGCGGTCTATAGATATGTTACCCATCAGGCAAAACTCTACTGGTCTTATTTCCATGAGTAACGCTTGAGTGTACCGACATGGAACTAAAAAAGTGCCACCAGTGCAGCGACAAGAAGCCAGCCACCGACGAGTATTTCTACCGCAAGAAAGGATATCTCACCAGCCCCTGCAAAATCTGTCAGCAGAAAAAGCAGAAGGAAACGGCTAAGAAACGGCCCACGCGGGCCAAGAAAGACGCTGCCGGCGTCCAGGCGGCCTACAGAACCAGAAACAAGAAGAGGTTGGAAAAACGCAAGAAGAACGACAGGAGCGATGATCGGCTCCTCGCCCTATGGCACTACGGCGGCCAGCCACCCAACTGTGCCTGCTGCGGCGAGGAGCAAATCCAGTTCCTATGCATCGGGAACAACAGCCACCGTTTGTACAAATGGCTCCGACGGAAAAAGTATCCACCGGGCTACGAAGTACGGTGCCACAACTGCAACTACGCCATCACCATCTATGGCGAGTGCCCTCATGCTCCAGGTCAGAAAGCACCATGTCCCTCACTAGATCGTCGAAAGAAGTCCGCGGCTCCCAACCCAGATCCTTCTTAGCTAGCGAGGGGTCCCCACAGAGTAAGTGTACCTCCGCCGGCCGCAGCAACTTGGGGTCGATCTCCACGTACTTCTCCCAAGGGAGATCAGCTACCTCGAAAGCACGCTCCACGAAATGCTTGACCGTCCAGGTCTTACCTGTGGCGATCACATAATCCTTGGGGTCGGCCTTCTGCAGCATCAGCCACATGGCCTCGACGTAATCGCCAGCAAACCCCCCAATCACGCTTGACGTCGAGGTTCCCCAGAAACAGCTTATCTGCTTGCCGAGCTTGATTCGAGCCACCGCATTCGTGATCTTGCGAGTCACAAACTCTAGACCACGACGCGGCGATTCGTGGTTGAACAGGATGCCGGACACCGCGAACATATCGAACGATTCGCGGTAGTTAATAGTCATCCAGTGGGCATAAAGCTTGGCTACCCCGTACGGGCTCCGTGGATAGAACGGCGTCTTCTCCGTTTGGGGCATCTCCTGGACTTTCCCGAACATCTCGGACGAACCAGCTTGGTAGAACCAGATCGCCTTCCCAGATTCCTTAATGGCGGCACGTACCGCTTCCAGGAGCCGGGTATAACCGAGCCCCGACATGTCAAAAGTCGCCACGGGCTGGTCCCATGACGAGCCAACAAAGGACTGAGCAGCGAGATTATACACCTCATCTGGCAAAACGTCGCGGACGATTCTGGTGAGCGACCCCTAATCTAAGAGATCAGCACTGTGTATGGTGAGCAGGTTCTGGATATGGTAAATCCGATTAAGATTAGGGCTTGAAGATCGGCGAGCGATGCCGTGGATCTCGTATCCCTTCGAGAGTAGCAATTCAGCCAGATACGGCCCTCCTGCCCGGTGATGCCAGTGATCAGCGCAACTCGCTGTTTCGACATGTTCTCCTCTAGCGTGTAAGTATACCCAGATGCCCTACGTACCGGACAAAGATAGTCGTATGAAGCTATCCACCATCGCTGAAGCCGGTCTAAAGAGCAAGACCGCTATCCGTGACACCGCGGAGGCGATCGGCAACCTCATCGACTTCGTGTATAAGAAGGGTGCCCCTGAGCACAAGTCAGCCCTAGACAACTTCCTGAGCAACCCAGACCCCAAAGGGTGGGAACAAACAAAATGGATAGTTGATGCTGCCATACAGATGGCAACCAAAGATCCAGACGCTCGCGGCAACCTCAAAGTCTGGGGACAACTCAAAACGATGACCTCTCCGGTGGTGGCCGCCGCCGTCTACGACATCGACCCACGCCAAGCCAGGGGCACACCACTCCAGGGCCTCGTCTTCGGGAAAGGAATCCGAGACAAGTACAAACTAGCCCTCGGCCCGCAAGGGTACGTCGGAACAATGGCTAACGTTGGCGAAATCGGTACCAACAAGCTCCGTGATATGCTGAAAACCATATCCAAGAGCGGGAACGCCATCGCCAAGGCCGCTGAGAAGGATATACCCATCGTCCGCCCTGTGCGGGAATTCTAATGCGACTACGACAAATCATAGAAAGTGTGACAATCACACCGAGCCAGGGCGACGGTTTCAAGATTACGACCCCGTTCGGCTACATCGAATTCCGGCCCCGTCCCGAAGACGACACCAACGAGATCTGGTGGGTGGAGAGCCATCGGAAAGGGCACGGCTCAGAACTGGTTGACCTGATGCAGAAGTACTCCCCAGCGAGTAATATAGCTTGGGGAGCTACCAGTGCGGCAGGTGAAAGGCTTCGACAGAAATGGCACGCCGCCCACCCGGAGGTCAGCGGCGGCGAGGGCAGGTCTTATCCACACGAAGGGCAGTTCGATCCGTTCCAACACGATGAAGAAGAGGACGAAGACGACTGGATGGATGAAGAGATCTAGAAGCCCTTCATATACTGGCCATCCACCACCTTCTCACCCTTGTACCACACCGTAGTCACCATCCCCGGCAAATTGCGGAGGTCAAACGGGCTCCACTGGCACTTGGTATACAGCGGACGCCCCTCTATCGCCGTCTTAGACAGATCGAGAACGGTGATACTAGCCTCGTAACCGGGCACGATTCGACCGATCTTCCGGTCCGGCCAGAAACGGTTAACCCACTCGCCGGGCCGCTTGCAGGCCATATTGAACAGAGTGGTGACCGGCACACCCTGAGCCAGAAGCCATGCCACGAACGGCCCGTAGGTGTCGAGCATTGGAACCCCGCTGGTTCCCTTAAGCTTCTCTTCCTTGGTGTGCGGAGCGTGATCCGCGGCAAGGTAGTCGAACTTCCCCTCCTTGACGGCTTGTAGCAGAGCTTCCCGGTCCTTACGGGGGCGGATCGGCGGGTCTATCTGCAACCACCGACGATTCTCGTCAGTGAGCATGTCAGTGTCGAAGTACAGATGGTGAGGGGTGACCTCGCACTCGACGTCCACTCCATCCTTCTTGTAACCCATGATCGTCTCGATACCGATGCCGGTGGAGACGTGGCAGATCTTACCACGAAGGCCCAATTCCTGGATGAGTTCGCAGGTGGTGTCGATGCAGATGAACTCAGCTTCCGGCGGGCGGCGGGTTTCGTGGGTTGGCTGTTTGGTCATCACCCCCAGCAGTACCGGGTCTTCGCAGTGAAAGCTAACACTGCGACCAGTGTACCGTTTGAGAGCCTGCCGGAGCTTATGATGGCTGTCAAAGTTGAGGTCACCTGAGTAATTGGTGCTGGGTCCAATGAACGCCTTGTACGGCGTGTCGGTCTGCCGGATTTTCTCCAGGTCCGCGGGCTTCATACCACCGTCGAACGGCTCGGAATCCTGATTCACTGCCGCATAGAGCAGCACATCGATAGGACAGCGACTCTCGGCGATCCACCGCTTCTGGCGGTAGAGGTTGGCGTTGAAGGGTGCGATGGGGTTGTTGGGCATGTCGGCCACACAGACGACACCGCCGGATAGGGCAGCTTGTCCCGCCGTCTTGTAGTCTTCTTTGTGGGTGTCACTGCCGCTGGCGTCCTCGCGGCAGTGAGTGTGAATGTCGATAAAGCCGGGGAAGATCAGGCAATCGTTCCCGAAAGTCTCCGGTTTCCAGATCGCCAGTACATCCTCGACGATCTGCTGGTCGGTCAGCGGTTCTGCCTGTGTGATGATCCCGTTCTCGATGGTGATGATCCGCTTCTTGACACCATCGGCTTCGACCACATTACCATAAATCCGTTGTGACATCACTCTGTCCTCAGTGTGGGTGGGAGTCTGTCGGGAGGGATCGAGGGCAGACGAGCAAAAACGATTTGAGCGAATTTCAAGCAATCCTCAATCGTAGCCACCCACGGCATCAACTTCTTCTGATTCAGTAGTTGTTCCCAAGTCTTCACGACAGCCAGCATGTTAGCCCCACCCGGCTCCTTCTGCCGCCGGCTCAATACAAGCTCATGAAGATGTTGGATCGTGGGATTAAAGCCAGCCAAAGCGATTTGGACCTCGGCGGGAGACGGCTTTAGTTCAGCCAGCACGACAGCCCGGCACGCCTCGGCAAACACTTTGATGGCTACCGGGTCATAGTCTACCACTGGTTGTGGAGTCTTAGTCAGGCCCAAGACATGGATCAGATTCCTATAGAACTTGTAGTATGACTCCGGCTCTTCCTGAGCCTGGATGTCCTCAACATCATACACCGCCTTAAACCAATCCAGCACACTAAGCATGTCGTCATAATGCTCCGTGATTATAGGAGTGGTCATAAGCAAGCATGCCGGGTCTTCATCCGGCAGTGGAGCGAAGTGGTACACATCAGCGACCACGACCCCCACTTGGCCGTACTTCGGCACCTGTAGTAGTACCCGGTCGCCCTTGTGCGGTGAGACTGAATAATTGAGTAAAGCAGTGAAGCTGCAGGCCGGACCGGATGGTCCGGCCTGCAATACCATTCGAGTTGGTAGGTTCACGCCTTGGTAGGCTCCGGAGCCTTCTTGCATTCCTTACACACCGCCGGATGTGACATAAAAATCGCCCCCAGAGCCAACCGAGAGGGACCGGCGAAAGAGAGCCTGGAAAGGTTCTAGGTCTTGGCTCTGTACTTTATTGAAGCAGCCAATTTCGTTTTGTCGGCTGCGTCCCAGATCGCTTTCTTGCGACTCAGAAAAATAGTACCTTCAGCATACATCCATTCGCACAACAGTTTGGTGTCATATTGGCCGAGAATCAATTTCTGATGGTGCTTGCCGGTAATTTTCCTACGACTTACACCCACTTCTGCGACTAAGAGATTTTGCAAATTATGCAAAAACTGGCCCGTACCCTTGCCGGCTGTAAAAGACGACTGCAGCCACGCTGACCGATTACCGTGTCTATTCGTGCTGTTCACCCAATAAATAGAACCATCACCATCGAAGAATCCGCGAACAAAATGCGGGAGCAATGACGTTGGTATGTCAGGCAGTCTCGGCTCTGCTTTGCTCTTATGGGTGACGCCAGCCAGCTCTAGACAACGATCGTATAAGTGCTCCGACCAAAGTTCTGTCTGATAGTAAAGACCACCGGCAATGTGTCTGATGTTGAGCAACGTTCCCCATTCGTTAGCAAACATGATGATCGCCTCTTCGTCCAGACTGCCGACGCTAACGTATTTATATATCTTATTATTCTTATACCTGGTGAAAATGCAGCCATCGGCTAACCAAAAACCGTACAAGTAAGCAGACTTCTGGTCCCAATAGTCAAAAAGAGTGCAACGTAACATGGGGATTTGAACTTGGATGGTCGCCTTGCCGACCATCTAGCCAACGAATGCCGCCGAAAACCGACGGATTTATGTTGACAAATTATGGTCGGCAAGACTACGATGGCTAGCTGGGATTCGAACCCGCGTTAGGAGCCAGTTAGGCTCCTCGTTCTGGACCACTAAACTATAGCCGGAGCCCAGTCAGAGACCGGACCCACTATCGCCGCTTATCTACTCGCGAACCCGTGTCAAGAACCCGAAGGTTCAGTGTCCTGGAACGCTAGACGATGCCGGAGAACCCCGCCGGAGCGAGGTCCCACTTCCAGTACCCTACGTACGCTCGGTAGTTAACCGCATGAACGAGATCATCTTCACACGCCGATGTACCACGCCATTTCTAGCCGCTGTCCCGCCGCAGATCGAGCATTTCGACGCTCACATCTATGCGGTAGTCAAGCGGAAAAAGGGTAAGGATATCCCGGACAATAAGTACGGCACAGACGTGCGACTAGATCCCTGCCTACTGGATTGGACGACACGCAGCATCACCGTCCACATCCCACTGAACATCAACGCGGGAATTGAATCTGTGGAGGATCTTGACCCAGCCTTCTTTGAGGCGGTCGAAGCGGCGTTTCTGGCGATAATGCAGGGGTGTCTGCCGTGAATTGGTCAGGGGGCGGGTACTGACCACACTTGGTACAGCTTCCGAATGAAACGGTTGTAGGGCTTCCCATAGTAGGAATTAGACGGAGCCCACTTCTGTGTCTTCTTGTCGAAGTAAGCGTGCATCCTCACCTTCGACCATGCGGCCGGGTTGCGGAGAATAGCTCGGCGTAGGGAGTGAAGCTTTCCCATCTGTCGCCTCCCTATTCCAGCGTGTCGTGATTTTGTAATACCTGCGAGGCCGGGGACCGTACAGCGACAATTCCCCCGGCCCGAAGGCCCCACTGGACGAGTAGTGCCAGAAGCACGTCGAAAGCACCGGCTCGCCCCCGAACTTAGCCAAATACAGGGCGATCAATCGCTCGAACATGTGTGGAGTCCAGAATCCAACATCGCGAAGTCGCAGCTTCTGGGCCATCTCGTACAACCGTGACCCCAGCTTATCGAACAGCTTCCGCGAACACGCGAACTGGTGCGAGTAGACCAACCGCGGCTGAGTGTCCATCGCCCACTCATGGATGTCCGGGTCGTACTGCCGGATGATGTCCCACACCCGAATGCCGTGATCGAAACTGTGCAGCTTCATCGGGTCGAACTTAGGGCGATACGGGACCTCCGGCGGGATCTCCCACCCATCCCAGAGGCCGATGGCGGACGACGGGGCCGTCAGCCCAACCGCCCGATCTGGCTTCTCCTTTAGCCACTTCGCCACTTGCTTCCAGGTATCCGCCGGCTTGAAATGTAGGTCGATGTCGGAGTGAATGATGGCGACGTTATCGTCCCCAGCTAGCTCCTGGATATGCTCCCAGAGCGTGAGGATCACCGACGTCTCGAATAAAGACGAGTTCCACGGAGCATAAGTCGGGTGGAAATCGCCGGCCTCCGAGAAATCCACCTTATCCATCTTGGTGGTGCCGCAGGAGATCCGACGGATGCGGGCATGCTTGGTATTGTAGGCCGTCCGCGGTAGCAGATCGACACTCTGCGGGTGGCACAACATAAAAACTTCGAGCAAAGTCATCTCCGAATGGCACAACCAACCCGATCTGGAACCCGCTATGATTCACAACTGCCCAGATCACGGTGATTGCGAACATAAGTACCACAGCAACGGTAAAAGGAGGCCGAAAACGCTAGCCTGCGTCTTGTGCTGCAGAGCGAAAGGGAAACTCCGCCGTCGCCGAAACATTACAGACTACACAAGCGATCCACCATAAAGGTGGAGTATGCCAGAAATGTGGTTACAACCGGTGTCTATCCGCCCTCGAATTTCACCATCGCGACCCAGCACAGAAAGAATTCGCATGGGCCAAGATGCGAATGAAATCGTGAGAGCGGATTAAGACAGAAATCAAGAAATGTGACCTACTCTATGCGAATTGTCATCGTGAAACACATTGGGACCCCACTACCGCCATTGAACACGTTGACTACATCAAGAACCGCAAAACAGAGTTCATGGGCGACCGCGAACTTCATGACTACAGCCACCTTTATAAGATGAGCTCTCAGTTTCTTATGGTATCTCCAGAAGCCCCTGGCGACGGTCGCTCTTGAGTTTGACCTTATTGATTCCCATCGACTTCAGGTGAACGTTCAATCCATCTCCGGAGTCTAGGCTCACGTTGATGTAGCTGGTGACCTCCGGTTGGCCATTCTGCTGGCTCCAATGCATGTGAGTGCCCAGAAGCTCCGGGAACCGCAGCCGCCACTTGTTGTACAGCAGCCGCAAGTAGACCCAATATTTCTTGTCGCCGATGAAAGAGGCACTGTAGCTGCCGTAGTGGATGATCGGCAGGTGAGAGCAGTAGACACCATAAGCGGCAGCCCTCGCCTGCAAACAGAGATCGACACCGTAGAAGTGGAAGCCAGTGAACAGAGAGTCGAAGCGAAGGCCAGTCTTCTTGTTCAAGACGAGCACGCACTCGTCGGCACAGTGGACCTTGGTGGTGTCTTTCTGACCGTCCCAATAGGGAGGTTCGCCAAGTTTATCGTCGGAGTCCCAAACGCTCCCGACGGCCACGGTGTCAGTGTTTAAAGCACCACCCCACCGCCCGATATGCTGTCTACCGTAGTCGAGCGAGATGCCGGCGGAGCCTAGCACACCCCAATCTTGTGGGAGTTCGGCAACCACATCCTTGAGGCGGTCGAACCAGCGATATAGGAGCCGGATGTCCTGGTGAGCGAAGACGAGGATGTCGGAGCGGGCCACGTCGATGCCGATGTTCAGGGCATTTGCGGCACTGTATCGGTTATCCTCGTTTAAAACGGGGATTATCTCAATATCGTGGCTGCGGCGGTTCTCGGCGATGCTCGCCAAGAGACACTTCTCGTAGACGTCTGGGCGGGACACACAGGTAATGATCGAGACGTCTGGCATGATGTCAAATCTATTAGTAACTGGACCCTTGGGAGGGAGAAACCATGGCGGTAGCCGTCACGACCATCACGAACCTGTCGAAGCAAGCGGTGCCGGTGCTCGTCAACGAGATCCCACTAGCCAAGACGTCGGAATCGTCCGACCTACCGCCGGGTGAGGCTCGCCAACTGCTCATTCAGCCCGGTGCCTCGATCACTGTCGAATCCCGCCGGCTGGATCAGGGTCAGCTTGACCAACTCCGTCGCAAGGGGCTTCTGTCGTACACGTCCGCGTAAGCCCAGCGAGTCCAGCCAGACCCGCCCCATGATGGGGCGGGCCTTCCTGCCAGATCACTCCTTGATCGGCAAATCGTCTGGGATCTCCCGCAAAGCCAGCTTACCGACCCCCACCGAGATGAAGTCTCGGAATTTCTCTTCATCCATTTCCCACTGCTTGATCTCGGTCAGGCACTGCCGATATTTAGTACCAAGCTCGGTGTCCGACCGCTGATGCCCCTTCTGCAGTAGCTGCCCAGCGAACCGATCCAAGTCATCCAGCCCAGCGCGATCCCAGACCGGACCGCGAACAGTCGATTCCCGCCAGAACTTGTACCGCAGCAGGCAGCTGATCAGCCGCTTATCCACTTCAGAATGCTGGCGGAGCCAGCATTTGGAGTCCATATCATAGCAGCAGTCGGCAATAAGCTTGAAAGCGGTGTTGATCGCCGCCTCTGCCGGCTTCAGGCACATCTCGCGGATCACCGTGTCGAACTTCCACACCCGATGCCGTTCGGTGTAGTACAGTTGGGTGAAGTGCTGGACGGCGACTTGGTAATCGTGAGGAAGGGCGAACACCAACCCCTTAATGATGTCATCGTAACGAGGAGGAAGAGTGCCAGGCATCTTGCCACGGAGAGCAGCCGGGAACTGCTCCTGCCAGTGATCTTCCACCCACTTGACGTACGAGTCCTGCTTGAACTTGTCTACTGAGTCCCAATCCAGCTTGAACAGGTTGTACATTCGCGAGTCGGCGGCTTGGGAACCGACCGGAACCTTGACATTCTGGAACAGGAGACGGGGAACGTAGAAATGCTCTACCGAACCGTGATAACGGCCCAACATACTGACCCCTCAGTTAGCGACCACGCAATAGCACCGCCAACCTTCGGCGGAATCCGCCCCATCTTGGAGGCGGACTATCTACACGTAGAGTACTGACGGAGTGGGATGGAAACTAGCATCGCGAGTGGCAACGATGTTCAGCCGTGGCCCGGCAGGAGCGTTGTGACGTTGTTCGTGGAGCGTCCGAAAGCCGTGCTTGGCCAGAATAGCCCTCAGCACAGCCTCGTCCAACCAAATGCTTGAGGCATCGATGCCGCTGAGGGGGTCGTGCCAGCCATGCTCATTATACACCCCGCCAGTGTATACCTCACCATCGAAATATTCGACTGTCGGCTGCAGACCTTGCTTGTTGACGTGCGTATCCAGGCAGAGCGTCTGGCACATCGGCAGGACACGATGGAGATGGGCTACCGGCCGAGACAGGTGGTAAAGAACGCCTACGTGGACCAGTACATCGGTCTTGAACTCTATCTCTTCCACATTGTCGAGCACCACATCAACGTTGCGGATATTCAGGAGATTCAGCCGCAGCAGAGTCTTGGCGACGTTATCCGGCCGAACGTCGATGGCTGTGACGTGCTTGAATCGCCTAGCGAGTGGGACCGTGTGCCAACCGTGCCAACAGCCAAACTCAATGGCTGCAAGCTGCTTACACGGCAAATTGTCCAGAATGTATCGCAGCCGGAAATCCGGCTCAGGAAACTCGATGTGCCCGCCGAACATCGGCAGCAGTTGCTGTCGGACCAGAGCTTGCCAGGGTGCTCGCAGTAAGATCATGTTAGCTCAAGGAGAACAAAGCGGTCATCGAGCCCGTCCTTGAGAATAGGTACGACCTCCGCCCGCTCCAGACCGCCGGCACCACACCCCACCAGCGGTAGAGCGATCTCACCGAAGACCAGCTTCTTCTCACGCAGAATCTCACCCAGCTTCTGTAACTGCTTTACACCGCGAGCGATAAGGTCGATGTCGGACGGTGATTGCCAGGACATCCACGGCTGGCGGACATTCAACGGCTTAGTCGGGAACAGGATGAGATTGCCCTCATAATAAGGGCAGACGGCGGTATTCGCCCCATACTTCTGGCAGTGGTCCCCGTACCACGTGGCAAGGTCTGGGTATAATTCGGAAGCAGCAAGAGCAACCCCGGCTCCCATGGGGTTACTCCCATCGCGTTTCCAGCCGATGTTGGTGGGGATGACAGCCCACCTTTTCTCGGCCATCCAGACGGTGATACTGCCGCGACGTTCAACCACTGTGACCACACCCCTCGTGAATGAGAGCTTTGAATTTCGCCAGATGACCCAGCAGTTCCTGCTTCGGCATCCGGTCAAGGTCCTTGCCCGCCGTGGTGCGGACAGCTTCGTGGGCGACATCCCGGTTGATTCAGCATGATGGTCCAGGTGGTCTGAATAGGGACCACAGTATGCCAGACCATCGGACCGACGATCTCGTAGCAGGACCACTTGGGCATGACGGTATGACTAACCGTCACCGGCTCGCGGTCCTGACGATTCTTGGATCGGCCAAGCCACATCTGGTATTGACCCTCCAAAACCAAGAACGCACCCGGCCACGGGTGCGGATACGGGAAAGCCTCATAGGTGTGGCAAGGGTCAAATTTGTGCAGGCAGATCCGGTAGTCGTCTTTTGGGTGCCGTCCTCGAACGCATCCTGGAACAGGGAGTGCACCCGGTAGGTATATGGCTTACGGCGGTTGACGATCAGCGACTGCCACCGTTCCGGTTGTTTGAACCTTTCATAGATTTGGGCAGAAGCCGAAACAACTCAGGGATGAGCTTCGGCTTAGGAGCTTCGGTCATGTTGACCCCCGGTGATGTGATACAATTGATAATGGTCACCTATTTCAGGCCCAACGACCTGACCCGGTGCCTGGATTCAGTTCTATCTAACACGGTCGAACCCATCAAGTTGGCTATCATAGACAACTCCCGTGGTGGTCTGGACCATATCCTGGATAATATCGACGACCCCAGAGTTACCGTCTACAAGAATGACAACAACCTAGGTAAGGGTCGGGCCTTCATGAAGTGGTACCCACATATTATGAAAGGGAACCGATTCGACTTCTTCGTGTCGATCGACTCGGACCTTGTGGTCCCGGAGGGTTGGCTGAGCCGGATGTTGAGGGCGGCGTACCGACTGGACAACCCCGGCATCTTGGCCCCCGTCTTGACACAGGAGACAGGCGACACCTTCGACCTACAGCGAGCCCGCGGGAAACTCATGATGCACAGGGAAGGGCAAGGAAGCGGCTTCGTGGGGCCGTCCCTGTTTCAGAATCGACATACGGCCGGTCCGCTGTTCCTCATTCACCGCAAATTCTTCGAGCAGGTAGGCGGCTACGTCCAGACTCAATTGTACGGAAATGACGACGGGGAACTCTGCAAAGCCGCCGCCAAGAAAAAACGCTTCATCGGCATCGTGACCGATGTGGAGGTCTTGCACCTAGACGGCGACGTGACCCCGGAATACCGAGCATGGAAAAAGCGGAACGTCAATAGGGACGCGGACCACAAAGGCTTTTGGGATCAAGGTCAGATGTCGGATAGTAACGATTGATGACTTCCGACTCCGCGGCCAGGACCCGCTTGGCCAACTTCTCATCGTAAGTGGCCCAGAATTTCGACGACTTCCCATCCATATCGGAATCGTTCACTCGCGGACAATTCCTGATCGCCGACGTGCTGAATTTCTCACCAGCCATAGACAGAGCCTGGATGATGTCCTCGACCATGTTCTCGACTCTGCCCACGAAGTCAATGGGCCGCGGGCATTGGTCGATGAACGACTGACACTCCCAGGTGAGCCAACCTGACGGCTTGTAACGGAGGACATTCTCGACAAAAGTGCGGAAGTCGTTAGAGGCACAGTTGTAGTCGAGGGGATGCTGTGGCTTCCAGCCGTGCTTGACCCGGAACGCCCATCTGGACTGATACCAGGTGAGCGGGTGGCGGACGAATGAGAACAGGAACTTGTCCTTGAAGAATTCGGGCGGCTGGTAGCGGGAAATCTCTGGGAAGTGGGAGTGTTGCTCACCCAACTCCAGGTGCGGGATCTTGCAAATCTTGAAGACGTGGCGAATCCACATCCCGCCGCACTTCGGGATGTGAAGAAAAACTGATCGGTCTGTTACGAGAGCCACTTCGTTTCTCCATGGTGCGGGCAGACCCCGCCGTTCCTGGCCCGGCCGCAGTTACAGTTGAAGCACAGGACCTGAAATCCGGACGGATAGTTGTGTTTCTTGAGCCACCATGCGAGGTTCTTTCCGGACTTGCCGCCCGTCTCCCGACGATGCTCAGCCCCATCGTTGTTTACATGGTCAAGAGTGAGAAAGAAGATATTGTCTTCCCCACAGCACTTGCAGACCGGACCCCCGTAGTGAGACAGGGCCTCTAGAAAACGCTGACGAGCGGCAACAGTATTATATAGGGGATTGGCGTCACGCCATTCCTTTTTGGCAGCATTATTCGCGACACCACAAGCGGGACAGCGTTTCTTCCCCGATTCCGCCGGTTGGCCACATCGACAGATCCCTACTGCGGCCAAGTTGCGGCGTCTGCTATTCTCCTTGAGACGCTTCTTCTCCCGGCAGACTCCACACTTAGTCTTGCTGGATTCAGGATCTCGGTATCCGCACTGGACGCACTTGCCGGCAGCTTTTCGGTCAGCGTACAAACCCATGAGACATACCTCCTGACGTACCTTTGTCTGGAGAGATGTGTCCTGGAGTTGGCGTGCTCTGGAAAAGGAGGCGGGCGTAGATGTGGTCCGGAGTCGTCAGGGGGTCAGCCAGTTCTAGCCGTTCTACGACACGTTCGATTTGTTGGAAGTCTGTATGGTTGTAAGGCACACTGTAGACCAGGTTACCATCCATCACCATCAGCCGGACGGTCCAGACGCCATCAATCATGATGCTTGGACCGTTCGGGGTTTCGGAGTCGGTGAGAATCAGCCCGCGACCGCGGAGGTCATGGGCTATCGCCCCTAGGATGTCCACCGCTGTTCCCCTTAGCGAGTTTGGCTTTGACGTTCGCGTAGTGCGGGATGTTCGGCGTGTACCCCGGCTCCAGCCGCACGAACTCGCAGCGGTACTGGAGGGCCAGCAGGCGGGCCACGTCCTCGTGGACCTCCCGCTTCTCGGCGACGATCTTGCACTCAACCCCACCCAACAGCACCACCACGCTGGTCACGTTCGGGTCCGCGGGCGGGTCGAGTTCGACGAAGTTCGCCACCCGCTCCATAGCCGCCCCCAGGAGGGTCACGGCGTCAGTGAGGTAGGGGTGTGCTCCCAGGGCCTCGACCATCTTCATGGTCTGGCGGATGGCTTCCTCGGTTGGGGTCTGCTGTTGCAGGTCGTTTCTCCGCGGCAGTCCCCCTCAGGGAACAACCGCCCGCAGTTGTGGCATGAGTTGTACCGGCCAGACGGAATGACCATGCTAGACCCCGATCTTGAGATCGTCGAGGGTGGTAAGGGCCTGGAAGTTGTAGTCCTTGAGCTTCTCAGCGGCACCGGCGAGCCGGTCCAGGAGGGTAATCACCTTGATGACCGACGCCCCCTGTTCCTCCACCACCTTGATGGCCTTGAGGACGCTGCCGCCGGAGGTCGTGACGTCCTCCACGAGGACGACCTCGGAGTGCTTCTCCAGGTAGCCCTCGTACATCTCACCGGCACCCGGCCCGCGACCCTTCGGCTCCTTGCGGATCACGAAGCCCCGGACGTTCCGCCCGGCGGCCGGATAGCAGTGGAGGGCGGGGAGGACCGCCCCCACGATCGGGTCGGCACCGGACATCGGGCCGCCGATGGCGTCGAAGTCAGAGGGGAGAGCGGCCACCACCGCCCCGACGATGGCGGCGGCCCCGTCCGGGGTCATGATGACCTTGCTGAAATCGATGTAGAACTTGGACTTTGCTCTGCTGGCGAGTGTAAATTCCTCGCCCTCCGGAGCCCAGACCACGCCATATTTCTTGATGACGCTGACGAGCTAGTTCTTATTCACATCAGGGCCTCACGAAAGCATTTTGGTGGCTTCGTCCGCCAACCCCAATGCCGTGAAGAGGGTTGCCAGACGATGGTGATACGTGTGCCCCGATAACACTTCGTTCTGCTGCCGAGCTACAAGGTCCATTCGTTCCATCTGGGTATCCGGCCGCGAGTAGTACCGGATGTAGTCCTGGAACTGGTCAGGATTGGGGGCAATCAGAGCAGAAGGTATCATCCGACGCAGACTCACCGCGGCGTCATGCACCACCAGAGCACCGCACAGAGCGACCTTGAAGGCTCGCTCCGGGATATCGATACCGTGGGAGTGGGTGTGCTGCTCTGAGATGCAAGGTCCGATTTTGCCCTGGTTCAGGAAATCGCACGCCTTGTCCTCGGCCAGCACGCCGGAGCAGAGCCCCGGCTGCCAGTCGCCCCAACCATACAGCTTGAAGGTCACTTCCTTCTTCTGCAACAGCGGTACGAGATAAGAGTCAATGGTCAGACCCTTGTAGGCCCAACGGCCACCCAGGTAGACCAGATCATACTGGCGGTCAGCCAATGGCTTGAGTTGTTTGAAGATCACCTTGTCGCCCGCGGTGGGCATCGGCACCCACGGGATACCGTGCTTCTGAGTCCAGTAAGACCACAGCAGACGATCGTCCTCGTGGCCGTAGCCGAACACGCAGTCGGGCCGCTGATTCAGGGTCCAACGGATGTTCTGCTCTGACTCGTTGATTCCCTGGATGTTGACCGGGCCGTAGGGGTTGACGTGAATGGCGATCTTGCAGTTCCGCTTGGGCGGAATCGGCTGCTTATGGCTGCTAGCTCCGCAATATAGATCTGGAGCAAAACCATGCCACGAAGGCTCTAGGCCGTCCCAGCGAGTTACCACATGTCCCTTGTCCCGCAGGGCGTTGATCATCCCGTCGGTGATGTACCCGAAAGCACCGCCGGGGCGTTGGCCAAACATAATTCTCATAGAGACTATCCCTATTTAAGTTGTGTGGGACAGAAGACCCATCAAGGTTTATGTACCGACGCAAAATCATATACCCAAGACCGGCATCGACTAAGATCGCGTTGGAGTGGATGCTCTTGACGCGGGCGGCGATGCCCCGCTCGTGGCAGAAGTGGCCGACGGCGTAGGTGGCGGGCTCAGTGAAAAGGATCACATCACCTATCGCCAGACAGTTCATTTCAGAGCCTCAGCCAGTTCTTGGGAATATCCGATCCGTCGTAGTTGTTCACGCTGGCGGTCCACCCGATCAGCTATCTGCAGCCGTTTGAGTGATGCTTCCAGAGCCTTGTTCGCATCGTGATGGTCATGCCAACCACTCACCCGCGAGTGCCACAAGTGAAGGAAGTCAAACATGCGGTCCTCCTTCCACTTAGTAGTTCCACTCAAGCGGGCGTAGAAGTCACAATCCTCGCAATTATGCACAAATAGACCGTTCACCACATAAGAATGGTCGTCGGCCACTTCGAAATTGTACACAGGCCCCGAGTATGATCGACTCTTAATGTCGTATACCGTCCCGAACTTGGACCGGCCCATCGAACTAGACCCAATCAGCGACGGCTTAGTGTAGACCGTGCTGATAAGATGCTCGAATTCGCGGTTCACGCACAGATCGAAGGTCCAGTCAGAACTACCAGGGAACGACCCACCGGATCGCTTACCAAAGGAATGAGCGATCCCCAATCGCCGCATGATTCCGGAATAGGCCATCGCCAGATTAATACTAGAACTGTGGTAAACATGACGGCGTTCTGACCCGTTGCCGTGGTCGGCGTCCCCGTCACATCCGCCGCCGAGCAGGAGCGATAGTTGTCGATCGGTGAGCCCGTTAATGAACGACTGTGACACTACCTTACTGGTAGCCTGGTGACGGCCCGCCACCGCTTTAATAGTCTTCGCCAGCAGCGAATTAAATACCCTGACTTCGCGGCAGCCATTCTTAACATAGTGGTACGCTACATTAATGTCTGGGTGCAATTCTTGCACCAGCCTCTCGACATGCTTCGCCAGGAACTCCTCACTCTGGCTAAGATAGTAGCATACGGTCCGCAACTTGTCCGGCGTCTGCAACACCCCATCGGCAAGATACAACCCTAGCAAGTAACAAAATTGATCCATTTTGGCATAGACGTCGAACGAATTCTTGCTCAAATCAAGATTTGCTAAATCGCTCAAATCGTAGCTCGGAACCAACTCCGGCAGGAAATCGGTCGAAGCGATCACATCACCATTATTAAGGGTATCGGCTCGTCGCCACATAAACTCATCAGGCCCGGTCTGCACCAGGAACGGGTGATTTGGGGTGACTCCCTTGATTGGCAGACGACCAGGAACATAGACATCCAGAACGGTCCCATCATAGTGGCGACTACGCAACTCGATCGGTTGGAACTCGCACTCGTGGGTATAGAGGCGGTCAGAGGCCGTTACCGTCTCAATAGGCTTGTACCCCGCCTGAGTTAGAACGTAGTTGCCGGGGAGAAAACACCCATAACCCCAATAGTCCTCATTGAAGCCGCCGCACTTCCAGAAGCCCTTCTTGGTCACAGCCAAACTACCACCCTCGTAGTAGCCCACCACCCGTTCGCACTTGACCTCGGCGTCGATGATCCCAGAAGCGTTGATCTGCTTCATCGACTCCTGAGTGGTGTACAGCACGGTACTACCGATATGACACGACTCATAATCACGAAGGATATCGGCGACGGCCTGGGTGTAGTGACCCTGGGCCAGCATGTCGGCATCATGGAGAATCACCATATCGCAAGGAGCCTTAGCCACACCGACATTGAACGCCCGGCTCTTGTTGAATAGCGGGCTCTCAGGGGCCGTAACCAAATAGTGGTTGACCGGGGCATACTGGCTTATGTCGATTTGGGACTGCGAATCCTGCTCGACCATAATAAGATGGATCACCGGGAACCGCTGTGCCCGAAGGTTATTCATCACCGTGGCAATCGAGGCGGTCCGCTCGAAATCGCGGAACGGCACCACGTAGGCGATTTCCGGCACCCGGCTCTTCTCACTCGGACCGACATATACCGGCCGACGATGGGCGAACTTGGTGCGAGCCTCCTGGAGCAGACGGGAGCGTTCTTGCACCGCGGACGGCTCGGCGTACAGCTTGAAATAGTTGTCCGAGCCAGACACGTCGAAAAAGCCGGCGTCCTGCAGACCAAGCTCCCACACCCGCTGTGACCAATCCACGTGTTCCATGCCGTACAGACCATACGACTCGTCAAAATAACCGCATGTCTTGAGGAACTGGTTGTCGAAGGCCAGGATTGCCCCATGGGGCTTGTCTTCAACCCGCAGCAAGGACACACCATTCTTCTGAACCACGGTGCCAAGGTCGGCACCGTATACCCCATACTGGCGGTACATGAAGTGGTGCATCCCGGTCTTGACCATCACGTCCGGGTAGAAGTATTCCCAGCCGTGATTCAAGATCTCCACATCGTCATTGAGCAGCAGCCCATACTGGAACCGCGACAAGCATCTCAGCAGACGGTTACTGTTGCAGGCAATGCCGCTGCGTTCCTGGTTCCTGAGGATGACGAAGTTTGGGTTGTTCGACAGTTCATTCAGGTAGGTGACGGTGGCCGGGTCGGTGCTGCCATCATCGGAAATGAAGACGGTTGTCCGCCGTAGGTCGGTATTCCGGATGATCGAGTCCACCAACCGGCGAAGGCTACCAGCCCGATTGAACGACATGATGCCTACGGCGATGCCGTTACTGACCGGGTAGTTGTTCCGATCCAAGTTGTAGCGTAGGAGTTCGTTGGGATCGCGACTGAGCGATTTGCCGACGATCTGCTTTTGTGGTCGCATATGAGTAGACGGCACCGGCTTGCGATTGCCAATCTTGGCGGCCATCGCAATTTTGCGGGCACGTGCCACATCTGCCCTTTTGGGCTTGACTTGAGCGGGGGCAGCAGCTTGGATCTGTGACTGGGGGGTCTGGCGGCGAGCGGTTTCTGTGACCTTGACCTTGGCCTGCACTTTGATAGGAGCAGCGGCCTGGGCCTGCTGGGATTGGGCGAGACGCAAGAATCCGCGAGCACGGTACTTGTCGAAGAATTCCGACAGAATGACCCGTTGGTGTGGTTTCACCTTGAGTGATTTACCATCTGGCCCCAGCAGGTGTACGGCGTAGCTGTGGGGGTTGACGTATTCTGGCAAAGGTAGCCCCTCAGTTTTACGCAGCCTTGGCTAATCGAAGCTACTACACGAGCACAAAATCCGAGCCTTGTAGTCTTTATCCCGCCGTAGTTACCATGCACAGGGTCACCTGGCATAAATGAAAAGCAGCACCAAGGAATTAAGTTGGCAGCGACTCAAACACCACTCTTGGGAAATGCGATCTTCTCTGTACTCTCTACCACCGCGAAACAACTGTCCGATACGATCTATGGCCTACCGCCTCACTTCCGCGTACAGCGGGATGATACCGTCGTCATCGGTGGGGCTGAAAGTAGTGTACTTGCTGGGCTTGATGATGAGGTCGCCTTCGTAGGTCCCCGTGCCCTTGGCGATGTATTCGATAGCCCTATCATCCAGGGCCTCCACTTTCAAGACCTCCTGGGTGCGATAGATCTTCCCGAAGAGGTCGCGAACCATCCCTGGTCCAACCATTTTAGTCATCGCCACTTGCTGGGCAATCTGGACCACGGCGATATCAGTGAGAATCAGGTTCCCTTCAGCATCAAGAGCCAGAAAGAACTGTGCCTGAGGTAGCTTGATGTAGTGCATTAGCTCCAAGAACAGTTTCAGATCTTCCTGCACGAAGACGAGGGCTGCCTGGACAAGCCGATCGGTGCTGTCTCCATCCAGGTCGATGTTGTTGCCCTTCCAATCACCGCACAAGACGGCGATTTGGTCCTGCTTGGGGTTCCGGAGGATGAGGACAGCGATGCCATCGTTGCCGTAATGCCGCAGAACATAGCACAGGTGGTCTTTGAGAACGGCCTCGGCGACGGCCATATGCTGCATCTTGGGATACGGCAACACTTTGGGCAAGAAAGTCGGCTTCTTAGCTGGAGCCGGCACTTCTGGCTGCGGTAGGCGTCCACTCTTGACCCCGCCTGAGATCTTGGGGGGCCTAAATGAACCAGAGGCTGATGTTCCGGGTGTAGTCATGTTGGTGGACCGCAAAAGTTCCGTGTGATGACCCCTGGATCTTCTCCAGGGCGATCTTCCTGGTTTCCTTCTTCATTTCATCCTCTTTCATGGTGAAGAGGAGGAAGGGTATACCAGCGAAGATTACTGACAGTTCACCAGTGTTCTCGTCGAACTCGGCAACGACCCCGAACCACGTACTAAACCACCCCGACCAGACGAGAGTGTCACCGTACCTAGGGACATACTCGGCAATATCCTTGTACTGAGCCAGGGGCGGCAGATCTGGTCGATTCTTGGCCATGTTAGCTCTGAGTCGGGACGCGGGTCAGTTTGTGCTGGTAGATGTCGTAACGGTACGTGTACCCGTCGGCCAACCGCCAGCAGATCATGATGCCGTCGCGGAAACCCCCCAGCCATTGCTTGATGAGTGGGTCCACCCAACTTGTTCCTTCGGACTGGTAGCCCAGGCGAGCCGGCTTCATGGGGACGCCGTTGACTTCGATTTCCTCCTGGAGTTCGGCGATTCGGGCAGCCGACTCCATTCTGATCTTGATTACGTCGAGGCCCTCGACCAGCATGTCCCGCTTGCTCTTTGAGCGGGTGTGGGCTTCAACCCGATAGGTGACATTCTGATTGTCCTCAGTTGCCACCATGGTGGTACTGAGTGGAATATCCATCTGTCGTGGATTTTTCTTCGGGTCGAGTTCGGCGACGAGCCTCTTGATGTCGTCGAAATTCCGGACTTCGGCAGGCTTAAGAACCTGCTGCGGGTCAAGACGAAGGGCCTTCCGAGCCTCCAGCCTGTCCAATGCTTCCATCGTCGCTCACCTGATGCTTGTGCACGAGTTCGATGTCGTACGTCTTGACTCGACCCTTCTTAGTTAGCGAGAAGACGACGTGCAGATAGTTACAAGTCCGGTGTATGACGAACACCATTAGTAGCCAATTCGCCAGCCAACCAGTCCAGTGACCGGTCGCAAGCCACCACGGAGCGAACAGAGCGGAGCCCATCGCCACCCACACGCTCATACAATAGCCGCAGGTGAACACATCATTCACAAACCGCCAGAAGGCAGGACCGGGCTTCGGCTCTTCGCCGTCCGGAATCTCCCTGTCGAAGTCAGGGTTGGCCTTCTTGAATACAAAAGCCCGGAGGCCGTCGGTGATCTTGGCCGCAACCAAGATCTCCGTTACGGCCTCCGTGAAGATCACCAGCAACGCGAAACGAAGTAGGTCGATAGCTTCAATAGACATGGCACCCGTTAGCTGATGATGAGCCGGCAATTCACGTTACTGCACTGCATGCGTTCCCGGCCGGCGATTGTCACCACCATTCCAGGATACCCACACTTGGTGCACTGCTGCCTCGGCAAGACGTACTGCCGTTGTACGCTGGCCGGCTGAGCGGTGTTCTTCTGGCTCAGCTTCCGTTGAATCGGGGCAGACTGCTTGGAAACCTCCGGAGAGGTCACCTGTTGCTTACGAATACGCTGCGGACGATTACCGCCACCACAGCATGCCATGGCGTCCTCCTCAAGCTCGATGTTTGTCCAGATCGTTGGCTGGCTTGGTGGCGACAGTACGAGCAGCGATCTTGCGACTACCGAGCTTGCGAGGAGTAGAAGCGATCTTGACCGGCGACATACGTGCCGACCCGCTACGTTCCACCCTCAGAATCTGCCCCTTCCCGCACGAGTTGCACCCCATCGCCAACCTCCTAGGTTTCCTCGTAGCTTTGAGGCGGGGTGATGGGATTCAGGAAAAAGGATTGAGGATCGACATTCGCGGCGAAGTCCTTCCAGCGGCACATCACTACTGCCGGGAGTTTCAGCGGCACATACTTGAAATTGGCTTTCTTCTTGGTCCGTACAACGTTGAAAGAGATCTCGCCTAAGTAATCATAGGCGTCAAACAGGAAATGGGGAAACCAGACCTCTGGTGGGCACGACCCACAGGAGTAGCAACCTTTACCATCACTCGGATAAGCAATCACACCTTCTGGCGCTGGCCTCGGTTTCAGTACCCTACCACGGAAAAGGTTGTAGTCCAGAGCCACCCAATTCTGGTTGGGATAGGGCCTGAAAAACATCATCGGATAGAAGACACGACCAAAGACCTTAGTGACCAACTGGACATCATAGGTGGCTTGGTGCCACCATTCAGTGAACTTGGTACCCTTGGGGTTGTCCATCAAAGCGGCGAAGGTGGAAACCTCACCGCATTTGGCCTCAATCGAGCAGTGGATATCACCCTTGACAGGGATCACGTCGGCAGTGCTCTCCCGCTCGATGACCGTCACATCACGACCTTCAACCCGCCGACGACGGAACTCCTGCCCCGACCAGTTGGTCAGGTAGTGAGCAATTTGCCGCTCGTGGTCCTTAGAACGACGGACGTTGGACTTCCCGACTCGCGACTGGTTGGCCTTGATCTCGGCGGCAGTCTTGACCACCTTAGGAGGGGCCTTTGCCGCGAGCAGGCCCTTATACTCGTCAACCTTGTCCGGATGCTGGTTCTTGACGTGCAATGTCCGTCCCAACGTGCTGGACACGCCGACTTTGCAAAACGGGCATGTTAGTCCGCCGTCCCACTCAATTGCCTGTTCGATATGAAAGCCATTCACTGATTAATCTCGGTGTAGATAGCGGTATGAACGAAACCACAATGTGTACTCGCTGTCTCCTCTCGAAAACACGCTCTGAGATGGCCATCAGATACGAGAAAAAGCAAGCGGACCATTCGGAGCCACTGCCAAGAATGTCAGAAAAGAGCACAGCGAACGTCTACCAACAAAAGTAACCAATATAAAGATCGAATTAAAGAGTGGCGTAAAAGCCCAACTCATCGGGCTAACATCCTGGCTGTCTATAATTATTTGGCTGAAAACCATTACGTAGATTGCGGCGAATCTGACGAAACAATCCTCGAATTCGACCACATTCAGGGCAAGGAATTCCTAATTAAAAAAGGGCTCCGCCACAAACCGATCGGTGAGGTGTTAGCCGAAATCAAGAAATGCGTCGTGCGTTGTCCCAATTGTCATAGACGTCGCACATACGCATTCTCGGCCAATTTCGGGCATCGTTCTCAAACTAGCGTCTAACTCCAAGCCACTGCACAAAGCCAATTCGCTCGCGGCCGTTGCTGGGAGTCACGCTGTGGTAGGACGGGTTGTGTTGGTAATTGTTGATGAAAATCCGGTTGTAGGTCGGAACGATCTGGTCCACCAGAATCAGATCAGCCGCACCCTTAGTCCCATCCTTCCAACCACCACCGGGCGTGCTCGTTCGAATACGCTTGTGTTTGGTTAGGAAGTCCATCCTACCTTGAGGACGGTTCACTTCATAGGTGCCATGAACAGTCCCGTCCACCTTCTCCCAGAGCTGCAGTAACCCGCCGTCCTCGGCCCGCCATCCCTTGTTGAAGTAAGCGATTGCCACCATCGTACGGAAACCGGCGTCAGTGTGAACCCAAAAGCCGTGGGCGTCTTTTTGGTGCCACCGCAGCTTCACATCGGTTTCGGTCGGATACTCCATCTCACAGTGGGTGAGGTAAGCCAAATAGCGGTGCCACTCCTCATCGAAGAAAAGATCAGAACCGACGTGCTCACCCGGCTTGGCGTAGACGAGGGCTCCGTCGTATGGGAGCCACTCACCGGTACCAGGAGCCCGGCGGTCAAGCTCTTCGTTGAACTGGAGTTTCTTGTGCTGATCGACTAGTTCCTGGATCTTATGCTCCAGGAAGAAGTTGTCGAGCACGACGTACTTGGCCCCCGGCTTAGCGGCTACCGCCTCGCGAATATCATGGACACCTTCGGCACTGAGGTAGATGGGATTGATCCACTGATCGAGAACGGTCGGGATCATATAATCATCCATAATGGTGAACTACATGGCACGAATGGCAGAGGCAGCTAAGACCTTCTATTGGATACCTACCACCCACAGCGTCAGCATACACCTTGGCAGTCAGTCCTCTGAATTCTCTCTGGTGACCGCCGTCACCATGACGATGGTGCACAGACAAAATCTCTGACTCGGTAGTATTACACACTTCGCATTTGCCACCTAATTTTTCAATTATGACCTTATGCGATGATACCGATCGCGGCTTTCTTTAGCACGAGGATGATCCGAGACACTTGGTCGATTAATCACTCGATGGTTACAGTTGCCACATAGTACCCGAAATCCGGCCGGGAATGCATTCTTTTTCAACCATCGGCACATCACGTTGCCAGATCCGACTATCCTGCGATGAGTATTACCACCTCCACCGATGTGGTCAATGACTAATGCCCCTAGCCTGTTTTCAGGGCATAGAACACATTGGCATCCACCATAAGCCACTAATACTTCGAGTTTCAGTTTGATACGCCAGAGACGTTATCTCTCTTTGACAGCACCGGCATTCGCCTTATAATAGTTACGAGCTTGGATACGAAGGGCTTGACGGTTTGCTGATCGGTGGCCCATAGCGCTCATCCCTAAATCTCTCTGCTGCCATTTCCCAACTAGTGATATGGGTTGGTACTTTAGTACCATCCGGCATCTTACCAGCGAAATAGTCTAGATCTTTACGATAATCTTTTCTGGACCGCTTAGCTAACCATTCTGCATGGCCTGGTGGGTGTCCATCCACATATTCTAGCTTTGCCCCAGCAGTAGCCCCCGCTAGTACAAACATCTGGGCGATTGGCTTGCCCTTTGGAATCAAGAATTCACCGGATTGGTTGAGCAGGAACACCAGACCGAAATTCCCAACACTCCACCATGCTTCGATAGCAGCTTCCATACAGGTGTATGGGCATGATCGCTCATTGGCGATCGACTTGATGATGACGAAATCCCCTGGCTCATCTGTAACGGGGATGAACTTGGCTTGGACTACGAAGGAGCCGAAAGCGGCGTGATTGTCAACTTCGTAGTGTGATGATCTCTCGATGTGCTCGATCTGGGCCGGGGCGTGGACATCGCCATTCCAGCGGACGATGAACGTCCCCGGTGATAGGATGTAGTATCCAAGATGATTGGCCATCTGGAGCGGTAGGCAGTGCTTGGCATGGTTCTGGGTCTTCTGGTTATCCTCCCACCAGTCCCGAAGCTTAAATGCCGGGACCGGTGCGAGGGACTTATCGTAACCAGGAGCCAGATATAGGCGGAGTTTGTCACCCATGCTTTAGCTACGTGGGAACTTACGGCCCGCCAGAGAAACCATGTCGGCCGCATAACGGGCGGTCCCGAAGATGGCCCTGAGTGAGGCACCATTGCGGAAATCCTGGACAATACTGACCAGCACGCCAGTCTTGCTCGCCATGGCCACTCACAGATTAGGTGGCGGAGTTCAAGGCACCCTGGTCGTAGGTGACGATCATATTCTGGTCCATGTGGTAGACCACGAAATCCTGAGCCGCTTCCAGCCGCAGGTAATCATCAACCGTGGGACTACCGGTGGAGTTTGGAGCGTTAGTCGTATCCACGATAATGCGATGCTGGTGCTCGGTCTGGAGCACGTCACTGATCTTCGTGGCCGGATCGTTCTTGTTAATCACCTGCCCCGTGTGCTTATTAACGGCGAAGTAGCCGACACGGGCAATGTGGATACCGACTGCCATAATTACTCTCCTGGTTCGCTATCAGCGAGCAAGTGACCCAACCCCAGCCTGTGCACTTCCGCGGCAAGCTCATCGTAGTTGGTCACGCGAGCCTTCAGGCTGTCCGGGTTCTGCTTTGATAGCTTTGTGGTGAGATGGTATCTCTCCCCAATAAGCCAGTCAAGGACATCTTCAGCCGGCCCCACATTATCTTTAAAGTCCTCGTACTTGAGCCGCTGTTTGGCCAACTTCAATTCATTGACCCGATCGATCAGGTAAGTCTTTTCGTCCACAATCCGCTTGAGTTCCAGTCCCAGGGAAGAGACATCCACCTTCACCCTGGCAGTCCGCACATTCCCATCCCAACAGGTCGGTTGACGAGTAGCGATGGTGATGAGATCAGACACATACTGCATAAGAATGTTATAGCGGAAGCATAGAATTACCGGGATCTTCTCCTCGACCAGAATATCCCAGAATTGCTTCTCGCTCTTGAGCCCCCGGATCTGATGAGCCATGATCTTGAAGCCAGAGGCGATATCGCCCCGTTTGCGGCTCTGAATCCATTGTTCAGGCGGGGGCTCCGGGCTCCAGAGGATGTCGAGTGCCCGACGGATGTTGTTCTGTACCATTGCTTCCGGCATCAGGCAGGTCGAACCCGCCACCGGTCGCATATGGTGGTTGTGCGTTTTGGGGTTGATTGGTTCGACGAGACAGCGAACCCCTGGATGGCTGTTGAAAAGCGAACACAGCAACGTGGAGCCGGTGCGTGGCTGAGACAGAATAACGAATCGTTTAGCCATACCCTACATACGATTATGAGCGACAACGACATGAACGCTATACTCTGCGATATGCCACAGAGCTTGGAGATAGACGCTTGGCTTAAAGGGGTAATACTATCGCTGAATGGCAGAGGTGAGACTTATATTGGTATCGATGACCCATACATCATGACCGTCCATTCCCACAATAGCACAGTGGTCGTCCAACACGAAAGAGTCCGGGAGGACTGGTCCATTGACCTAGCCGACCCGGACTCTCTTGACAAGTTGGTTGCCGCGGTACGGCTCAGACTAGCGTCTTGAACGGCTGCACGAGATCCATGAACTCCTGTTGTAGGCCGTTCACTTTGTGCTGCATGATGAGCTTGTTCACTTCGGCCTTGTCCCACACAACCGGTTGGGCCAGAACTTTCTGGATGTAGCAGGTATTCGCCAGGAGCCGGGGACACATCGACAGATCAACGAGAATCAGGTTCCGCCGATAGGTCTGGTGGCCCTTAAGTTCCAGGAATTCAGCCAGGGCGGTGGGGTCCTTGAGCATGGCCGTGCCCTTAACCGGCCCGATCTGGTTGTAGCCCTCGATTGAGTCGGACTTGTCGCCGACCAGGGCTTTCAGGTGAGCGGGGTTCACGTCGCCAACTTCTACATCCTCACCCTTAAGGCCGTCTGGCTTGTAGATGCTGCAGCTATTGAATCGGAATGGGACCTGGATCATGTCGGAGTCGTTCGACACAATCCAGGTCTTCTTGGGATGCATAACGCTGACGGCGGCGTAGATGAGGTCGTCGGCCTCCATCTCTTTTTTGCGGTACTGGCGGACGCCCATGAACTTGAAAAAGTCTTGGGCCACGGCGGTGGTACGGGCCAGATTCTCGGCAAGTCCCTCGACGTAGTTGGACGAGGACCGGTCCTTGTAGGTGGGGAGGACCCGTCGCCGCCAGACGGTTTCGCGGGGGGCGTCCCAGAACACGTGAACGCTGGAGGGCCTCTTCGCATTCATCCAGGCGGCTAACTGCCGTAGGAAAATGACGAAGTAGTGATACTTGGGGCGGTCGGAGCGGTCGTTCATACCAGCATAGACGGCCCGGTACATGGCGTTCCGTGCGTCTACGAGTAGTGCCGGTCCGGTGTTGGGGGCTTGCTCCATGGCTGGCTTTCAGAGATGAGAGCACCAGGGGAGTGCGGACTCCCCTGGTGCGAAGTGCGGGCCTTACTCGTCGTCGTCTTCGAGTTGGCTCAGCAGGTTGTCGATGTCCGGATTCGCGGCTTCCTTCTTGCCGGCGGTGACTAGAGCAGGCTTCTCTTCCAGCGGGGCCTCGTCAGCGAGGTCGTCCGCGGCCGGCTTCTTCGCCGTCGTCGCGGCCTTGGCGGGCTTGACCGGCTCGTCGTCCTCGACGAGCGGAGCGGCCTTCTTGGTTGTGGTGCCAGCCTTGGAGGTCTGGGTCTGGCCAGTGCCGTCATCCCACTTGCCGGCCGGGGCGGACGACTTGGTGGCGGTGGCCGTCTCGTCTTCGTCGAACCCACCCGACTTCCCATCCATGTGGGAGTCGTCGCCGTTGCTCATCACCTGGAAGACCTTCTTGATCTTCTCCATGCTCGGCACTTCGATCTTGGCGAACAGGTCGTGCCGGCTCTCCAGAAGCTTGGCGATCGCCGTCTCGTTGGGCGAACCGTCGGTGTTGCGGATCATCGGCCGCGGGGTGGCGAGGAACTTCGACGACTTGTACGAGTTGTTCTTCCCCTGCTTGGTGACCTGCAGTTCGAAGAGGAACGCGTTGTTCTCATCGAAGAACACCCCGAATGCCTCCGGGCTCTCCGGATCACCGGCGTCGTCACGCATGAGCGTGGCGGTGCAGATGTCGAGGATGGTCTTGGGGGCGTTGTAGAACATCACCCTGTTGTGGAGGTCTTCCGGGTTCTTCTTCACGGCCGGGAAGAAGATGTTCATCATATAACACTGGTTCGGCATCCAGGTCTCGATGACCCTCCGCCGCTTTTGGTCGTCCTTGCTAATCTTCTCATCCTTGAGGAGATCGAACCCGAACTTGCAGATGGGGCACTCGGTGTCGTCCCAGACCCGCGGGCAGGCGTGCGGCTTGTCGCCGAACCAGTGATTCCCGTGGGTCACGTAAAACTGGTCCATCCCCTGCTTGGCCTTGCCACCCTTGATCTGCTCGCCCAGGCCGAAGGGCGGGAGGATAAAGAACTGGTAGCAGATCGGTGGCTGGTTGGGCTGAGCCTTCTCCGGCCGGAACTCGTCCGGGTCCGAGAACTTGCCCGACATGGCCTGCTTGATCTTCCTGCGAATGGCTTCGACGTCGTAAGGCATCTGTGCACCTGTTGGTTATGCAACTTTGGGACTGCAACTTACCAGCTTAGCCGCCACAACCCCCCATAGAGGGTTTCTGGTTTCGGGCCGCGGCCGGTCATCTTTGGCAAATCAGCGTTGGTTGTCCCACTCTTGCTTTTTTAAGCCTAGCAAGGACCTCGCTAGCTCGGCCTTCATTTTGAGGGCCTCAATCATGTGGTACAGTTTCCCCGCCTGCATCTGAGCATGCTGAAAACCCATCTCCGCCTCGTTCAACCGCTTGTCCGCTTCCACAATCTGCATGAGGACTTTTTCTGCGGGCGGCTTCCCCACCTCCTTTATGAATTCCTGGGTAACGAGCTTCGTAACCTCGGCCTTCCTAGCCTTGAGCTTCCGCTCGGCGATCGCCACTCCTAGGCGAACTTCGGAGTAGACTGCTGCCCAAAACGAATATTGGGCCGGCAGGTCCTGCATCTGGAATTCCAGGATGTCAATGTCCAGGTCCAGATCAGGCAGGATATCAACTTCGACTTCTTTCCTCTTGTTCTTCTGCTCCTCTTCGTCCCACTCCATCACCTGCAGCTTCACATTAAACTTGAAGAGCGTGCTCGTTGCGAGTTCAGTAGGCAGGTTGGCGTCGATCCACTTCGGCAAGCGATCGTTCTGTGGAATCTTCTTACGAGCCATGTTTCGGCATCCACGCAGATTTATCGAATCCCGCCGGTTTCTCCGGAATGGAGGCTGGCGGAGTGACTAGTTCAGGTGATGCCGACTGCTCCCCAGAAGGTCGCCAAGCCGACCTGTTAAAGCCGCCAGTCTTCAACACGTTCTTGGCCGCTCGAACAGTGCCGCTACCCCTAGGTTTGCTACACGGTTGTTCAGTAGTCAGGGATACCCCATTGGTGGTAGCACCACCCTGCCACGCACCCCTGTCGAAAGTAGGTTTCACCACCTGCTGAACGATGCTACTCCGGATCTCCCGCTTGATCGTCGCCGCCCGCTTCTTCTCCAGATCCTTCCGACGTGCCAGCTTCTCCGCCTTCCGCTTCTTCTTGCGGATCGCTGCTTTCTTCCTGATCTCGTGCTTCTTCCGGTCGGACATACTGGATTCCAGTCGGGCGGACAATCGCTTTAAGTTTCCACTTCCGCCATTTCTTACCAATACTTACTTTCAAAGGGAAAGCCGGATTGGATGGCAACAACCCCTCAAACGGATACAGCATAATCTCAGATACCGCCCGGAGAGTCGCCATCGCTTCCTCGTTCGTCGCCGGGCTCGACACCACCAAGGAGTCATGGCCCTCCATCAGCAGCCGTTCACCGAACCTCGCCCAAACCCGACGAATCACATTCTGCATAGCATGAGCCACACTACCCTGCTGAACGCCGTTGAGTACCGCCAAGGCATTCTTAGCATGGGCTACCCGGAAACGACGGCCCAAAATCGTCTCCAGGTAGCCACCATCCTCACTAGTGATCTTCTTACACCGCCCGATCCAATCCCCAAGTTGCGGGTAGATGCTGGTCAGGGCGATACTGGTGAAGTCCATCGAGTTGATAGACTGGAGTAAGAGCTTCTTGCACTCCTCACGACCCAAAGTCTTGTTCGAGTTGGCGTTGACCTCGGCCATCATGTAGGTGTATGGGTCAGACGAGATGAACGCATCCTCCAACCGCTTGTCACCCGACAGAAGTGCCGCCACGCGGATGTCCGCACTAATCCAGTCGAAATGCAGGACGACTTCTTTCTCGCTGGCCCCAGGTTGGATAACGTAGTATGGTTCTTTGAAGCCCTGGATGTTGAACCCGGAAGTCTTACTACGGCCAGAAAAGACCTTTTGAGACCAGACCGGATTCTCCCGAACGTAGTTGCACCACAGGCCACGGTCTTCAATGGCCTGATAGACTACACCGGCATTAGCAAAGACGCGGTTCCACTCCTTGAGTTTGGTCTTGGTCATCCGTTCCAAGACCTTCTTGATGATCTCGGTGTCCTTACTCAAGGTCTCAGAGGGCTTGATGTCCGGGAGTATCGCAAGGTCGTAGACGTTGTAGTAAGGACTACCATCTGGGCGTGACGCACGGCGTGGTAGGTTGAAAGCCTTGACGTGGCTCTTGAAATCGTTGGTGACTATGCTAATGTTCTTGTCCGATGCCTCGGTGATTAGGCGAGCGACTTTGGCTTTGTTGTCGTTGACTACTTTGATCAGGGTCCGGGAGCCAGGGCGGTAGAAATCGAAGATCTGTACTTGGTTACCAGCCAGGACGCCAGTACAGCGTGGCCTACCTCCGTCGTTCTCGAAGATGGTGAACAAATACAGATTCTTCATGGCTCCCCGCTTTTGGCCAAAAGGCCAAACACGGGCAGACTAGTCTGCCATCAGGACTCCCATGGCTAGCTGGAAGAAGCGGGCGGCAGACTGGCCGGCGGATCTGGGGTGTTAACGGCATCACGGACGGCCTTCTCCATTTCACCGCCGCCCATGACCATATGCTTGGAGTTTGGGTTGTGCTGACCGGCCCGCTTGAACTTGGCCTTCATCTCATCGACTTCGCCGGCCACCCGCATCTCCTTGTAAGGATCGTCGGTGACCAGCTTGTGTAGGTGCATGTCCCGCTTGCAGCCATCACGGTCGAGATAACCGTTGCCGCGGACGTAGAAGGTCTGGTTGTAACCGTAGAAAGTCCGCTCACACTCTTTCGAGTTGCACCGTGGGCAGGTCATCGCCTCGGCGATTTCTTGGTCGGTGGCACTGAAGGCGTATCCGGTTTCGAACAGGACGAGTTCTTCGTACTCCTCCGTCGTCCGCTCCCGCTTGTCCTTCTTGAGCTTACGCTCTAGCTTCTTCTCGCACTTTTTGCAGGCAGCGTAGAAGGTGGGCATTAAACACCCTGTTCGTAGCGGACTGGCCAACTGTTGAAAGTGGTCATCCCACCTACTTCAGCGGCCTGTAGGTCCTTGACATAGACCACGATCTCCCGTTTTTCACGCTTGTCGGTCGCCGCGGCCCGCTCTGGGGACTGAGAGAAGACCTGACAGCGGATAAACCAGGGGACGCCCAAGAGCCTCTTGTGTAGCTCCTGGGCAGCCTCGTGGATGCTGGTGAGATGCTTGAGGTTGCGGCTCACGGTTACTCCTGGGCCGGCTCGTCTTCCACGATCTTGAACGGCACCGCCTTCAGACCGCAGATGACGGCTCGCTCCGGCACGATAATGATCTTCTGGCCGGCGTACACGCCGGACTTCGGCTCCAGAGCGGTAGTCGGGTTGCCGTAGAAGCTCACCACGTCGCCGATCTGGAGTTGGCTGGGTACCCGCTTGCCGTCCGACCCCGGCAGACCCGGACCGACGCCGACGACCATTCCCTCGTTCTTGTAGCCGTGGTTCCCGGTCATCAGGATGCTGGATTCGACTCGAAATTGCAGGATGGCAACGAAGTCGTTGAAGGTGCGGACCTTCTTGACGGGGATCTCTTCGCCGGGCTTGTACACCTTCACGGTGGCCTCGCGTTCGGCCTGCCGGCGGTCAGCCTCCCGCTCGGCTGCAGCACTCTCTTCACGCAGAAGCTTCTGACTCTTCGGAGGGGGCATTCTAGCAAACTCCCGGTAGTAGCGGACGAGTCTGTCGAACCGCCTACTTACTTTCTGGAACCGGCTCTACTGCGGGTGGTGTGGGGTCTGTCGCCAGGACCTGTAACAGGTCCTTGTAGGAATGCTTGGGATTGGTGACGAAGACCGCCTTGGTCTTGCGTTGAGGAATGGGTGGGGCGTCAGCGACCTTCACCTGTAGACAGGTCCCGTCCGGAACCAGAGAGAACCCCGTCCTTTGCATCGTCTCCCCAATCGTCTTGGGGACATCAACCTCCAATAGTACCAACATCTTCATAGCAATTCCTTCACAACCATGGTGTCGTAGTTAATCTCGCAGGAGATCGTAACGTGCTTGGGGCCGTTACGATTCTTCGCTACGAAGAAGCGCAGTCGCGGCGGGGTCATCTGCCTCTCGGAACGAGTCTGGTTGAGACTGATGACGTAGTCAAGGGAGAACTGCTTGCCAAAGCTCTCCGCCGCCTTAGTCAGGTCAACCAACTCCTCTCCATTGGAACCACTCCGGTTCGTCTGGGTGGCGGTGAAGATCAGAACGTTCTCATTTTTGGCTAGACCGCGGACCTCGTTGGCCACGTGCTTCTGCCGCGTGTAGTCATCCTTGTTGTACGCGGGATTTCTACTTACCATCAGATCCATGTAGTCGATGATGATAACGTCTGGCTTCCACCCATGCACCCGCTTGAGGCTGTCCAGCAGAGCATAGATGTGGTTAACCGAGCATTCATCAGGCGGCATCTCATGGATCAAGAACCGCTTCCCGTACGCCTTCTGCATTGACAGCATATTGCGACGGATGTACTCCTTGCGGTCAGCGATGTCGTTAATCGGCACGCCGAACGCACTCGCCACACACCGCATCGCCGTCTTGATCGCGTCGAGCTCGAACGTGATGAGCAGCACATCCTGGCCCGGCACCCCACCCGGCCCTTCTCCCTTGAGGCTGGTAATGGCGTTGTTACACAACAACACCGATTTCCCGACGTTCGTACCGGCCAGCCAGCACACGACTTCCTTGACAGACGGACCACCGTTGTTGAGCAGACGGTCGAGGCTGGGGAAACCCGTTGTCTTGTGTTGAATGACATCAGGCTGGAACAGTAGTTCAGCGTTCTCGAAGAACCAGAACCCGGAATTGCCGACATCAGCGATACGGTTGGCTTCCTGGACGATGTTCTCAATGAAAGCATAGTCCTGGCGGTGATACGCCTCTACCGCCTCATCGGAATAGAGCATGCCGTAGGCCCGATCCCTGGACCACTTAAGGATCGTGTCCTTGACCATAGGGACCTCCCGCGGGTCGCTCTTGCGATCTACGATGCGGAGGATCTCGTCGTGCGGGTCGTCTACGGTGACTGATAGTTCGAGTTGATCCCGCAGCATGCCGCGGGTGGGGATGACGTTGTGTTTCTCGTAGATGTTCAGGATCTCCGCCATGATCCACCGGGCTTCAAGCCGCCCAAACATGTCAGGCTTCATGAAACGAGCGGCGACGTAGAAGAAATCCGGATGGTCAAGAGCCAACGAGATGATCGCTTCTTCTTGGTACGGCCCGAAAGGTCGAGCCTGACTATCTTGACCGCTGAGCGATTCCAGCTTCTCCAGGGTGTCGATAGTAGGCATGGCCGTTAACCTTCTGTCGGATCATCCGGGCAGAATTTCTGCCGCTGTGCCTTGGCCCTCTCGTAGGACGCCTTGGCGTTCGCTTCCACCAACACGAGAGCGTCACACAGCAGCAGGAATTCATCCTCAGTGTAGTACAACGTCTGGGTGCTGATCTGGGATCGCCTCTCCATAGCCCCGCCCATCGACGGCGGTCCCAGCGAATAGTCAATGGAGTACATCCAGCCGTTCTGACCGAGATGTACACCACTGATTTTCACAGCCTCAAGGGTGCCGATCGCCGCCGACTCCCTGAGGTAGACAACATCACCAGGGTTGTACTTGTTACTCATCGGAGTCCTTCATGGCGTCGAGGATGTCGTCGTCGAGAGGGTCGCCCTCGTCATCCCCGCTGACCGTGGTCACCAGATGCTTCGTCCGGTCACGCAGGTTATCGTAGATTTTCCCCATCAGAGCATCCCGGATCGCGTCGTTCTTCCGCAGGAACTCCGCCGCCGCATCATAGCCATTGACCTTCTGCCCCTCGAAGATGAAGTAGCTGGACGACTTCTCGATCAGCTTCATGTCCCCGGCCACCTTGAGCAACGACTCGACCGAATCGACGCCGAAGCAGGGGTAACCGAACCGAATACCATACTCCGCGGTCGTGAACGGCGGGGCACACTTGTTCTTCTTGACCGAGAGGTTCGTCGAGAAGCCGATCGTCTCTTTCCCATCCTTCACCGCCGAGCCCTTGTTGATCTGGACACGGAGGCTGGCGTTGAACTTGAGGGCCAGACCGCCGGGGGTGGTGTCGGGAGAATTGTGGACGATGATGCCATTGGTGGAGCCCCCAGCGGAGTAACACTTTGTGTCACGCACGCTGATATCATACTTCCCCCTGTCCCTCATCTGCCGACCACTGGCGCGGCGAATGCTGATGACCGTCGCCACCGCATTGCGCCACGCGGCGTCGCGTTCCAACGAGAATTCGACATAATCGCGGGAACCGAACGGTAGCTTACGTCGCATGCACGGCGGCACGAATTCAGCTATGTTCTCAGCGATGCGGGTGGATACATCTTTATCGAAAATAATTGAACCGCCCTCACTGACATAGTGATACAGACCAAGATCATCGAGAGCGCGACTAATCTCTTCGAGTTTATCAAAATTGCCGGCGAACCGCCTGACTGAAAGATGGTAACGACCACACTCGTAAACGGCGTCGTCCATAACCCACACGGCGAATCCTAACCACGAAAAATGGTTAAGCAGAAGCATCGGGTCCCGATGCGGATATTCGCCCTTCATCTGGAGTAGCTCAGGGTAACAGTCAGACTCGTACCGTTCTCCGGACGGACATGGACGTTTGGAGAATTCCATATAACTCTGCAGCTTGCCTACTTTCCATAGCGTATAATCTGGATCAGTATTGCCTCTAAGTATCAGAGATGCCCCCAATCGCTTGGGGTTGTGAGATAGGTGAGAATCACCCGACAACACACCAGTGAGGAACAGCCCTAGAGTACCATTCGGGCGATTACCATTCATGACGAATGCTGCTTGCCGGGTGACAACGACATCCCCGCCGGCCAACTCCTTGGCCTCACGCCACCCACTACTAGTCAGTATCTTGTGTTCCGGTGTTACCGTGACCTGCATGCGACCATTCTTGGTGTCAGGTCCCTTGACCTCAATCAACAGAAAATCGTCAGGGGTCTGCACATCACCATTGTAATGCCAGTCAGTGATCGGCCGGGCGACAAAAGTCTCCGCCTCTTCGTCGTAGCTCCAGACGTCCCCCCTGACTCTCTCCTGTACAACCTTGGCGATGGGTAGACTGCGGCCATCAACAAAGTTGATGAGAGTGTCGCCGTGCAGGCACCCAAACATGACACCGATCTTCTGCCTGATCTGGTTAATAAAGATCACGGTAGTCTTGGACTTCGAAGCCTTCCCGGCGATCATCCGCAAGCCCTTCGACATGAGCCGAGCCTGGGCACCGATCGCGTTGTCGCCGATTTCCCCTTCGAGTTCCTGCTTCGGGATAAGGTTGGCCACAGAGTCCACCACAACCAGATCGACCAGCCCCGACTCGCAAATCTTGTCCACGATATCGAAGGCTTCCTCACCGGAGTTGGGCTGGCTGAACAGGAGGGCGTCCACATCCACGCCGCACTTTGCTGCCCATTCGGGGTCGAAGGCGTGCTCGGCGTCCACGAACGCACAGACCCCCTTGCGGTTCTTGTGCGGGAAGAAGTGCTTCTGGCAAGCGGCGATGAACTGGATGCAGGTGGTGGTCTTGCCTGAGGACTCCAATCCATATATCTCGACGATACGACCTTCTGGTAGTCCTCCCACCCCGAAGGCTACGTCGATGGTGGGTACTAGAGTGGGGATGGCGTAGGTCCTGACGATGTTCTCGCGGCCCTGCATGATGGTGCCGTCACCGTGGGCCTTGTTGAGGGACTTAATCAAAGCCCCCAGGTCCTTTGGCTTCTCGGCTTTTTTCTTCTTGTCGTCCTTCTCGTCGCTTTCCTTGGCCTTGGCCATCGGTGAATCTCCCCAGAGGTGCGAGTATGGCGTCAATGTCGTATGCTGCCACTTTCAAAACATCCATAGCAGGAATGCGGATAGTGGCACCATGCTTGACGACAAGCAGGTCGTGTCCATCTTCGACGGGAATGATCGACGCCACACTCCACACCCCCTTGGGAGATACCGATGCCTCAGGGGGTGCTGAGAGGTACTTGACATTTCGAGTGGTACGTAGTCGCACTTGGTCGAACTGACGAAACTCGATCGATTCCTGCTGTTCAAACATATCTTGCAGAGCCTCGGCTTATGGTGAACTACCGCTACCCTCTGCTTTCGCTCGCAGAGAGGTGGCGGCTTCGGGTTTCACTGAGAATTGCATCCTTGCGGAAGTCATCTCTCCACCCACTAACCCCGTAGTTCCTACGGTTCTTTTTCCTTCCATCAAGATGTTCTTCGCCGCATTGAAGTCCCTGTCATGTTCCACCTGCAAGTACAGGAAGAAGTTGTTGCGGGAACAGTGATAGATAGTTTAACTGAGTGTAGTCCGTAGTTGCTCCTATGGCTCACATTCATCCCCTACCCTAAAGAAGCGACTACTGTTCGCAGAGCCTCACAGTGGTCGTGCCTTCAGCATAGGGGCTTTCTGCTCGCTTATTGGTAAAGCAAATCTGAAACAGGAGGATGTGAACAATGGCACTGAATAAAGCGGAGAAAATGCTCATAGAGGGCATCGACAGCATGCTCCAGCAGGATGCCAAGCTGGGTTTGTCCTTCCACGACCAGGACGCCCCAGAAAACAAGCAAGACTGGCGTGGCTACCAGTATCTACATGAACAGATCAACGATATGTTCATGCTCAAGGCGGCTGACCTCACCCACTTCGAAGGCATCAACTCCGCCTTCCGCAAAGTCCACAACTACAAGTACGTGGACGACTGGACTTTCCTCCCTGCCATGGACAAGGAGATGGTGTCCCAGGGCGTCCCCCGCGAGGAGCGAATCAAGGCCCTCGAATTCGTCCCAAAGATCATCGAAGAACTACGTTCCGAACACCATATGTGGGCGGAGCGGGACGGCGGTTTGAACCCGAAGATAGACGAGATCCGGAAGGTGAGCAAGCCCAAACAGAAAGGCAAGTTCAAGATCCACAACGCCCCAATCAACAAGCGGAACGTAGACAAGCCGAAGCATGGCGACGGCTCACCGGCCCACACCAGCCAGGGCAAGCCGCCGATGCCCGATGACAGCCACGACAATGACGACGTGGACCCCCGATGACGGCGAAGGGAACTAATGAAGCTCAAGTCGATCCGCGAGAACTTTCTATCGCAGAAGATGCGAGACGCGATCATCTCGTCTAAGGCTCTCTGTGACCGGCCCCTGCCTGTCGCCTCAGACGCCCCTTACGAAGCCTCTTCAGGCCACGATGCCATCTCCTCAGCCAGTGCCGCCCCCAGCCAAGTAACAGGCGTCGGCCGCAAACCGCGGCACCGCCGCTATTTCGGAATGGAAACGCGGCCAGGCACCATCCGCCTCTAGTAGACGGAAATGACACCCGCCCCATTACACTTCGGGCAGCTAACTTCCTGCTTGACACCCCGCACCGGCTGGACAATGACGCAGGTCCCATGACATATGGGGCACTCACTTTGGGTATTCTGATACCCGGCACGAGCGAAGTTGGGAACGCGGTCGTGGTCGATAGAGTCCTTGGCCATCTTCTTGAAGCGGCCCTGGAGCTTCCCGTCGTCTTCCTTCTTGGAGATCTTCAGACGAGTAGTACCCATACCGTCAACCCGCTTCTCTTCAATGACGATGGGCTGACCGGCTCGGCCTTCGACCACGGCTAGCTTCGCCTTCCCCTTCTTGGCTTGAAGAAGCCCTGCTCGCTGATCCTGCGGTAGGTTGCTTGCCGCGATGCTGGTGGCGTCGAGGGAGGCGTGCCCCGCCACACTGACCGAACCCCCGCCAAAATTCGCCGTACCAGCAGCAGAAACCATCCCTCTCGACTTCTTGGCGTCGAGGATGGCGGTGTCAACGACGTCATCTCCTTGGAGTTCTTCGGCGAGGATGGTTCCTTCGGGGGCGAAGTCGGGCTTGGGCTGGGGCTTGGGGGCCATGACGGGGACGACGAGGCCGCTTTTAGATTGCTCCAAGCTAGCGACGTCGTATCCCATAGCCTTGAGTTGTTCCAGCAGGGCTTTGGCCTTCCTATCCTTCTCCAGGTAGGCCGCCTTGACCGTCTTGGGAGTGGCGTCTTCCGCGTGGACATCGCAGATATCGCAAGTCACCTTCTTCCCATCATCAAGCTTCACCGCCATCTGGGTATTTAAAGTCGTAGTAGCTTCGCAGAACACGCACTGAGCCATAATATTCACTCCAAAAGGTGGCCCATGCCAACCAAGGTATGTATCATCGACGTTGACCTGGGGCTCAGCGTTGACGACATCATCGGCGAAGAAGTCGAAGACCTAACCGGAGCTGCGGCCAAGGAACTCAACAATGCCCTAGAGATCGCCAAAGCTACCCAGAGGGTGAAGCAGGAGCGAGATGCCGCCACCCGCAAAGCCGACACCAAGCTCAACGACGCTATGGAAGGAGCCTTCAAGAGCCTCGTCGAAGCTGGTGACGCCGGGCTACCAGTCAGCACGGTTATGGCCGCGGTAACTGGCGTGGTCCCCAACTCCTCAGCCTTCGCCTTACGGATGAAAAGCATCTTGTCACAGAAGGGGAACCCTTACATCCTGGAGAGGAAGAAGGTTCACGGCACCCCCCACTATGTCTTCATGCCGTTCAACTATCAACCAGAACCGCCGCCCCCGGCGGACGGTTCGCAACAGTAATTACTCATGAGCATCACCGAGAACAGCAAACTCACCTTCGGCAAACACAAAGGCACCCCGCTGAAGTATTGCCCACCTGGGTACCTGAAATGGCTCAGTGAGAACCTCAGTGGTGGCGATTTCCACGAATGGGCCACAGCAGCAGCCGAAACCCTCCGCATCCTAGAATCCGAAGGAGCCGCAGCCGCCAGCATCGAAAAGCAGGCCGACGATTTCCTCAGACAGCACGGCGTAGACCCCCAGAAGTACAAAAATGTACAACATCCACAGCGCAATCGCAATGGCCCTCGTCGAAGACGGTATTGACGCTTTCGCCTTCCACCGCACTAAAGGCACACGCGAGAACGTCGTCATCCGGGTCGCCCGCCGCCACGGACCCATCTATGTCTTCACCGCCTTTGCCGAAGGCGACATCTTCGTCATCGGCAAAAGCGACCATTTCATCCGGGCACGATTCGACCTCGCCAACCCAGGCTGCTGGGGCCAGATCAGGACGCCATCGAATTTATGTCGTTCTCGGTAATCATTCGTCAATGTCCTCGACGCTATTCAGTACCGACAACACCGTCCGAGCCGCCCGGCCCAACTCACGCCGACCGCGGTCCGACAGCCTCTTGGCGAACGGCCGGTCGATGTTGGTATCCAGGAGTTTTACGATCTCCTGCACCCGCTTCTCCGTCGCCGGATCGCCCTTCACCGACGCCGGCACCCCGTCCTTGAGCCACTCAGCGATTTCCTCTCGGAAATCACGAGCCCGGTGCAGTTGGTAAGTGCCGTCCTCACGCAAGTGCAGGATGTAACCGTCCGAGAGTTGGATGTCAGGCTTGTTCCGCTCCATGATGAGACGATACAGCGACAGTTGGATGCTGTACTCATTGAGCTTGCAGTTGTCGTAGGCGTGGAAAGGCGGCAACAGCTTCTCATAGCGGTTGGTGACCTCGAACTTGCTGCCGGTCTTCCAGTCGAAGATACACGCCAACCTGGACTTGGCTTTGTAGGGAAGGATAGATATGAGACTGTCCACCCGTCCGGCTACCCCTAACTCCTCGTCGCCGACCACAAACTCCTGCTTGACCACCTTGGCGTCGAGTTCGGCCCGTAACTTGGTCCAGGCATCGTCGAAAGCGTCCATCTCCGGGAGCCGGTCGTTAACACGTCCCATGATAGGGTCAACCTTGCCAGCCATCACGTCTTCGATGTACTGGTGCAGACGGGTGCCCTTGTCCCGGCTTTTGGCTCCTTTCGCCTCCCATTGACGGAGGATCTCGGCCTGTGTCACCCCGGAGCGTTCAGCCATTTTCAGGCTGATACTGTCTTTGTCGAACTCCGGGATAACGCTTTTGAGAACGGTTGTAACTGAGACGAGATTCTTGTCACCGATGCGGTAGCCGTGGTTTACCGAATCGACTACGATGTCGCTGAAACGAGTTGGCATTGCTGTTCCTTGTGCCGAGTCACGAACTTGGCATAGTCTTCATGATTATTAATACCCACGAAATCGACGTGATCAATGAGGACTTTAACTCTATACCCAGCCTGCAACCACTGCAATTGCTCCAGACACTCACCACCGGCTGTCGTCGGCTTCATTAGGAACAGACGTCGCAGGAATTTAGGGGAGTAAGCGTAGATGCCGACGTGCTTGAGCCAAGGACCGCCAGTCGGAATCGCCTGACGACTAAACCACAGGGCATTGCTTGCGTGATCGAGAACCACTTTTACAACATCCGGATCGCGAGCAACCGCAGAATCTTCCGTGGGTGAGGCGAGAGTAGCGACATCGCAGAACCCGGCCTTAACCGATTCAGCGAGACTGTCAATGTGATGACCAGGGAGGTCGGGCTCATCGCCCTGGAAGTTGACTACGACGTGATCGTCGTCCACGAAGTAGGTGCTGACGAAGTTGGCGATCCTTTCGGTGCCACTTTTAGCCGGGCCGGTCCTCACCACTTGAACTTTGGGATTACCGTAATCTCTGACTAGATTCTCGATCTCTTTGTCGGGGGTGACAACAAAGACGACGCTCGTCAATTTGGATCCCAACACTCGGTCGATGGTGTGGTAGAGGAGCGGCCTCCCGGTGTCAGTCAGGACCAGCTTGTTAGCAAGCCGTGTGGAACCCAACCGAGCCGGGATAGCCGTGATAATCATGGGCGCACCAGGATTTGCTTCTTGAACGGCTTGAAATTGCGGTTGGCGTAACGAACAAGCCGCGTGATACAGCTACTCACGTCAATACACCAGTCCCACTGAGCATAGGAGCCTACTGAGTAGACGCCCTTCTGCTCCAAGTGTTCCAGATTCGGCATCGGCCCCATCGGGATGTAGTCGCCGACGCTGGTCCCATCCAAAATCTCGAAGTCCGGCATCAAAGCCATAAAATACGGCCCAGGCTGCTGGATCTCCTCATGACAGTAGAACAGATACCTGTCAGGGGCGATGTTAGCCACCTTGTAGAACGAGAATTTCGAGTCGGTGATAAGAGTCTGATTGTAACCCTCAAAATCCAGGTGCTTGGTCTGGATGTGGAAGAAGTGGGCTGGTTTGGCCGGCAACTCCTGCTGCAAGCCCATTAGGTTGTTCAAGACATTAAGAGGGATGGTGTTGACAGCGTTGTCGAACTCTTCCTTCTTCCCGTTCCGAACGAAATAGTGGTCACCGATCTCAGTGATCTTGCCCTTGGCGTGCTCCTCCTTGAGTTCACCCAAATACCGCTGGAGTAGTTCGCCGTAGAGTTGATTGACCCGGATGTCGTAGATGAAAAGATCAAGCCGATTGTTCATGTAGGGTTCAGCCTGACCCGGCACTTGGAGGCCGAAGATCTTGGTCAGCCAGTCCTGGCAGAGGCCCTTGTCATACTTGCCGAAAAGGTGCCCGCCGACGTCGAAGGCCCGGCGGTACAAGAAGGTTTTGGTCGGTGCCCGGCAGATATCGCGGACTGGTTCATCAATCTCCTCGCTGCAGATGATAAAGTTGTCATCCAGGGCGGGGTTGAACGTGAAGAATCGGCTCCGGCCGAACGGGATCACCGTCCAACCGGGTAGTAGGGCCTTGGCGAATAGGCCGGTGATACCAGAACCAAAGATGACGTTCTTCATTCCACCATGTCCTTGTCGTCAAAATCTTGTTCCTCACCCAGACCGTCCGCCTTCTCGACCTCGACGGGCCGGGTAGAGGCCATCTTGGTAAGAGTGAATGGATCGTCCGGGCTCTGCTGTTCCTCGATCCGCGGCGGGACGACCTGCTGGATCATGACCTTGGGAGCCGGGGTATCGGCGACCGGAGCCGGGGCCGGTGCTGGCAGAGTAATCGCCTGTGGCTTTTTCTTGCCCTTCTTTGGTTTCTTCCCGCGAGGCGGCCTCGCGGCCGAGGCTGTTGGTGCGACGGAAGGCACGGGAGAGGCCAGGACGGGGCTCTCCGGCATAGCGAACCGATCGGCCACCGTTCCAACCTTCTCCGCCAACGGCTGCTTGGGGTCGTGTAGAATCGGGTCGAGTTCGAATGCCTGAATCCGCCCTGTCTTGATCGGGTTCAGGAACGGGTCTTGGACAGGCGGCGGGGCTGGCTTACAGACGGGACAGGCTACAACAACCGCCTGGAATGGCGGGTCACCCAATTTCACGTCCAGTTCAAACCCCTGTCCGCAGTCCGGACACGTCGTTATCACTCGCGATGGCTTGACCACCACCCCGAAAGCGTTGGTCATCGTCATCTGGTTGACGACATCAGAGTCGAACTGGAATGGCCGTCCGGTGATGGACTTGCCATTGATGGTCAGGGGAACGAGGTCGTATGGGTTGTAGTTCACTTCTTCTCCACCTGGGAAACGGCACCGACATTCCCGACCGGATACCGTTTGCCGTCTTTTTTGAGGATCTCGCGGCGAATCACTGGACCGTGGGTTGACTCCCGATATTCCAGCATGTACTCGCCTTCTGAGTCCTGGATCGGGTACATCGTCATTTCAAGGATGACTTTCTCATCCTTGTGCGGGTCCTCAAGCTGGACAGGGTTTGGGTCCTGACAAACCAGGACCACCGCACCCAGAATGAGGATAATCACGAGCAGGCGGGCTACGAGTTTGTTGACCATTCCCCTGCTACCTTCCGGACGGTGCCGGCGTTAGTTGTCAATTGCTTGTACATATCATCCGTGATATTCATCTCGACGTACCGCTCGTCAGTCTTGACCACCGGCGGCTTTTGCGTGGTCCGCACATCGACCTTGGTGACGGCCACGTGATAGTAGCTGTAGGTGCCGGTCATGAGTCGCCCACTCAAATCACAAAGCGTCCCAATGACCACACGCCGCTTGGGTGACTGGATTTTGGCGAAATTAGCAACGATCAGCTTCTTGTGCTTGTCGAAGCACGCCGGGCAGACGTCGAGTGAGAATATCACGGGGAATTGGACGATCTGGTCCAGAGGCGGCTTGACGTTGCCGTAGACCTCGACCGGTCGGAAATCATAAGAGTAGTATGTGAAATCGTGGCGGCAACCTAGGCCGCACACGTCACAAGCGATACCATCTTTTGTTGGTAATTGCATACCCTACGTACATCACCGTTCCCTCAGAGCCATGATGATCTCGCCGCGAGCAAGGGCGAAAGTACCCCGTTTGTCGTCGTAGTCCACAAACATCTGAACCGCCTTCCCCCTGGAAATGATATTCAGATCTTGATTCTGTAGTTCGTTGAACCACACGAAAACCAGGGCCGTCTGGATACCGTCGGTAATGAAGACCTTAAGGTACGGCTTGTTGGTCTTGGTCATGCCGTCAACGACGTCCTGAATGATCCCCTCAAGCTTGACCTCACCGCCCGTCTTGGCGTTCTCCTTCGCCTGGGCGATCGTGCAGCCCTCGCACTTATACACGTCCAGCGGCGAATCGATCCAGTAGCCCAGGAACTGCTTCTGGAACAATAGCCGATCTTCCATGGTGAAGTCATCAGGGAAGAGGGCCATCACCTTATCGCGGGTATCCTTTGGCTTCGGCTGCCAATTCTTCAACTTGTCCGGGATCTTATTCCGCTTGGGGAACGTCCGTTTCCACTCCATGATCTGACGCTGGCGTTCCTCGTTGATAGTCTTGGGGTTCCAGCCCTCAAGTTCCAGGAGCTTAGCCCGCACCGCCCGGCGGAGTTCCGTCATGTTCTTACCGGACTTACAATATTTGTACTGGTAGTATTGCCATAGAGCCTGAGCGTTCTCGTGGCCCGGCAGGTGGCGGAAGGCCCCCAACTTGATGAACCGCTCCAACACCGTCTTCGACTGACGACCAGGGGCCGACTCCACGAACTCATCGATATCCCGATACTTGCCCTTCCCTTCGAAGGCGAGAGCCGCCTTCTTGCCCAATCCCTTGATACCGATGAGCCCCTGATTCACCGTGTCTCCAGTCACGGTGAAGTTGCTGGTCATATGCTCAATGTTCACCACCGAGAAACGGACGTTGCGAGGCTTCTCCTTACCGCCTTTGTACTTCCCACAGTAAGTGATTTCAGTTGGGTTCCACTCTTCAGCACGAGCCACACTCATGTACCGCACCAACTTGTCCGGGTGGCAGTCGGACATAACCGCCGCCCAGAACTCCGGTGCGAAGTGAGCCTTAAGCCACAGACATTTAAGGGCCACGAGGCAGTAGGAGACGGCGTGGGAATTACGATGTACTGCCGCAGAAGAATCAGTTATGTAATTGTGTTCCGAAGACGCCATTTCTGGCGAATACGTTTGCCGCATCCCTAAGGATCGATACGATACGATCTTCATAACAACTCCAATTTGTAATGTCCAGCATCCCACAGCCGTCTATACCCATTGGCGAACATATTCTGGGCTTCGGTCAATTCGGCCTTAAAATCAGGCAAGAGACCAGGTAACTTATGCTTCTGAAACATCTGTCGCGGATACACTTTCTGGCCTTTACAATAACTATACCCAGGAGGGGTCACACCACGCTTGACGAACCCAGCTGCAATATAAGCGGCAGCAGTTGGTGAATAACGGCGATCCACATACGTGAATACGCTGCCAAGGCCCGACCGTTTCATCAACCGGCTAAGGCCGCCCACAACCATTGTGTCCAATAAATTACAGAACCGCATTAACTCCCACCTCCCATGTAAATTGTTGAACGAAGCCGCAGCAACAATACAACCGCCTTTTTCCAGTGCCAAATAGCGACTAGATCGCCTATGCCCGTGTAAGTGATTGTGGTCAAAAAACATTTTCATCTCCGCTTCTGTGGGTTCGGTCACAACACAGTCCCTGGCGTAGACCCTCGATTTCACCAAACCGAGCTTGGAACGCAACATCGACTTTACGATTTGTGGCTTATCACGCCATTCTGATTCATAAATCTGAATCAACGAAAAGCCTTTATCCAAAGCAGCATCCAACTTGTTATAGTGGCGGTATGACTCTTCCCTAGTTTCTGGCCTGTTATATGAGTGCCAATATAAACCATGGTACTCTATCCCAACGTTACCAGCAACAATATCAATCTCTTGGCCATCAAGGATATTGCGGTCATTACGAACACACTGCGTCAATGATCCAACAAATTCCGCTAACTCCATTTCGCCTTTAGAACTCGTTTTAGCCGAATCACAAAACCGGCACCCAGCCCCTTTGAGATGATTCTGAGCTAGTTGTACAACATGTCCATGTATATCACACTTATAAACGATATGACTCAGCGATGACTCATACGTACTATCCGAATAATCGTATCTGCCACCATGGACAACTGCACAGCGCTCGAAGAATTCAGTCGCTGTTAATTTAGATCGCTCGGCCGCGCAGGTTGGACAGCCATGTCCTCGCACATGATTGGACGGTAGCTGGACGAATGGGCCATGGTGCGGACACACGACCGTAAATGCCACATCGGTGCTTACGTAAACTGTTTTCGAATAATCATAAAAACCATCATGTACTAATGAACAACGAGCTAAGAATTCAGCAGCATTATTCCGCCGCGCCGCATTAACTCTAGCTACATATTCTGGATCGGCGAATTTTTTCTTTATAGCCGCAGAAATCTTTTCAGCGAACTCCTTACTACTACTCAACCGCCGAGCACAGTCCCGCATTTTGGTGCGATAGGCATCATCCAGCCACAGCCGCTTTGACCTTTCAGACGACCCAGCCACAATCTTATCAATAGCAGATTTTGATGCCAACGAAGCAGCCGCGACGACTGACGGGAGGGCACGATAGCAACTTGGGCAATGGTAATCAACTACGTGTTTAGATTGATTGTTAACAGTCCGCACAAGTTCTGCAAATACAACAGTCCTCTGCAATTTACAATTAGCACAAATGGCCGTTACCCTTTCCTTACTTTTCGGACGAGTTGCCTTGGCCACCAGTCTGAGCCTGGGCGACATCCAATCCTTTGTCGATAATTTCTCTAACTTCATGATACTCCCCATCAGTGCAAAGGAATTTGTGTTGCATTGTGACTCTCTCTGTCTGGCCATTATCGAAAACTATTTCAAACACCTCCTGCACACCAGTATCGTGAATAGCCACGCACTTATCAGTAACAACTATGCCATTGCTGTACGCTTTAAGGGTCGGTAAATCAACTTCATTGGCCCACTCGCCAATAGTGGCCGACCGACCGGTGGTGGTGTCGGTTAGCACAGTATCTTTGTCAAGGCACTTATTGAAGGCGTATCTGCCGAACGTCTCCATCTTCGGCCACCACTCGTCAGCCTCGGCCTGACCGAGCATTTTGGCGGCACCGCGCAGCCACTTCTCCTTAATTGGCTTGAGCTTGTGGGTCAACTTCTTGGCAACGGCCTTTCGAGCCTCCTGAGCCTCAGGAGCAGTGAACCCGGCCACCCGCTGCCAGATGGCCTGCAATTGTTCCTGGTAAACGATCACACCATAGGTGTCCTTGAGGACATCCAGGATGACCGGGTGGAGCCTTTTCTGCCAAGTCTTACGGCCGTCATCGCGGTTTCTCACCGCATCCGGGATCGAGGCCATCGGACCAGGGTGACCCATCGCGTTGAACAGCATCAAGTCTTCGAAGCAGTACGACTGGTTGGCCAAAATACTCTTAGCCAGATCGGTGTCGAACTGGAACACCCCGTCCGTCTTTTGCTCGTTGGCGAGCCTGAGGGCATGGGGGTCGTCCATGTTGATGAAGTGCTTCTCTCCGTTGCCGTCATAGTAGAAACCAGCGTGCCGGAGCCGTGGGTTGTTGTACTCCATCCCCTCCATATTCTTACCAAAGGAGATACCGCGGTTCTCCTCAATAAGCTGGCACGCCTTGAAAATGTACTCCAAAGTCTTTAGGCCAAGGAGGTCCCATTTAATGTAACCGAACTTGGATAGCTGGGTGTTACGGCCCTCAGTCCACATGCTCGTCCAGAAGCCCTTGCTTCCGGTCTTGGCCATGGGAACGTTGCCGTACAGCGGCCGGTTCGTGATGATGATGGCCCCGGCGTGCATCCCCATGTTGCGGATGCGGCCGATCAGGTTGAGAGCTACGTCGAAGATAGGTGGGTACACCCGCTCTTCGAGTTCCGGATTCTCCAACCGCTGCTTGTCCCATTCAGCCTGCAGTTCGACCCGCCGCTTCTCGCAGCTATCGTAGAAACGACGAAGAGGCTCGTGTTCCTCGAACAACTTGGCGAATGTCGGCCCATCGGTGTCGGTGGATTCTACGTTACGATCTGCCCAGCACTTCGGGCATTTGAGTTCACCCTTCTTGCTGCCGTACAGATGGCCGCACTCCTTACCGGAAGGCAGAATCGCTTTGCATGGGGCCAGCCCGCCTTCCTTGAGATCGTCAACGTCGTCGGGCAGTAGCTTGGTGATCTGTTCAGCTTTCTCCAACTTGGCCTCTTCCATGTCCACGGTGACGCCAAGGTCATCCACGCTCTTGGTGCCCTTCCGCTTTACCCCAGCTTTGGTCTGCTGGGTGCCGCGGCCCATGTAGCCAAGGGCGACGGCTGAGTCGATTAAGGCACTCTTGAACTTATAGGTCTGCCACGTACCGACCGAACAGACTGAACCATAGCCATCATTATGGTTACTGCCGTAAGTCTTGATCGCGAATTCCTTAAGAGGGTCGCGAGCGGCCGGTAGGCAGTCAATGTCGATGTCAGGGCTGTCCGGGTCCTTGATGAGATCGTGTGGAATGAAGCCGTTAGCGTCCTTGAACTCCAAAACTTTCGCTGCCCGGACGGTGTTGAGCATCGGGGTCTTGCGAGCCACGATGGGGTCATCATCCACCATCCCAAGAACCCACGGCAGGACTAGGTTATTGGGGTTAGACAGGAACTTCTTACCTTCAGAGTAACGGTTGACCCAGATTAATTCAGCACCCTGCTTCTCGACCTCGGCGATCTCGAACTTGAGCCGTTCTTCGTACGGACCATCTAACCCTCGCTGGGCCAGGACAGCCAGAGCTTTAGATACGACTTGTTGCCAAGAAATATCAGTCATAGTTCACCACCAACAAGCAGCTTCTGGTAATCCTGGAGCTTCTCAGGGTGCTTACCCTGGACGTGGAGCGTCCGGCCGACGTGTTGCTCATCTTAGCGTCACAAAACGGACATTTCAGAGAGCCCGCCTCATCCGACTCCGCCTGACGACTCACAACATCATCTTAGTCGTCCTCCGGCTCCGGCTGGCATGGGACCTTCCCGGCCAACAGAGCCTGATACTCAGTAAATCTCTCCGGATGAGCGGCCTTAACGTGCAGGGTGCGGCCCGGTGTGCTGGATACCTCAAACTTGCAGAACGGGCAAGTCAACCCACCGTCCCACCGCTTGGGGTCCTTGGGCTTGGGGTCCTTGGGCTTAGCGGCCTCCTGCTTCTTTACTTCGTCTGGGTGCTCAGGAATACTGTCCCAATCGATGATGAAGGGAGGGTGTGTCTGATACTTGTTATCCACCCTCTTAACGACACCACACCACAAGTAATTCTTGCGTTTCTTGACCGCCTCGATCAACTCGGCGTAGTGAGCCTTGTCCTTGCAGCGGTGCATCTTGATGGGGCAGGGGTTGAGCCCAGGAGGGCATTCTAGGAAGACAGTCCAGTCGTAGTCAATGCCGCTCTTGGGTGGACCGCTCTGGTCGAGGCGAATTGTGGCGTCTTCGAGCGAGTATTCCTCGCCCTCGATCATATACCGGTCACCGTCCCGCCGCACGTCCTGACCGCGGACACGACTGGATTTACCGGGCTTGATGGATCGTAGTTGTTCGGCTGTCTTGCTCATAATCCTTCAATACAACAGCCGTATGCCGCCTAATTCCCTGTTATGGCGTAACCGATGGCAGCGATAATGGCAATAGCCAGAAGAATACCGACCTTCCACCAGAAAATGGGGTCCTTGGGCTTACCGCCGCTTGGGGGCTGGGTTGGGTTGAAGTCCCCACCCAGAGGTAGAATTGGCATTGGCCGCTCCTTGTGTCAGAGAATCGAATTCTTTTTGGGTCTCCATCCCCATCTTCGCCAGTTCACGGGCACGAACGAGTTGTCCACCCATCTCCGCATGCACCATCACCTGGATGTCTTTATAATACCCGTACCAGCGACGAGCATCCACCATGGCCGCAATAATACCATCTGGACCACCCTTGGTCAAGTAGGTGGCGACCTCCGGCGATTCGACGTGAACCGTTGCCTTAGCTCCCCGGAATGCTGGGGCCACAGACGCCAGGGCGAGTCGCACAGCCTGGAAGTCACAGAGTTCCTGAGGAGAACCACCCAGGCCCCAAGCGAACTCCCGCCGTTGAGTCCGTCCGTGCTCATCCCGAAACAGCAGGACGATCCCACATCCACCCAGGATGTGGGGATCTTCACCTTGGCTTAGACCGACGCAGTACAGATCGATCGTCACAGAATGTTCCCCATTACATCAGTCATGTCCGGGTAGCGGGCCTTGGTGTAGGTGGACAGACTACGCAGGGCCTCGGCTATCTCCTTAAGTAAAGCACTCTTGGCAGCGATTTTGTCGGGAAGCTGCCGGGCTTTACCGATGACGACAAGAAGGTTGTCACCCTTGTTCTGGATGCTCGCCGGGAACTGGTCTCCCTTGGCGGCAGCTTGGGTCGCACGTTGATCGATTGACTGTTGGACAAAGAGAGCAACGGACTCGACGATAGCGAAGGCGAGCTTGGCCATCTCGGACTTTCGCCGTGTATCGTCCTTATCTTCAAGGAAGTCGATGAGCTTGACTAGGAAGACCGTCAACTGCGGCGACGGCCCCTGCATGATGACAAGGTGAGTGCGAATTGAGTGCTTGAGTTCTTCGAGTAGCCGATCGGCAGATGGCGACAGGTTGGCGTCGATCGGTGTCCGCTCTTCTTCGGGCACCAAGGTGTCATCACCGGGCAGGTTCGCGTCCGACATGTAATAGCCTCCAGTAGTGGCTATCTACTGGAGGCCAAAATTTTCAATCACCGCCACAGTCCCCACCAACCACTAGTCCCAGAATCGCATCGTACATAGTTATCCTCAGTTTACTGGATCAGGCATACTCAGGTTCAGCATATACCCTCCACGCGATGGCGACAGGAAGCGGTCGAAAGACAGCCCCCACAGCAACGGGTCGAGGGTGTGAATACCGAGCAGGTAGCAGACCAGTGAACCACCAGCACTCCCACGTGGGCTAAAAGGCCAGCCCTGCTCGCGGCCGTGCAGCACCAGGGTCCGCGTAATAATGAAGTACGACGAGAAGCCCTTATCGATGAACCGCTTGAGTTCGATCTTAGCCTGCTCGACGTAAGTCACTTCTTTACCGTCGATGATGAACTTCTCCCGGCACGTATCCAGGCCAAGCTCACGGAGTCGAAGGGCGACCAGCCGCTTCAACTCCTCATCAGCATTCGGAATGTTCGGGATCTTTGGATCAGGATCGAAATCGAACGGCGTCACCTTGTCCGCTATGACCAATGAGTTATCGCACATCGTCTCGAATACGCTGTCCGGAATCCCCTTCGAGTAAGGATAATTCTTGAAGCGAGCCCAAAGCTCACCCCGTGTCTTCATATACTGCTCGTCAGAATTGACGTGAAACAGGTCCTTGCTGTAAACGTTGGTGTCCTGAGCGATGGCCATCATCACTTTCTGCAACAGGAAGTCCTTCCGCGTCAGGTAATGGCAATTTGAACTAGTAACCCCAACCAAGAAGCTGCTATCATCTTCCACTTGAATACACCATACCTCCGAAATATCAGATTCAATCCGACGAAATGGATTCTTAATCCAGACAATATCGCCTTCAAGCTTCCATTTCCGCCGGACCTTAGCGGAATCATAAGAAACATCGTAACCGAGAGCACGCAGGCCAATTTTACCGACACTACCAGTATAGCCTTCGCGGCGGTGTGTGCATATCACCCCACGCTTCTTACTCCTAATAACCATCTGTTTCGCCGGGCGAAGCGAGGTGGTGACCCCTAGCCCAACCGCCGCAAAAGCCTGAACCAGGTCCGTCAATAATTGAATTGAGACGGTGAAGAACGATTTACGACTCCGGCAACTATCACCATCAAAATAGCCACGCAGGAGCACCAGCAACTGGCGCTGAGACAGACTAGACCAAAATGCGGGTAACCGCTTCTTGTGCGATCTATTACCCATAAGATCTGAGAAGAGGTATGAGAAGCCAGAAGAACAAACCCTGGTACGTACCCCCCTCCCACTAATAGCAACGTGTCTGATCTGCGGATTAAAACCGAATCCAGAGAAAAATCCTTTGAGACGATTGAAAAGATGTGGCTCGTTCTCATGATGACCGAAAGTGAGACGATACCCGTCCGATGCCCCCTCGGATAGATACATGCCCATGGTCCAAAGCAGATCATCAGATAATTCCAAATGATCTGGAATTGGATTAATTGTCTTGCCACCGACTGGGAACACCAAACCATTACGAATTGCGAGACGCGACCCTCGCAAATAGTCTGAAGCACGAATTGTTCGCAAATCATCACTTGGCAAAATGATGCGGCTCACGGCGATCTCAGCATTTGGGTCAAGTTGCTGGATTTCTCTAAACCCAACTACCCCATCGGCGTTGTGCCTAGATAAAAGTTTGTGATTACCAGTACACTGAATGGCCTTACTACCAAGATATCCATAAATGGCCTCACCGTCCCGAACCCGGCGTTTCCCGACTTGTATGACTTGCCGGAGCCGACCGCGATGAGTCCACACTAAATCACCAGGTCTCAATTCACAAAGTTTCTTAGATCCGGCGGCAGTCTGAACCGGCACTTCCGAATTCCAACAATCGTTCGCTAGAACCAGTGGGATCTTGTAGTTGTCGGCGAGCATAACCAGAGTGCGGAACACCCAAGCGTCGTCCTCTACGCCCGGCATTTGCAATTCCATGTAGTAGTCATCGCCAAAGACCGCCTTGAACTTCTTGACCCAGGTGACCGCCTCGTCCAACCGGGTCTTACGATCACGTTCTAGGATCAAGTTACCATCCCGGTCCCGAAGTTCCTTATATCGCAATTCATGACATACCGGCCCGTTGAGGCACCCAGACAGGACGATAAGTCCTTCCTTGAACTCGCACAACTTATCAAACCAAATGCGGTTGAACTGCTTCTGACTGACGCCGAACAGCCCGGTGCCGTAAGCTTGGGTGGTCAATTTGACCAAATTCTCGAAGCCAGTCTTGTTCTTGCACAGCACCGTAAGGTGGCGGTTACGGATAATACGGGCTGCGAGTTCTGGGTTCTGCCGCCGCCACTCAGGAGAGCGGACTTTGTGACCACGCCTCTCCAGGTCTTGGCGGACCGGCTCGAAGTCGTTGAAGTAGATCTCACAGTTGTGGACAGCAACTCCTGTGTAATACGAATTGTCGCCCTCAACTTCCATGTTGTACACTGTACCTGAGTAACGATCTTTCTCTACTGCATACACCGGGAGATAAATGTACTCATCGTCATAATCATAGTGAAAATGACCACTCTCACGCCTGCGAATTGTGTATGAGCCCTGGCGACCATCGACCCCGGGCAGTTTAGTCACTGCGGAGTGTTGCGGAACGTCTAGCTTCGTCATTAGCAACCTGGCTTGCCAGACGAGGGTCCTACTAGACAGTTTCAGGTAACTGCTTCGTTCACCACATTTGACATCCCCATCGTACAGACCATTAAGCAGTGCCTTGGTCTGTTCACGATTCAGACGATGTAACCACACATCTGGGATCTTCTTTTCGCTGAAACCGGAACCGAACAGGTGCACGAACAATCGGCCGAAGAAATCGGAATAGACCTGGACATCCATGACCTGCTGTCGCCGCGATTCACCGTCCCCGTCCCGCATACTAAATGATGTCTTGATGTCAAACTGAGCGAAATAAGCCGCGATTCGCTCATAGAAATGATATTCATCAGCGGCGAGAGAAAAGTGCGGACCACCATTGGGTGCCGATCCTGCGGCAAGCCAAAGACCCATAATCCACAGCAGCTCATCGTCCATGTCTAGGAACATAGGAAGGTTGACATCGACAGTGGTCCGGTAGCCCTCTTTGGTGTAAGTCGCCGATACGATCTGGGCACGCCCCGAGTCGATTAGCGGTTCCACAGACATATCTGACGGGAAGATTTTATCGACAAGATCGATATCTGTATATTCACCGACAGGGAGACGAGGCACACACAGATAAAATCTATGCCGCCGTTTGTTAGAACGATCCTGACTCCGATTGCTAGCATATGTTCGGCAATACTTCTCCCTGAATAATTCATCAGCACGCCGAAACCCACAAGTAATAATATCTTCCCATACACCTTTCTTGACTTCGGCCCTGGTTACCTCACGGACCAGAAGCGGGTGCTCAGGCGTACAAACCTGATCTTCTACACCCCATGCCTTAATCCGTATAATGTCGCCATTGTACTGTCGAGTCTGCAGGTTCAGAACGCGACAAACACGGGCCCTATGGGTGAGCACCATATCGTCCGGCTGGACATCTACGAAAGGCTTCACACCACTCGTGGTATAGATTGGTTGCAATGGTAAGAAACAGCCGGGGATGTACTTGACCTTCGCTTTCTTGAAGGCGAGGTACATGTCTGGGACACTGGCCATGTGCCCGTGTTCGGTCGCACTCATGGCGGGATAGCCACGCTTCTTACACTGCTCGGCGTACTGCTCCGGGGTGGCCACTCCATCCAAGGTAGAGAAGACGGTGTGGTTGTGGAGGTGGACGAAGGTGCTGGAGCCGGTGTAGTCTTCCGGCTTATACTTCTCCTCAACCACCTTCGGCGTTGGGGCCGGTTGTTGGGGAGCGAGTTGTGGGTTAACCTCGACCATTGAGAATTTCTAGTCGCTGTTGGACATGTTCTGGTACGCCCCGGTAGGCGGCGATCCCTCTATCCAGCACCACAGCCAATACAGCCTTGCACAATTCCGCGTCCAGATCATCGGTCTGAGGGAGCACAGGTTCCTGTGGTTCGCGGCCTAGCCGCTTGATGAACCTTTCGAACACGACGACAAGGCCCGGTCGATGTTTGGTAGCGAATTTCCACAGACGACACAGGTAGTTGTGAAAGCCATCATCGCCCAATTTAGCCCGAAGCTCATCGAACTTCTCGCGGACTTTAGCCGCCCAGACCGTCTCCAACTTCACAGGGTCTAGAGCTTCTATCCAGTAGTGCCGCCCATACTCACCCATCCGCTCCATCACCGCTTGCTTAGTAACCATGGCGGTGCGGAGTGCTACCGCCCTGAGATCGCCTGCTGAATAAGACTTGGACAGACCAAGCTTAAATGCCGCTACAATATCCTTGAAGGACTGCAGGCTATAGCGTTGATGTGTCTTAGCCTGGAACCATGAATCCAGATTTGGTATGAGTTGGGGCTTGAGGTCGCTGTCGAGGATACGAGGCACCGGCTCTAACTGCATGAACCAGAGGTCGAAATCGATGTTAAAGGCTACAAAGTTCCCCTCAACAGAATGCAACACTAGTTCCACCATGGTACTCTTATCAGGCAGAAGCCGTAGGACCAAGGCTCTGAGCGGCTAGGGGTTCATGGGTATATCTGGCAGTCCCGAAGACGAGCACGAAGCGGTAGGGAGCCTTTTTGGAATCCGGAGCCAGGGCTACATGGACATGATCGAGAGTCCAAGATTCATCTCCATACACCACCATCACCTGTGGATGGTGGCCGCAGGAATCGAAAGGGTCAAGATCGGCGACCGCTTCCATGCTGCTCCAGACCGCCTTACCAGGGACAGGTCTCATTACCCCGTCAATCTCCTGCTCGGCGACGGTCAACGACGGCCGGACCACCTCATTTGCTATAACGTGCACGTTCCTACTCCAGGAGTTTCTTGCCGTAGCGGGTAACGATACCCTTCGTCTTATTTAGTGTCTTGGGGTCAAGAACCGTCGGAGTGATCATTAACGGAACATAGGGGTAGTAGAAATAGCCACCATCGAAGAAACTGCTACCTTTATAGCCCACCGCGTCGAGCTTCTTACAGATGGCGAAACGGTCTTTGAAATAACAAACCCATTCATTTTTACCGATCTCGGCGAGGACGATAAAGAAGTCCAAAACGTCCGGATCTTCAATATAGTCATCAACGGTGACGATCGGGTGCCTAAATAGTGTGTTCTCTTCTTCTGGGGCAGCCCGTTCTGAGACGTAGCGGAAGATCGCATGAGGTTCTTCAACCTCATACGGCTCACTATAATCGATGACTTGATACTCGTATTGCATCAGAGTTGGGGATAGCGTTTCTTAACCAGTGGCATCGCGAACTTCCCGAACTTACGCATCACCGGCACGGCAACCACGAACTGCTCTCGGAAAAAGCAGATCCACTGGTTATCTTCGGTCCTCTTAAGTAGGACAAAAAAGTCACTAACATTAGGATCTTCAATATAGCCATCAACAAGGATCTCCTTACCGTGAGCCCTAGTCTTGATGACCCGATGAATAGCATGCGGTTCTTCGACCTCGCAATCCAGAATGCGGTATGATGATGGCGAACATCGACGACAACGGGAACATCCACTTCTCCGACGGCTTCATCGTCCCTGTCGATAAGATCCCGCGGAGCGACAACCGGATATACTGATGGTTCCCCCATTCGGCAAAATAGTCGAAGCATTTCGACAGACGTGGTACGAGATCTTGGGGCCAGCCCAGCCCGTCGGAAGATACGACGGCAGATCTGATACAGCGAGGGCCAGACTCTTGGTCCGGCCCCTGAAAAGACGCTTGATGAATTCTGGGATCATTAGAACATCTCAGCGGCCTTGAGCAACCCGTCAGCAACACAGTAGAGAGGCTGGTTCGACCGCTTGACCTCCCCCACACTGAACGGCAGGTCCGTCTCTTCGAGCTTCTTGATGACCCGTTGAGCGAAACCGCGGGGCGATGAGGTACCACCGGCCATGAAAATGTTCACGCCCTCTTCGATACGAGCCTCCGCCTCGTGTTCCTGGAACCCGGTGACGATCCCCTCAATCACCTTGCTGATGAGCACGTCGTAGTGCAGAACGATGTCCATACCCAGACGATCTTCCGGCTCCTTACCGGGGGTCAGATCAACCTCCATCTTGCGGCGGGAGACGGTTGTGGGCGTCTCCTTAGCCACCTTCTTGCGAGTCTTAGACAGTTCAGGATCATAACCGTGCCGCATAGCGACCTGAGTGTCAATCCAGTCGCCGGCCCCGACCCAACAGAAGGAGTAAACCTCCATGCCGTACTTGACGTAAGAGACGGTGACAGTACCAGCACCCCAAGAAATCCCGATACCAGTAGCGTCCTGACTCATATCCAGGACGATGGCATGCGATTCCTTGATGTTGTTGACTGTCTTCTTGGCCTTCGTCTCGTAGTTCTCAAGGATCATATTGACCACCCGCTGGTGGTAGTCAATGTTAGAGTCCTTGTTGATAGCCGGGGCGGTGGTGCAGTAACAGATCTTCACTTCCTCATCAAACTTGCCGAGATCATTCTCGGCCATATTGATGAGTCCGTGAATAATCGAGGATAGGACGGTCATCGCCTCCTCGTCTGGGCTGATACCGCCCTCGGCCATAGGCCGCAGGAGGGTGTCATTCTTGGCGTAGGCGAACTCCTCGGCGTCCCGGCCCAGGACGATGATACGGTTGTTCTCCAACTTGATCCAACGGGCTGGGCGTTCGGTGCCGTCGGACCGCTTCTTCTTGGGGTCGTTGAGCATGTTCTCCACAAACGGCGTAGCCCGCTCGAACGGCCAGTAACCGTTGATCTCGGAGATGAACCTGCTCTTGCCATCGTCACCCTTGAACGAGACGACGATGGTCTTGGTGCCGACGTCGAGGCCGAGATGTTTCATGATGACTCTGATCCCTGTGTAGTCGTCGCCTAGCCTATATACCGTTGGGTGGTGCTCCTCCGCCGAAGAAGGGACGTCTGACAACCTTTCTAATCCCTGGGGCTGGGGGTCTAGGTGTGAGACGCCACTTTGGTCATCAGACCTTACCGGGCGAGCAGGTTGAGGGTACGGTATCACCCTTTTCGTCGTCACCACCTTCTGGATCACTTGGTGGCTCTGGTTGTTTGTTTCCGTTACCTGGACCACCGAATCCGGCAGGCTTCGGGGCTCGCTTGAGAATGAGTTCCGGTGAGACGTCCGGGACACTGCTGGCTGTAGGGCGACGGATCTCTTGAGCCGCTTGGCTGACTTGGCCAGATGTGCCCTGAGTTGGGCTAGATGGCCAAAAGACGGGGGCGGGCTCCTTTCGTTGGCCATATAACTCTACCCATCTCTCTAATATCAACACCACTCTGTATCCTAAGTACAGCCAACCAAGACCCAGAACCCCCAGCAGGATGTGCCATAGCGGGTCGATCGTCAGCAGGATGGTGGAGGTCATGCGTGGCTCACCCTGAGTAAGGGAATACCAGCGGCGTGAGCCAACCGACCAAGTTGGTCCAGCCCGAACTCGTAGAAAGCGAACCGCCGCCGGGTGCTATCAGTATCAGGCCAGAGCCGCCCATCGTCGTAATGGTCTATCTTCGACGTATGGCTCTTACCACCGATGATCTTATTATCGAACCCGAAGACCGTCACCGACGCCGGCTCCAAAAACAGAGCGAAGTGGATCGCCGCCAGAGCCAGCGAGTCGAAATTCGCCAGCGGCGGGTCCAAAGAAGACGACCCCGCCCCGCTCTGACCAAGCTCGAACTGCTGGGCCGTAGGCACCACCTCCGAAGCGGCCACGAACTTCCCGGCCGTCCGGTCCTGTAGGGCCACCGGCACCACAAACCGGTTGTCCTGGTACTTCCCCCGGAGTTCCGCCAGGACGTGAACAGCGTCCGTGAACACGAAATCGCAGTCGAACATCTTCGCCACATAATCGACGCCGATCACCACGTCATGACGAAGAATCATCGCTGGATTGATGACGTCCAGGGACGGCCCCGGAGCCACCACCGCCACACTCTTGCCCTTCGCCGACGCCTTCAGATCATAGATCCCGAATAGTTCCGGCTGCTTCATGCCCAGGAACCACTCGAACGGCCGCTTCTGCTTCTCGGCCAGCCGAGTCAGATTGGAGAGACGGCCCACGTTCAGGGCCTCAGGCTTCAGACCGCGGGCGGCATAGAAATAGCCGGCCTTCCCAGGGAACCACGCCTCGGCGATACGGGCGAGATTGCTCAAGGTCTGTTGGCCGTAATCGATCTCCAAGGCGACCGAGATGGTCGAGTCGTCGCAGACCCGGCACGACCCGCCCAGCAGCCACGACCGCAACGAAATCTCGATGTCCTCGCCGGAGCCTAGTTGCATCCCCTGGTCGAAACCGCCCAGGTAGTTGAACCAGTCCTTGGCGACAGCGATACAGTAGGAGGAGACGGCCGGGGATTCGTCGCGGCCCGTGTAGGTGCGGTCGTAGAGGTTCAGATCCCACCGCCAACCGAACCGCCGCCACCTCGACGCCTCGGTCATCCACAGACCCAAGTCCAGGGTGTGGACCACCGGGCTCACCAGCGACTGTGGCTCCTCCTGAAGGGCCTTCAACAACGGGAGCGTCCAGTCGTCGGAGACCTTGGTCTTGTCTTTGAGGAAGATGAGGGTCTTGCCTGTGGCCTGTTCGGCAGCGGCGTTCCACGCTTTAGCCCGGCCCACTTTGTCGGTGGTGAGAACGCGAACGCCGGTCCTGGTATAACCCAGGCCGGCGTCGTCACAAACGATTATTTCGTCGATGCTAGGGGTCCTGTCCAGGAGACCGTCGATGGTTTTGTCCAGGTACTTCAGATCGGTGGCGTAGATGATGGCGGTGATCATGCCATAGTTACGCCCGCACCTTCTTGTAGAGGCGGAAGGTCTTGTAGTCTTGGACAAGTTCGCACTTCTCCTCCACCATCTGCACCGCCTGCCGGGTCGTCTTCCAGTTAGTGTCGTCGAACCAGACGTGGCCACCCACCTTCACCCGCGACAGGTACATGTGGACGTCACGGCTGCTCACGGCCTCGGAGTGATTCCCGTCGATATGCAGAACGTCGATCGACTCGAAGGAGAAGGTTTCGACCACCGTCTCGGACGGGGCAGCGATCACCCGGCAATGATGCCACAGGCCCATGGCGGTGACCGCCGTCATGAACTTGCAGTAGTGGCCGCTAAGGTCAACCGTCTTCCACCACTTCTCGTCATCACAACCACCTTCCAGGGCAGCCTGAACTGTCCATGGATCGATGCCGTAGATGACGCCCTTGCCGTTATGTTTGAGGGCCAGGGCCTGGGGGACGTAAGACCGCCCACCAAACACCCCGATCTCCACCACCAATTGAGGCTTGACACGGAGGACCAGTGCGGCCATGGCTTCGGCTTTGTCCGGCGGGCACCAGCCCTCAAGAGTGTAGGTGAAGTGGAGCTGGGCGGCGAGGTCCGGCGGGAGCTGGTAGTAGCCGACACCGCCGGCCCCCTCGATACACTTGAGGGCTCGCTGGCGGTCGTGGATGACCGGCGAGTCCATCCCGTAGCGGCACTGGTCTGGGTCCATCTTGAACGGCAGTAGCCGGGTCGGGTAGTGCTTGAGGAGCACGTAGCAGAAGGCGAACATGTCAATCATGATGGGGTATGGCGGCGGGTAGTCCTTCCAGTAGTCGTGGATGGCCACCATGTGCTCACACATCCTATCGAGAACGGTCATGGCGGTGAGCCGGCTCGCTCCCCACACCCCACAATTGAGGGGGAAGGTTTCGCCGTGCTCGTCGATGATGAACTGCTTGTACTCTGGCGGCAGATAGGCGAGCTGGTGCCCGAACCAGGGGTTGTCGTTGTACTTGACCCACTCCTCGCCGACCAGCACCGCGTCCTCCGGTGGATGTAGCTGGGTCCACCACGCGAACGGGTCTACGGCGAAGGCGACGTCGGAAATGTCGATGAACCAGCACCGCTGGATGTTGCTGTGGAGGGTGAGGTAGTTGCGGAACGCGAAGAACCTCCCCTCATAGTTATTAGCGGTAGGTTGTACCGGCACTTTCTCGAACTTGAGGAATTCGGTCTGGAGTTTGTTGACCAGCTCGTCGGAGAGACAGTCGTGGAGGATGACGCCCCTCAGACCGATGTGCTTGTGGATGGTGCCGACGAAGGGGCGGATATACTCCGCTTGCTGATCGATGGTGAGGGCTTCGGTGTGGGCGGTGCCGCCGATTTTCTTGTGGGCCGAGTTCCAGGGGTCCTTACCACCAGAAATAACGGCCCCGAATACGACGTCCATGGAAGATCACACCTTAACCAGAGCTTTCTGAATCAGATCATCGCTCCAGAACAGCAACTCAGTCCACCAGTCGTGGACGCCGACGGACACCAACCACCGGCGATCTAGCTTGATCGCCCCGGCAGGCCAGATGGCGTTCGGCGGCACGTGTGGCGGGCGAGTCGCCGGGTCAGCCCATAGGATCGGCGAGGGCGTAATGCGAGTCACTTCGAACGGCGGCTTAGCCGCGAACGCATAGACGCCGATGTTATAAGTACGCCGCCCCGGTCCGTCCACCGCCCCATGCAGGAAACTGATGTATTCGTCGCCCACACGCACCGGCGGGGTACCACCCCTCAAGTAGCCACCCAACCACGGCAGTAACTTATTCGTTTGATAGATTTTCTCGGCCTTCCCCTCCCGCACCCTGATAATGATATGAGGGCTGATGGTGTAAGAACCCAGCAGCTCACCCTCATACTCGAAGAAGACCCAATTCTTTTCGATCGGGCCGGCATCCTCGTATTCCAGCTTCCACACCTTCACTGGTTGGTAATCGTCCCCCAGCACCATGATGCACTGCTTCGACGTCGCGTTGCCATCGCTGATCTCGATGAACGCGAACGACAGATGCAACTGACCCCGGAAGACGAACAGCCGCGGATCGTCAAAACCGCCATGCTGGTACTCCGGCGGCAGCACAATCTCCCTGGTGTTCTGGACCGTCAGGTCCTCTCCCAGCTCCGACATGTACATCCGGGCGGCCCGCCAGCCCAGCCGCGTAGCCAGGAGGTAGCGACCCTTGTACCGGATGATGGACGAGTTGAAGTGCCCATCCAGCGGCACCCGGATCGACTGTTCCGGCCGGATCTCGCCTGAGTAGTCAAAGTAGGCCCGCTCCACCGCCCGGCTCCCTACCACAAGCTTCTTGCGGTCTAGATCAATCTTCTGGGGGGTGACGTGAGAGCCGCTATTAGAGAGATTCACCACCACCGGCAGGGTGTTCTGTAGCTGACCGATCGGGCCGCTGAAAGACATCGAGAACGGGCTACACTGTTGCACCGAAGCCGTGACCCCGTTCATCACCCAATAACCGTTACTGCAGGATAGGACAGCGTTCCAGCCACTAGTCTGGACCACATACGTGCCGGTGCCCTGATCCTGCATCGAATAGACGCCCACGTTGGGGCCGTCGTAGATGTGCAAGTAGAGCGTACCGGTAATAGCCTCGACACAACAGCCCGGACCGCCCCTCTGTGCAGCAATCTGGACCGAAGTCTGGCCGGTCGCTTGGGCGTTATGGGCGTCGGTCGCTGTCGCCTGTGCAGTGTAGAATCCAGCGGCAGCATGGGGGTGACCGGTCGGGTTGTGAGTGCTTGTAGTACCGTCACCGAAATCGATCGCGTAACTGTACGGTGGAGTACTACCGCTTGCCGTGGCCTGGAATTCAACGTTATGGTTGGCCGTCTGGGGCTGTGGCTCAGCTAGCAACTGAACCGAGAACCCGCCGGGCGGAGGCGGCGGTGGAACATTGCTAATCACCACCACGCTAATCTGACCCGTCGCCCTCTGCCGCTTCGAATCCTTAACCGTCACCGTCACGATCTTGACACCGGGGCTGGGGAAGGTCTGGTCAAAGGATTGGGTCGTCTGGCTGACGCCGCTGCCGCTCCACGACCAAGTGTATGGCGGGGTACCGCCGCTCACCTGAGCGTCGAAGCGGACCGTACCGCCGACCTCAACTCGGGTCGGGGTGGCGGTCGGCGTCACCGCCATCTGGGCGGTCGGCGGTGGGGCCGGGGGAGGTGGGGCGGGCGGCGGTCCACCACCGCCTGGGTCGCCAGTATTATAGCACCCAACTTGGACGTTGGGGCAGTAGAAGAAATCTTCCTGACAGCACTCGTCCTTCTCAGGGGCCCGGGCCTTCCCGATGAACCACGGGTACTTACCCGGCCGTACCAGCCCATTCGGGCCGTACCACTTGACGACCTCATCGCAGGCCGGGATATCGGTGTTCTTGACCCAATTGAATTTATGGCGGTCGTAGTGCCGCTTGGTAACGCAGCCGGGCTGCGGCGTCCAGTGCGCGAGGTCAAGCTCATCAAACTCATCATCGACAAGCTCTAGGGTATAGCTCTCGATGAGCTTGCAATCGTCCAGGACCATCTGGGCCGCAGCGAACGACGTGTTCAGAGCACTCCGGTCGTTCAGACTCCCAGAATTAGGAGCTAGACGCACGCCCTCGACGCACACCTGACTGACAATATCAGAGCAGACCGAAAAAATCGCCTGCCGCTCGCAGTCAAGCCGGGCGGTGATGATCGGGCAAGTAGCGAACACACTGGTCTGATCGAGAGTACATTCAGTGATCCGTACTGTACTCTCGCCGGGCTTACCCGGCTGACCATCAGGCCCGCGCTGCCTCGACTTAATACAAAAGGTCCCTTCCCACGGCAGATTGTTTAGAAGGTAGATCGATCCGCAGACAATCCCGGTATCGGGATCATATTTGATAGTGTTTAGTGTCTTGCTCATATCGACCGGGAAACGACGGTCGAAAGACACCCTAGGCTTCTCAACCCCCAGCGGGTCAACCAGCACCGTCACCACCGGCACACGATCTACCGTCGAGCCAATGGGAAGAGCCAGGACACGACTCAGGGCAATCGGGCAGACATTAACCGCCAAAGCACCCATGCTCTGCTTAACCAGCAGGTCACGTGTGGCCTGGAACGCTGCGGCCTCTGCCGGCAGCCCATGGTAGTATATCGCAAGGTATTGCAACTGGTCGTAGACAGCTACTTCACCCGGCTTTGGCTTGGTCCCGACCTTGGAGGCAACAAGCCCGTCGGTCCGCCGTGGTAGAGTGACCTTAAACACCCGCACCGATATGTCCGGAACGTGATTGTTCGGCAGTTCGATGTCGGTGCGATCTCCCAGTAGCGGCGTGGGGGTGATGATCGAGAAGTCAAGTCGATTCTTCTCAATCTTGGACGGCTCGTAGCAGATCTCAGCCGGACCCGGCTTCCCCTCTCGGCCGCGGTCACCGACATCGCCTTTCTCACCCCGCGGTCCGGGGCAGACCTGCTTCATCAAGACCTGGAATAACCGGCCGCGGTCCACTTCGATGCGAAGTGCGTCCTCACCTTCAGGCTTGAAACTGACGAACTTATCTGAAGAGCGGAAATAGTACCAGTAGGCGTCTCGGCCTGGAGCGATCTTGAGGGGTCGCAGGTCGAAGCCGGAGTTAACGAAGGCGCGGACCTTCTGGAGGCGGTCGAAGATGTCGGGGGTAACCACCCCGTCATTGGTTTCGGTTACTGGAACCGGCGACTGTAGAAAACCACGCGAGATCCAGGAGTCCTGCTTGGCGGAGAATCGCCACCGGTTGCCATACTTGTCACATACCTCTGCCCCGTCTTCAGGCTTTCGCGGCAGTCGAGGTAGTTTGCAGACCGTCTGCATCGGTTACGTTACCCCATCGGAGTCTCCAATATCTTTGTCGTAGTTACAGCATGGCGAACGTACCGCTCCCGCTTGGCCATCCGACGATCGTTACATTTCCCAGACTCTGTATAGACCTGACGGATGGCAGCCGCCAGAGAGTCGAACGAATCCGGGGCAGCGATCTCCCACTTCCCGAACTCGGTGCGCAGGCTAAAACCTTCGAGCTTAATAATGCCGTCAACCAGAGAAATGATGAGCTTGATAGGACCGTAGACTTCGACAAGCCAGCAGAAGCCAATCGCTCCGCCTACGAAGAAGTGTACCATCCTGCTATCGAATCCCTCCTCACGAAGGAATTCATGAATCACGAACTCAAATATGCTGTCTGACGTCGGCGAGGAGTTGGTCAAAGAACCCAGGGTCGGCGAGTTCGTAGATTCTGATGATTTTGTCTTGGGTATTTTCACGGTGCAGACTTGGGTCACCGAATTCTGTCAGTAACGTGAGTTTGTACACACCATTCTTATAGATTCCAATGCAGATGGGTGGGCGGACTACCTTGTCACTGTTGCGGAAATGATTCTTGTAGTCGTACTCGCTATCGATATCCTGGCGGAATTGGAGACGTAGGCGGCACTCGAACCCAACATCACGGAGGAAGCCCAAGATAGCTCTGGTCGCTTCTGTTGGCTTGAGGTAGTCATCAACAGCAGCTTGCCCTTTCCGTCTTTCGAGGGCCTTGAGCAACCAGTTGCTGAGTCTGATCCACACTCGTTCGAGACGATCGGAAACCCAATCAATCATAATCAACTCGAAGGTTGAAACTGCAGCGTTTGTTGACGATGATGCGAACGTAGTACGTCGTCCCGCCGACGAATTGGGTGTTATCACCCCATGAGGTCAGATAGTTCGGTCCAGGGTCATCGTTGACGCCCATATCGATGAGTGTACCATCTGCGTTATAGAACGTCGTCGCGATGCTCGTCGGAGCGGTACTTCGTGAATTATCAAAATGCGACCTTCTCTGTTGTCTCTGTCATAGAATGATTTATGCCAAAAATCCCTGCGAAGCAATTCAGGTATAGGGAAGAGTCCCCACCGTCCTAAAAAGATATAGGATAGACATTAAACATGTCTTCCCGTAGGACGTATAGCCACGCTACCCGTCTCAACCCTTTTCAGGCGGAGACAGGCGGGACTGACGAGTCGTAGGCAAGCTCCGGCAACTAACTCTTATTGTGGGGTTTTTGTGCCGGTCGAAATCCTACTCCCATGACTCTGCCGTCGTCACTCCTGTCCCCAGGAGCCGGACACTCTACCAGGTTCGGTGTCCTCAGAGTCTTCGAGTTACAAAGGGAGACACTACCACTGTCGATGCTTCCAGATTGCCACACGCCTGTTGCGGGTGCACACATTCTGCAGGTAGCGCAAGTAGTTGACGATGGCATGGCGTGTCGGGTCTGATGTTACACCGAGTAGTTCCAGGAAGTCCCCCCGTGCTTACGGTCAGTCAGCTGGTTCGGCCACAGGTATCCTGCCCCGCGTTATGCGGCCGGGCCGTTACTTTCAGCCGATGGCTCCATACCAAAGGCGGTCAGGACGCAAGCGACCCGTCTGAGACGGAATCGGGAGGGAGACAATAAAGCTCCCTCAGTCAAGAACGGCCCTGAAAAACCGCGTCCTGATTAGCTGACCTAGTAAAAGGTTAAAGGCCGTGGCAAACTGAGCCACTATAGTCCAGAGGTTATCTGGGACGGCCTGGAAACCGTCTGCAACTTTAAATACAGCTACCGACAGACACGTTAGAAATGGAACTGTTCTGGCAGGCTGGAAAAGCTTCCTCAATCTCGGTCCATAGCCCATCGTAAGACAGCACCGAACTGCTTCACTAGATCATCCAGAACCACGGGGCTGTTACGGCGCCAACCACACACAGGAGACAGTGAACATAGTGTCACCCACTCTTTGCAGCGATAAGTTCATCACACTTCGGACTCTTCCACGGCGTAAAGTTCGTCGCCCTCATGAACGACGTCATCGTGGGCCTTGTCCAGGATAGCCGGGTCCAAGCCCTGGACGCCCTTCTTATCGACATCCAACCATGCCTTAAACAGATTCCGGTGCGGTTGGGCCGTCACCTCCCCAGGTTTCTTATCAAGCCTTTGAGTCATGTCCCACCAGCGCACACTGGCAGCACCCAACTCCATCAGCCAATCCTTGGCCTTCCGCTTCTCCTCCTGTGTATACTGACGTTGCAGAGCCACACGAATGATGTTCCCCTTGCACTCAGCAGCGGTCTTATCGTTCAGATTCTCGTCCAAGAACGTATGGAACTGCGGCGGAGCCTTCTCACCAGGAAAGAACTTCTCACCAGCCTTCCACAAGTTCACGAATTTGTGCGTCCCCGTGTCCAGATCATAGACGTAGAATCCGTGAGCAATATCACCCTCATCGAACTTGAACGGAATCAAGCTACCTGGGTAGAAGACCGCCGGTTGCTCCACCCCGTCACCAAGTTGCTGCCTAGAGTGGAAGTGACCAGTATAGATCTTCCTGAACTTGGAATACTCGAAGTTCACAATCGACCAGTCCTTCAGGAGGAAACAGGTATTAAGAGACGCCCCGCGAACCCCGATGTGGGTCAGCAGCACGTCCCCCTCCTCATACTGATCCTCCAACCGCCGCAACACCTTCATATAAGACTTCTCAAAGGTGATGAACGGTAGTATCCAAAACCTCTTATCCTCCAGAGTCAGGAGTTTCACGTCGTCGATATAAGTGAGATATTTCCGCATAGGGGCCACGCTGTTGATCCGCCAGGAGTGGCGGAGGAACATGTCGTGGTTGCCGGGGAAGGTGACCCACTTCTGGTCGTACTTCTGGGCCGCTTCCTCGTGGAAATCGACGGCCTGCTGCAGGACATTGATCGCTAGATTCTCACGGTTGTGGAAGAGGTCACCTAGGACCACAATCACGTCGATGTTCGCTGCCTTGGCATATTCCCGCACGACCCGACAGGCGTAGTTGATATCACCGTCCCGGCCCGGTACGCCGCGGTGGATGTCGGCTGTGAAGATGACCTTTTTCGACATGACGTTTCACCCCATATTTCCTTGTTTCAGAACACGTCCACATACCTGCCCCTTCCGTATCCATCCCGCCCCCGATATATCTCTCTCAGTGACCCCCTCAAAAATATTGGAAGGGAGGGCCACGCTATGTTCCACGCCGAACTCATCTCGATGTCTCGTGGGCAGTCCTATGACCAAGTAGACATCCTGGAATCTCGACACGGCGACTTCGAGAAATACGGTATCCAGAAACCGTTCGGAGAGCGCACCGTGGCATTCTTCACCCAGCAGGGCCAGCTAGTCCTAGCCCACCCCTGGGGTGTGCGAGTAATCCACCTGGACAAGAAGCCGCGGAGGGGTAACAACGAGAAGTGCTTCGATTTTGACCGCATTATCCTGGATGGCGACATTAGCTACCAGAACGGAAACTACATTGACGACGGGTGCTTCGCAGAACTTGGGGTGCCGGACCTCTTCGAGGACCCCGGCGAGGTCATCGACCAAGTGACATTTTCCTGCAGCCAAGGGGTCTTCATCACCCACGACGCCAACGTCGTCAGCATCTTCCAGCATTTCCCCCGCGGCACCCGCGGCGTTACCAAGACGGTCCACGTGGCAAGCGTAGGAGAACTGCAGAAACTCGTAGTCCCCCAGCCTCAGGCCAAAATTCGCCGCCGGAAGAAGTAATCATGATTAAGCTCATCATCTTCGACCTCGACGGCGTACTAGTTGACGCGAGGGAGTTACATTACGACGCCCTCAACATGGCACTGGCCACCATCGGCCGGCAATACGTCATCGAGCGTGATGAGCATCTCCTCTTCTACGACGGGTTACCCACCAACAAGAAACTCGCCAAACTCACGGCCGAGAAAGGACTCCCTGAGTCCGAGCACAAACGGGTCTGGTCTCTCAAACAGGACATGACCCGCACCCTCATCAACAAATTCAGCTACGACGACCAGAAATGCGATCTCCTCAAGAAGCTTAAAGCTGCGGGCTACACTATCGCTGTGGCTAGCAATTCAGTCAGGGACACTGTGAAAATGTTCCTACTGCGAACCGGGATGATCGAGTTCGTTGATTTCTACTACTCGAACCAAGATGTGCAGCAACCGAAGCCCCACTCCGAGATCTATCTGCAGTGCATGCTGCGGGCGGGGGTGAATCCAAGCGAGACTCTGATCGTAGAGGACTCACATATAGGGCGACTAGGGGCTAAAGCATCTGGCGGCCACGTTTGTGCCGTCCGCAACCCCGGCGACGTCATCTATATCCGCCTCCACGAGGAAATCCAAGCCGTGAACAGTCACGACACCCCATCCAAGTGGCAGGGTGGAAACCTCAACGTCCTCATCCCTATGGCTGGTGAGGGCAGCCGCTTCGCCAAGGCTGGTTACACCTTCCCTAAGCCACTGATCGAAGTCCGTGGCAAGCCCATGATCCAGGTCGTCACCGAGAACCTGAACATGGATGCCAGGTTCATCTACCTGGTGCGGAAAGAGCACTACGAGAAATACAACCTCAAGTACCTGTTCGCCCTGATTGCTCCGAACCACGAAGTGGTTCTCGTAGACAAGCTCACAGAAGGTGCTGCCTGTACCACCCTACTGGCCCGCCAGTTCATCGACAGCGACGATCCGCTTATCATCGCCAACTCCGACCAGTTCGTCGAGTGGGATTCAAACGAGTTTATGTACTCGATGGTCGGTGACTATATCGACGGCGGCATCCTCACTTTCGAAGCGACCCACCCCAAATGGAGCTACGTCAAGCTGGATGAAAAGGGCCTCGTCTCAGAAGTGGCCGAGAAGAAGGTCATCAGCAACAAGGCTACCGTAGGCATCTACTACTGGAAAAAGGGCAACGACTACTGCCGCTACGCCGACCAGATGATCGCCAAGAATATCCGCACGAACGGTGAATTCTACGTCTGCCCGGTTTTCAACGAAGCCATCGGGGATGGCAAGGTAATCAAGACCTTCGACATCAAGAAAATGTGGGGGCTGGGCACACCCGAAGACCTCGACTACTTCCTGAAGAACCACCATGGCTGATCCTACTAACAAGTACACTGTCCTTCAGCGAGACACCTACAACGGTGGCTACTCGCAATGGCACGGCCACAACAAGGACGTGATGATCGGCTCATTCGATAAGCATAATGCCCACGGGCCGTCTCTGCCTCAATGCCGCGGTTGTTGCACGGCGATTTTCTGAAAGTGGGTTTCAAGAACTTCGACCACACGATCATTCCGGCCCCACCCTACGAACCGCTTCACATTCACGATTCCTGGATTTTCGTAAGGGGGCAGAAAGATGTTCAAGATCTCACACCGTGGCAATCTACGGGGTCCTGACTCTAGCCTTGAGAATAAACCGGAGCACGTAGCCTCCCTGGTCCAACAAGGATATCAGGTCGAAGTGGACGTGCGGACGAGCCCCGACGGACGACTGCTGTTCCTGGGCCATGATGAGCCGCAGTACGCCATCCCGGAGTCGTTTCTACAGCTGCCGGGGCTGTGGTGCCACGCTAAGGACTATGGCGCTTTGCAGCGGTTGGCCTCCCTCAACGTACACTACTTCTGGCACGACATCGAGGATTTGGTGTTGACCTCGCATCGTGTGCCATGGGTTCACCCGCGGATGGAGCTTGAGCGGTTCCCGCTTGAACTCATCAAACGGTCGGTGCTGGTGCTCCCGGAAAAGTCGCCAACCAACAAAGACTATGTGAAGCGGTGCTGTGCCGTCTGCACCGACTACGTGTTGGAGTGATCCCGTGAAACGTACTGCCGTGTGTCTGTCGGGTCTGGTACGAACTTTCGAACAGACCCATCAGAACCTCCATGACCAGCTTCTTGTCGTTAACCCAGACTTCCAATTCGACTTCTTCCTGTCCACCTGGGCCAACGCCGACTCCCGCAAATCCACGCAGAAGATCCGGCTGGAGCAGTGGGGCCATCCCGTCGAAGAACTCATCCCGATTAACCCAACTCCAGTAGACCGACTCAAATTCATCTACAAGCCGGTAGCGATCAACGTCGAGGAGAAAAGGACATGGGATGTCACAAAGTATACCAGTAATAAGGATAAATTGGCCAGTCCTGAGGCGTGGCTGGGGATGACTTACAAAATCGCCGACTGTGATCGTCTCCGTCGTCAATACCAGGCACAGATGGGTTTCATATACGATGTTGTGATTCGCTGCCGTTTTGATATTCTCTTGCCTATCCCGATCACCCTGGATCTCGATCCGGCCAAGTTGTACGTCCCCAAGATGTGGGCTCCATCCTACCGGGAGCAACCGTGAACCAATGACATGTTCGCCATTGGTTCCGACAAGGTGATGGAGATTTACGCGGGGGCTCACGAGGCTACTGACGCTCTGTTCGACCGTGGGGTCATTTTTCAGCCTGAAATTCTGCTCCATAACCATCTGGCCGAGCACGGCGTGCCGGTTGAGGTTATGGACTTCGATATGACGATTCTCCGCAATTAAAGCAAGTCAGGGGTCTTGCCACACGTCGGTGATTCCCCCCACGTATTAAACCGGGAACCACCGAGGAAGCTATGTTCAATCTGGAAGCCATCGACGACCACTTCCCGAAGCGTGTGGATGGCCAAGCCTCCTATCGCGAGGGCCAAAAGAAGGCTATCGAGTTCGCCCTCAATGCCTTCAACAGCGGCAAGCGGGTCGTACTAATTGAGGGGCCGACCGGCTCCGGCAAGAGCGCCATCGGCATGACCCTGGCCGACATGGTGCCGCGGTCCTACTACTTGACCGGTAGCAAAATCCTGCAAGACCAGTTGGTCGGAGAATTCGGCGATCAGATCGTCGAACTCAAGGGCCGCAATGCCTACCCCTGCACCTTCTACCCCCGGTTCGGGCCGGAGATGGTCCGCCGCGGCATCTGGAAGCAGCAACAACTCGATACGCATCTCAAGAAGAACCACAACTGTGCAGACGGCTTCTGCAAGTCCAAGAGCGGCAGGCAGGGCAAGAAGCAGCAGTGCCTCAAGTGTTTCACTCCTGGTGGGCCGCACGGCACCGGTCGGCCCAGCGGCGACCTAGAAGTGCTACCCCTGGGAATGCGATACAGTGCCTGCCCGTACTACGAGCAGGTGTACAAGGCCCTCGCTGGCCGCAAAGTGACGATGAACTTCTCGTCGTTCCTGTTCCAGACGCAGATGACCAAGCGGTTCGACGAGCCTCGCGACCTGATGATCGTGGACGAGTGCTTCCACCCCCACACCCGAATCCAGACGGAGGCCGGTCTGATTCCCATCGGGAAGCTAGTCAACGAGCAGATGGTAATACGTGTGGTAAGCTTCAACTTCATGACCAAGGAAATTGAGTATAAGCCAATTGCCCGCTGGCTCCGTCGCGGCAAGCAACAGACTTATAAAGTATTAGTCGGCAATCGAACGATGTATCCGACCGCCGACCACAAGATCTTTACGCCCTATGGCAAGAAGAAGCTCATCGACTTGAAAGTAGGCGATAAGGTATATGTCCGTCAGACAGAAATCACCCCGGACCAACAGCAACTGGTATTGGGGTCGTTGCTAGGGGACGCGAGCCTGCAAGTGGTCGAGTCCAAGAAAATTGGGAAGAAGTATATCAACAAGGCCACCAGGGGGCGGGTGCGGTTCCGTCACGGTCCTAAGCAGTTTAATTACCTCATGTGGAAGCATAAAATTCTTGGTCCGCATGCCGGGACCGCTCCGAGTCTTAAGCCATCCGCCGGCTATACCAAGACGACAGCTTCGTTTAGCACTAGTTGTGATTTCTATGATGTCATCGAACCCACCATCATCAATGGCAAGAAATCACCGAACCCGGTATGGCTGAGCAAAGTGGGAGCAATGGGTTTAGCAGTCTGGTACATGGATAATGGTGGAATCAGTAACCAAAGTGCCAGATTCAACACCCATGGTTTCGACCTCGCTGCGAACAATCTACTGGCCGGATGGCTACGTTCTACGTGGGGTTTAGAGTGCGAAGTAAAGCCAACCGTCAAGAACGATCAGACTCTCTACTACATCCAACTTGGGCGGGAGAGTACCAGGTTGTTGATGCGACTGATCTCTCGTTATATTCCGCCTTGTATGCGGCACAAGTTGATAAAGTACGTGCCGCACGAACCACAGACTGGCTATGCTTTGCGTAACCCACACCGTAAGTTAGACCTAGAACGCAGTAATACGCCTCTTCTAGATTTGCAGGTCGCAGTTCAAGAGACTGATTGGGAGGGTTACGATTCAACCGTCGAAACTCAAGTCTGCCGCGAAGTGTCTGAGAGCGTGATCCGATCGATTGAACCATACAAGGAAACCGTTACCTATGATTTGGAAGTAGAGGATAATCACAACTACTTCGCCGGCAATACACTAGTATCCAACTGTCACAACATCGAGTCGCAGCTGATGGACTTCGTGTCCCTCTCCATCAGTGACGCCCACCTGCAGCAGCACGGAATTGTCCTGCCGAAATTGGAGACGCCGGAGGAGTATGCGGTGTTCTTCGAGGACTCGAAGCTACACGAGGCCCTGCTTAAGGTCTATAACGACGCCAACGAGCAGGACCAGATATGGCTGGCTGACGAAATCTCGCGGACGCTCAAAAAGTACAAGATGTTCCTAGACCACATCCAGACCGAAGGGTCGGTGTGGGTGAGCGAGTACGAGTCGTCGCAGAGCGGCCACAACAAGGTGACCCTCAAGCCGGTCTACGTGCACAACATGGCCAGCGAGCTACTGTTCCAGTATGCCCATCGGGTGGTGTTGATGTCGGCCACCATCCTGGACGTGGACGTGATATGCAAGAGCCTAGGTATCCCGCGAGAAGAAGTGGCGGCGGTTCGGCTCAAGAACCGTTTCCCGGTCAAGAACCGTCCCATCCACATCCGGCCGGTTGCCAAGATGACCGGCGGAGCCGAGGGGATGAAGAAATGGGGTCCGGCTCTCGTCGAAGGCGTCAACCAAGTCGCCGACGAGTACCCGGATAAGCGTGGTATCATTCATACCCACAACTTCTCTATCGCCAAGCTGCTGCGAGAGAACTGTGACCCCGGGGTGAAGCGGCGGTTCCTGTTCCAGGATGAGTTCAACAACGACAAGAAGGCGATGCTAGCCGCCCACGCCAAAAGCCCGGACTCGATCTTGGTGGCTCCGGCCATGCACGAGGGGATCGACCTGCATGGCGACCTGTCGCGGTTCCAGGTGATCTGCAAGGTCCCGTACGCCAACTTCTATGACAACCCACAGTTGGCGATGCGGGTAGAGGCCGACTGGAAATACTACATCTGGATCACAGCCCTCAAGCTCGTTCAAAGCTATGGTAGGAGTGTTAGGTCGGACACCGACTACGCCGACACTTATATTCTAGATGAATCTATCAATAAATTCATTCGGGACGCTAAGAACATGCTCCCGGATTGGTTTCTTGAAGCCATTAAGTATGAGTAAGCGAATCAAATTCAATTGTGCACGCTGTAAAGCTGAAACATCAAAAACAGCTTCGAATTTCTACAAACAAAAGAAACGTATCGGTCAGTCACTATGTGCGACTTGCGCCAAACAGGTGGGGGTTAATAAAACCAGAGCCATAGCCGCGTTAAGACATCCGGTAACCAATGAAAGCCGGGTGACCGTCACATGCAGCTGTGGAGCAACGCGGGAAGTTTCATTTCGTCAGAGCAAGACAGCGAGCAAGTGCTTGTCATGTGCTAGCAAATCACGATATGCCTCTCATAGATCGACATATCTTCAAAATGCTGCTGAACGTTCCGGTGATCCAACATTTTCCGCAGTTGTATCGCGTGGGATGGCCACTATCCCGCCAGAAGCGAAGAGCCGAAATGGTGCAATAGCATCGGCTGCTCTGTGGAATGATCCAGGTCGCCGTGCGGCTGAATCTATGAGACGACAGACAATAGCCTGGCGGGATAGATTGAGTCAGTCACTTAGGGGTGTTAATACACTAACCACTGACGAATTTGTGGCTAGAGCGGTTAAGGTGCATGGTGGTAAATATGATTATTCACTAACGAATTATACACACAGCAAGTCATCGATTATTATTATTTGCCCAACACATGGGCAATTTATTCAATGCGCTGCCGATCATTTGTATCACGAGAATGGTTGTCCTAATTGCTATTCGCCAATATCCAGGCCACATAGTCAGATTAACGATTACTTGGAGTCACTTGGCCACTTCGTAAGTGTTAATGATCGTTCTCACGGGTTTGAGATTGATTCATTGGTAGGGAATTTTGGAATTGAGTATCATGGATTGTACTGGCATTCATATTCACGTTTAGAAGACAAGAAAAGTCGTTATCGACACCATGATAAGGCAACCGTAGCAGCCGCCAAACACATTAGACTTTATCAAATTTTCGAACATGAATGGCGCGATCGACGTCCGATAGTCGAGTCAATGATTGCGAATGCTCTGGGTCATACTATACCAATACACGCTAGAGAATGTGTTGCAGTTGAATTAGATGATTCATCCGAATTCTTTGAATATAATCATTTACAGGGGTATCGTCCCGCTTTGTTTAGCTTTGGCTTATATCATGGCAACGAATTGATGATGGCCATTTCAGTATCGCGACATCATCAATTCGAATTCGAATTGATTAGAGCGGCGACGATCAGAGGCTACCGAATTAGAGGTGGACTTAGTAAACTTCTGACCTTTTGTCAACGCAGAACTGGAATGCGGTCATTGATGACTTATGCCGACAGACGTTTTTCAACAGGGAATTCGTATTTGCAATGCGGTTTCAAAATGCTATCTATAACTAAACCAAATTATTGGTATACGAAGAATGGTTTGGTTTTCAGCCGTCAGCAATTCCAAAAATCGAAACTTAGTTCTATTCTGGCAGCGTATGACGATAGTAGTTCAGAATCAGTGAATATGTTTAATAACGGTTATCGCCGATTTTGGGATGCAGGGCATTGTAAATTAGTTAAAACTTGGCCTTAATGGACTGGTTCATAGAAGCCATCAGCGTCCGAGAACGAGTGCGAATGCATCGAGTTCGGCCCCGGTGTGGACAATTTCGTCGGCGGGTTAGACCCAATAGATCCGGTCTACATCGAGATCGCTGACCCTAACTAGTTTGATCGTCTGTTGGACCTACTTCGCCACCGAGGAGTGATTGCCGACGCCGCGGCTGACTCCCGAACTTCTGGACATAAGTCTGGTGAATGATGTTCTTGGCGGCAATGTAGCCGTAGGTGACGTGAGGGATGCATGGTTGACCGCCCGGCATGATTGGCAATGCCGGCATACCCAGCTTCTCGCGGATATGTGCCATAGCCGGGCACCGCACTTCTTCGGCAATTAAGATTGGCCCCTTTGGATCGGCCTCGTCTTTGTAGAACGCCGCCTGCAGCACCCGCAATTTATGGGTGTACTGGATAGTACACCGCACACCCTTACCGTTTGGCTCGAAGAATCCGGTTTCCATAAGCGTCTGGGTAGGGTTTGGGCCGAGGGCTTTAGTAAGTTCAGGCCCCATAGAGACGGTGATGTGAGCCTCGCCCACGTGGGTCATCTTCCGGCCTGGGTTAGGAATGATGCGGGCTTCTGGTGGGATACGTGATTTCTGAGCAGATGGGATGACCAGACCGCCTTGTCCTTCGACGAAATAGGCGATCTGGTCACGTGACAGGTAGCGAATCATCATCCTGACCCGGCCAAGCGGGACAGGAATGTACAGGAAGTTGGGCCTTGATGGGTCACCGGTCCCGTAGTTGAGCGTTTCAGGCTCACCCGTTCCCAGCGAGTTCTGTAGGTTGCCCAGCCACGCCGTTGTCGCTTCCGTGATTGATGACAATCTCATAGTCGCCCGGCTGCAAGTTGAGGGTGACGGGAGTGCCGTCCTTGAACTCACCCTGTATCTTTTCACCCATCTGGGAACCGTAGGTGCACTCTATAGAGTACCTACCATCCCCGCCGGTGACCAGCAGGTTCGTCTGGAGAGCCATTACCACGGGCATGCCGATGTCAGGGGTGTCATCCGGAGCGTCGACCGGGCAGATGCTGGTAGTCACGTCCAATTTGAGCGACTCACCATCCCCTAACATCCAGGTCCATTTCTGACCTCCGGACCGCATTAACATGATACGCATCGGTGTCTCCTGTTGGATGGTTCTCTGTGTCAGCGGAGGACTCCGCCGTAAATGGTGTTGACTGTATCCAGGGGAGGGGGTAGTGGCGGTGCCTTGTATTGGAGTTTCTGGGCCTCTATGGTGTTGTGCAGGAGCATCGTCACCGTCATTGGACCAACCCCACCCGGAACCGGGCTGTAAGCGGCAACGATGTCGTAGACGTCACGCCGCACGTCGCCTACGATCTTACCGTCTACCCGGTTGATGCCGACGTCCACCAAGACGGTCTTGGTGTTCACCATGTTGGGGGTGATAAAATCGGGCTTGCCAACTGCTACCACGATGATATCGGCGGACTGGCATACGTCCTGTAGTCGTTGCGGTGGTGTCCGGTCGTGGCAGATGGTGACCGTGGCGTTGGCTTCCTCTTTGTCCTGGATCAACAGAGCCTTAAGCGGCTTGCCAACCACGTCAGAGCGGTTGATGATGACGACCTTCTTCCCCTCGATCTCGACGCCCGATCGTGTCAGAAGTTCTTGTATCCCGTGTGGCGTGCAGGGGATGAATCGGGGGCGGCCCTGGAGCAGCAGGCCAGTATTGACTGGGTTGAAGACGTCTACGTCTTTAAGAGGGTCGATGCGGTCGAAGATCTCGAAGTTGGTGATATTCAGTTCCTTTGGTAGTGGTAACTGCACTAAGATACCATGAACATTGGGGTCCAAGTTGAGGTAGTCGATAGTCCGGATCAGGTGTTCCCGCGGGTCCGACCAGTTCTGGATGCCGTTCTCGAAAGGGCGGAGTACGAAGCTGTTGATCCCCACTTCGGCACAGGCTTCGATTTTCTTCTTGACATAAACCTTGCTGGCCGGGTCGTCTGAGCATAGGACTACGGCTAGGGTTGGTGGTACCGATGGTGGCTTGGGCTTGTTGTGATTGTAAGGCGTCCAGGCCGACTTCCTCGCCGAGAGCATCACCTTCATTTCGTGGCGGATTTCAGCCGAGATGTGGTTGCCATTCAGGATCTGGGCCATTTTGACTCCTAACGGTGTTACGGGGGCTCGTATTTAATGCACAACACGGAGTCCCTCCATGCTTGAGATCGAGAAAGTAGCCTGGAAGAACTTCCTCTCATATGGGGATTATACCACTACACTCGAAGTCTCAAAGCTTGGCCAGTGTCTCATCACTGGCGAAGTCGAGGACGAGGAAGAGAAGGAAGCCTATAACGAGGGCTTGGGTAGTACTATCCGCAAGTCCAACGGTGCCGGCAAGACTACCATCATCAGTGCGATGCAATGGATCCTGTTTGGCCGTACCTCGCACTCCCACGCCCCCGGCGATCAGGTCGTCAACTACTTCATCGGTAAAGACTGCTGGGGCCAAATCACCTTCAAAAACGGCGACTCCATCACCCGTACCCGCAACTATGAAGGACACAACGAACTCATCTATGTTCGGGACGGCGACGAAACCCGGCTGAACTGCGACACCCTTGGCACGTCCAAGATTCAGCAGGGCCAACTAGCCAAAGCATTCGGCCTAGATTGGGAGATCTTCTGCGGGTCCGCCTTCTTCAGCCAGTACAGCAAGCCATGGATGGAGATGGCGGATCAGGCTCGGAAGAAAGCCTTGGAACGGCTTCTGCACGTAGACCGCTTCGCCTACTACGCTGACGTCGCCAAGAAGAAGTCTGAGAAACTCGACACCGCGGTCCAGCGGCTCAACGGGCAGAAGTCCAATCTTGAGCGAGAGATCGAGCGTCTGGAAGCCGAAATCGGCCGTCTTGAAGAAGCGTCAGCCACCTTTGGCACCAAACAGCAAGCCCGTAGCCAGCAGGCCCTAGAAGCCGCTGCTCACGAGGACGACAAGAAGGCCCAGATCAAACTCCCGGACCTCGACAAGCTCAAGGCCAAATGGGAAGTCGTCGCCAAAATCGAAGCGAAGATCCGTGAGCAGCAGACCCAAGCCGCCACTTATCGCGATCAGGCCGATGACATTAATGACGAGGCCAACCGGCTGGACGGGCAGATCTCACGGCACGAGTCCAACGCTGCCGCCATCGAGCAGAAAGTGAAACTGTGGCACGATCGCGGCGGAAAAGTCTGTACTTCTTGCGAACAACCGATCACCCACGAGCATATCGGCAACAAAATCGAACCTCTGGTTGCCCAGGCTACCAGTGAACGGGAGAAAGCGGAGACACTACGCAAGCAGCAAGAGGAAATCAGAGCACGGGCAGTGGTGGCTCGCGAAAAGTACAAGAAGGCTCTCGCAAATGTCAAGCAGGCCGAGGACCTCCTGGCCTCCAAGAAACCCACCATGACCCTACAGGACGCCGAGAGCATCTATGACCGATACAAACAACATGAACGAGAGGCCGGGCGGCTCCGCAAGCTTGCCGAAACGATCCTCACCGAGGAGAACCCCCACCAGACTAGCATCGCCATCGCCAAGGAACGGATCGAACAGTGCCACGCTGAGATCGCGTCCCTGGACGGTGACATTGCTCGCCAGGAACTCCTCAACAAGCACTTCTACTACATCTATAAGGCGTACAGCGACCGGGCCAAAATCAAGAGTTTCGTGTTTCGCGACCATGTGCCGTTCATTAATGCTAGGCTACGCCACTACCTGGACGTGTTCGGGCTGGACATCAAGCTAGAACTGACCGAATCTCTGGGGATCAAGAGTAACCTATGGGGTTACGAGTTTGAGAGCGGCGGCGAGAGGAAGCGGACCGACGTGGCCTTCATGTTGGCTACTTTCGACTTCCACGAGCACATGTTCGGCCGGCAGTGCAATGTACTGGTGATGGATGAAGTTGATGGGCGGTTGGATGATGACGGGATCGAATCGCTCATTAACATCATCAAGAACGACCTTGCCAACCGTGTCGAATCTATACTCATTATCTCGCACCGGGAAAATATGAAAGATACGTTCCCGCGGGAGATCAAGGTCCGCCGCAAAAACCGATTCAGCCGGCTAGAGGTCATATGAGCCAGATGCCGTACAACACTCGCGTGGAACCGGTCGAGGTCTACCTGGAGAATATTCCAGGGTTCAACTCGATTAAGTTCCACAAAGTACCCGGTCCGGTTTTCCTCGACCACGCCATCAAGAGCCACGCGGTTCGCACTCACCGTTACACCCTGACCGAGATGGAGGAGGCTCTGCGGAAGGCTACCGGTCGAGTCTACGTATACAAGTGCATGCGGACCTACGAAGATGTCCAAGAGGACAAGTACACACTGATGTGGTTGGCAGTAGAAGTGCCACCAGCCCAACTGTTCAGCCATTTCGATATCGCAGCTGGGGTAGTTATTGACTCCGGCACCATGAAGCCTATGCTCAAGGCTGATTTCCTCCTGAATATCGAGGACTACAAGTCGCTGGCTAGCTCCTGGGGCATGGATGAGTTGGCCAAGCAGCTTGGCGAATTTATCATCAAAGCGATCGCCACCCGCGACTACGACGGGAAGCCAGAGCTACCCAATGAGTGTCCTAATTCTGTCGATTCACATCCCACACCGGCACAGTGACTACTGGCGGAAGCTTCAGCCCTTATTCGTGTCCGAGAGTGCCGGTGATTATGAGTACGGGGTTATCGTCAATGGTGGCGACCCCAAGCTCTATCCAAACTCTGTCTTGCATATTCCGACTAAGGTGTCGCACTCCCAGGGTGTTAAGCACGTCCTGGATATCTTCCGAGCTCATCGGCACCGGTTCACCCATTTCCTGCTGTTAGACAGTGATTGTTGGCCGGTCCGTCCGGATTGGATCGATGTGCTGAACAACCTGATGGGTGACAAGTACCTGTACGCGGCCCCGATACGGGTAGAGAACTTCGACACCTTTCCACATCCATCCGCCTTTTATATGAAGGCCGAGTTCCTGGATCAGGTGAACTTCGGTTTCGACAGGACCGCGAATCTGCTTGGGGTAGGGGTGTCGGATGTGGCGGCGGCGATGCCGCAGTACCTGAACGACCAGCAGATCTGGTATCCGCTCATTAAGACGAACTACTTGTCGCCTCATCCGCTCTACGCCACTGTCTACGGTGACCTATTCTATCACCATTGCGCGGGGTCGCGGGGGCTGGGCTTCCGTGCGAACAGCTTCGGTTTTTACGGGCACATCTTCACCAAGAAGACCCATCGAATTATTTATAACCAAGTAACAGCCCATCTACTCCAAAATCCGCGGGGCTTTGTGGATGATCTTCGCGGCATACGTCTCCGTTAAATCTAGACAGGAGAACATCTATATGGTTGACAAAGTTTGTTCCGCGTGTCTGGTACCGAAGGCTCTAACCGAATCCCATCGCTTGTTGTGAAGCGTCTCAGTACGAATTTCTGTCGATAGACAATACCGATGGCGGGGGGTATGACCATCGTCGTAAGATCGGGGGCGGTGGGCGAATATACAGTTGGCTGATTTCGAACGATTTTCATAACGGCTTCAGAACACTGTGCCACAACTGTAATATGGCGTGCGGACTGTACGGTCACTGCCCGTATGATTCCTAAAGCCGATCAACCGGGCTGGCGACCTCTGGGGGTAAACCATGCGGCCACCACGTAAGTCTAAGCTGGATACCTTCTTCAAGGGTCCCGCTATCGACTCCTACACGATCGACCGGATCAAGCACGTCTCGAACACCGAGGTCGTCCGGCGTCTGCTCATCAAGTATTTCATGGACAAGGGGTTCACAGAGTCTTTCGACCGCCAGATGTACCCGGCTCTGATCCAAGACCTTCCGAACGTGATCCCGGTCCTGTCGCCAAAGCTGGAGATTGTGCCGCACGCGAACGAAATCGACACATCACAGGGCCGGGCCGTCCTTGGCTGGAACCTGTTCGTGCTTGGCAACCAGCGGATGTACCTGGGCGAGACATACCACAACTCTCTACATGATCTAGCTCGCCAGATCCGCACGGGTGTGATCCGCGTCCCTGAGTCTGGCTTCCACACGGCCCGTCGGCAGACGACGCCACGGCGGGTCATCTCGTTCATCACGCGGGTACTCGGAACGCACGAGGCGGGCTACGTGGACCTGAACCCCGGCACGCGGCCTATCCGGGCTCCAGGCGAACCGTACGCTGCCAAGCAGACGCTGGCGGGTATGCCGCAGCAGTTCTTCAGCCGCAGCGGTTTTGGGACCTAGAATTGGCAAGAGAATCATATCGTGCTGGTGAACCTCGCTAAAGGGAAGTTCTCAAACGACGAAATCCGGACCGTTCTGACGAGATTTGCCATCCACCATTGCTACGGAACGTAAGGGTGTTGTTGTGATATGCAGACTAGAACGATCCTGGCGATCATCGCCAATGAACTCAGCGAACTTGGGTTTGATGTCGCTTCCAGATTAGACGGATATGGAGGGCGAGAGTTTTCGTGCTAGTTGGTAGTAATCCGTATTTTTACAAACGCCATATGTCAGATCCAGCTGGCCTAGATGAACTAATCAGACGCCTCTCGCTGCCGAGATGAACGTCATGGGCTAGCCATCCACCTGGAAAGAGCAAGATTTATAATGACCGACAGGCTCGCCACAGCAGGGGGTGATTACTGGACTTTTGAACTGGCCGACCTGGATTGTATTGAGAAGGTCGTCGGTCTGTTCAAGAGGATGTTCCCCCTACCACAAGTGAGGAAATGATGGCAACTACCCGGCTACTGTCGGCAGAGGACATTTACGACGTCTACGGTCTTGAATGGGTGCTCAAAGCCCGCCAGGGGCAGGACCTGGACGCGGAAGATCGCTCCATGATCTCGTTCCGTCTACAGGAAATCCGCAACATCTACGTTGCCGCCTGCAAGTCTCGTATCCGGGCTGAAGCACGGTTCCTGGGGATCGACCTGGAAGGCGACACCTTCTCGTTCGAGTACGTCCTCAAGGAAATCAAGAACAACATCGGCAAGGCGATGGAGCAGAACGCCGAGAAGATGATGCGGGGTGGCGGCTTCAACCTGATGGGCCACATCCTGAACGCCCACAAAGCGGCCGGTGCCGACCTGACCGGTATCGACACGGCCCGTTTCGGGGTGGGGGCGGCAACTGCCCCGCCGCCTAAGAAGGACGTGGACCCGAACTGGTTCATGGACACCAAGAAGCACGGCGGGCGGGTGTGGGAAGACCCGCGATGGGCGGAAATCGCCAAGGCGTTCGTGGCGATCGAGGAAGCCCACGGAGACGACGAGATCATCCGGTCGATCGACCGCATCAACCAACTGCAACACAACTCCTTCCATGTCCTGATCGACCTGCAGACCGGACGGATGCTGACCGACTACACCAACCAGACCGACGACCGCGAGGCCCGAAAGCGTCTCCAGGAGGTCCTCAACATGAAACTGGAAGCCACCAGTGTCGAGGACTTCAAGGACCGCATGTCCGCCGATGTCCGGAAACTCCTGCGCAAGTACCGCGGCTCAACCACACGGGTGGCGAAGTGACAGACGCAGTGAAAAAGGTTCTCGACAAGAACTACGCCAAGTGGAAAGTGTCACCTGGGGGTGTGGTAGTGGTCCTATCCCACCCCTGGTCGTACACCAACACCAGAATCCACGTCAATTGTGACGCTTTCGCAAGGTCCAGAGTGACGAGATTCTTCTGTTCCCACCAGATTATCCGGACGACCCTGAGTTGATTCGTATCAGCGATCTAGCTGACTCAAAGCTATACCACAAGGTCCTTGGTTATTTCAAGAAGCCACCAACATCTGTACTCACACTCCATTTAATATTCGTCAGGATCAAACATTTCAAGGTACTTAACGAGCACGCCCGCCATCAACAGGGGCTCAACATGCCTAATTGGAATCTCTCGGCGACAATCGCTTTCAGGAGTGGCCAGTGGACCTCGATTGAACTGGTCAAGGACGAACTTGGCTTCCGTTCGTCCGGCCCGGTTGGGATGCTCGCCCTGCCGGAATTCTGTGAAATGGTCGAGCAACTTGGCCTCAAGGCTCACGGCTACTTCTCTTCCAAGAAAGTGAAGATGGTCGTCTACCGGCTGAGTATCCAGGACGGGAAGGATGTGCTGATGGTATCTGGTGGAACCATGGGGCACAACAAGTTCGGGAAGCATCACCTTGGCAAGATCATGTTCCACGATGACGACTTCTGCGGTAGTCTACCAGTCGTGTGCGAAGCGGGATCGTCCTGACGTGTCTTCTCAACAAGAGGAGACAACCATGGGCTGTCTGGCGACGCCGATTTCCAAAGAATAGTTCGAGGAGCCACCGAAGTGTGCTGCCATCGGCGTGGTGGCGGAGGATGTAGCAGGAGTGTTCATTAGGCCACGACGTGTGGACCTTCTCGAAGTCCTAGAATCCTTCCACAAACAGGCCGATGGTAGTATTCGTAATGTGTATCCTCCGATAGAACAACACCCGACCGTCACTTCTTCTTGTCGGCCACCTTCTTCACCGCGGGCTTCTTGGCTGGTGCTTTGGCCGCGGACTTCTTCGCGACTGGCTTCTTGGTAGGGGCCTTGGTGACCAGCTTCTTCGACACAGCCGGTTTCTTCGACGTAGCCATCAGTGCACATCCTCAACAGGGGACAAAGGGTTCAGGCGGGCAGTCAACAGCCCGCCTACGTACGCTTCGGAATCTCACAGACTGAAACATACGGTGCAGACATCAGCCGAGGGACCCCTATGCGACTAACTGAGCTACACCGATTCCAGTCGCCGTTTCTTGACGGAATCATTGCCTTGTACCACACCGAAAGTGCGGTCAGCGAAGAAACTCGTCAACTATCATGGCCACAGGAATGGGCTGACGAAGTAATACGGAGTCCTCGCTTCCAACGCTGGATGGAGTCCCTGGGGGTGACCGGACCGATCGGTAAACCCATGCAGGGCGGCGTTGGCCGAGCCTACCCTGTAGGCAAGAACCATATCGTCAAATTCACCACCGACCAGAAAGAAGCCCAGGCAGCGGCCATCCTCAAAGGTCACGACTCGCCGCACGCAGCCGACATCTACGGCGTCCACCGGATCAACAGTTTCGACCACAACGGCAGGCGGGTCAACCTGTTCGCTATTGTCATGCAGCGGCTGAACACGGGAGTGGGTGCGAGGATGAGAGCAGCCGGTAACGCCGTCTACCAGTATCTCGATGATAACAGTGGTTTCATCGAAGACGTGGATGCCGTCATCAACGTCGTGATGGCCAAGTATGTGGACCCGAAGCTGCGGGCTGATGACGGGATGAAGTTCGCAGTGACGAAGGTGGTGAACGCCCTACATGACGTGCAGAAGAGGACGGGTGTGCTGTCCCAGGATCCTCACGGCGGAAACGTGGCCTTCAAGGGTCGGGAGCCTGCCTTCTTCGACTTCGGGCGGTCCAGTGTGAACTATGACCACCCGAAGTCAAAGGGTGCCCGAATCACGGCTCTCCCAGAGTCGTGATCTTGGCTTCTGGCAGTAGCAAGTCTTTGTCCTTCCAATAACGTTGGTCCACCCCAGCCGTCTGCATCAGGACTTTCCAGGCGGCTCGCTGATTCTTGGGGACCATGCCGTAGCTGTCCAAGGCAATCCCATATGGGGCCAGTTTTGGGTTCAGTTCAGCGGGGTTCTGGTGCTGGACAATCACCCGATAGGAGGTCCCGGTGGGGACTCCAAGGTACAGGTCCAGCTTTTCGAGGTCGTGGGGCATGATCGTTTCAATGCAGCACCGCCCGCGGAGAGGTCACAGCGGGCGGTAGCATTGTAGCAGGTTGTTAATTCGGCACGAAGTCGTTGTAGTGCATGTGGACGCTGATCGTCTTCTTGTGGACGTTCACCGCTCGCGTGGTGATGCCCAGGAATTCGGCGATGTGGTTGATCTTGGGCGGACCGTCGCCGTACTTAGTGGTGAACCGGACGGAGATTTCGCCCTGGCCGGACAGGATGTCGAACACGTCTTTGCAGTGGCCGTCGGGGATGGCGTCCCGGATGGCACGCATCGCTTCCGAGTTGTCCACGATGTCCACGTGGTTATCCGGATCCATACGCTCTCCTCCGATGGTTCGGTGGCTGATCTGGGAAATCGTGAAGTCGCTGCTGTCCTGCTCTTCGGTCGGGTTGGCGAAGTTGTCCATCACACTGACGTGTTCCGGACGGTAGACCTTCACCTGAAACTGCTGCAGGAGCTTGCCGCCCTTCGGCGGTTCTTGCATCTGAGCGATGATCCACTCGCTCTTGTTCTTACCCGCGGGCAACCACTCTTGATAGAGGGGCATCGGGGTAGCGTCGGGGTTGACCACTACTTCGATTGTCTGTTCGGTGGCCCGGATAAGTACGCCGTACAATTCGCCTTTGGCCTTGAGTCTGGCGAATTCGGCGGTGAACTCCGGCGGGGTGGTCAGGCCGCAAATCTTGATGTTGTAGGCCCCGTTCTCCGGCTCGATCCGCTCGCAGTAGTTGTAGTCAACCTCCATTTGGTTGCACAAGCTCAGGATTTCCTGAGTGAGCAGCCAGTCGGTGTTGCCGACGATCCCCTGCGGCTCCTTGTTGTGTTCTTTCCGCTTATTTTCGTTGATCTGTTGGCGGAAGTAGTTCCACACGAACTCGCCGAAGAATTTCCGCAGTTGCTTGTCGTCATCGACGATGGCTTGCGGGTTCTCGTACTTCTTGGCCCCGGCGATCGCGAAGATGGTGGACTTGTAGGTCGGGGCGGCGAAGCCGTCCGGCATGTCCGCGTAGCTGGCCTGGAAGTCCTCGATGGTGATGTACTTGTCGTTGTTCCGTACCCGTTGCTGCAGAGCCTCGATGTCGCCGGGGGAGTCGATTTCGACGCACCGGCAGTTCGGACAAGGGGTCTGGATGCGGTCGATGGCTTTGGGCTTGGCCCGCTTGGTCGTATAGGTGGCGGAGCCGCAGGCCCGGCACTCGAAGGTGTACTTGCGGTGGTAGAAAAGGTCCACGACACCCCGCCAGATGGCGACCCGCAGTTCTTGCTCGGCGATCTCCCGGTCATCGGCGTAGTCCGCCGCGATGGTGACCGAGAGTTCCTTCATGAACTTGATCTTGTGCCGCTGCATGTCCGGGTGGGCGGAGATCCTCCGCACGAGTCCCTCGATATGTTCCCGCTGGTCGGCGGTGAGACCCTTCATGGTGATATTGGCGAGGGAGCCACGAAGGTACAGTTCGGGCATCTGTCGAACGTTAGCCATCACTCAGAACTCCTGGTAGGTTGCGATTTATTAGCCACTTGAACGTTATACCGGTCTTAGGGATACCATGAACGTTTACGGGACATTCATTGTATTGGGTCCGGCTAGTGCGACCCACCCTATTCACCCCGATATCTGTGGCAAGGGAACCGTCATGGCTCAATATTGCGATTCCCAGAAGCTAGAGCGGAACTGGTTCCACTGGCTCCTGTCGTCGCGGGTGCCCACCCTCGAACACTATCGGAGTATCGGACTCCTCTGGACCAAGGTCATCGGAGTGGTCACCGACGATGAAGGTTCTCCACTCCATCGTCACGGGAAGGTCCTCCCCGATCCCTCTTATCCAGTCCGGGCTCACTGCATCGCTCTCGCGACCCCCATCTACTTCAACAGTCACGACGGGCAAGTACAGTCAACCGGTACCGTGTTCCAGGATGGCAAGCCATTGCGTCAGGCTCTGCCGCCAACCGAGATCCTGAACCTCCTTTCTGACGACTCGTTGCACCGTCTAGGGGACCCCCTGGTGCAACTAACCAAGGTCATCCCCAGCCTACAAAGCAAGGGGTACATCCGCGAGATGTCCACGAACACGACTTGGCACGCCATGCTGGAAGATGTTAACCGCATCTGCCACGGCATCGCGATGAAATTCAAGCCGAGGAACGAGGACGAGCACGCGGAACTGACCAACGAAGCCGTCTACCAAGTGATGAAGAAGCTGGCTGAGTACAAGCTGGTGTACACTCCCGGCCGGGCACCGGTCTTCAACCTGCTGACAACCACCATCCACCGTGTTCTCTACTCCGTGATGAACAAGCGGAAGCACCAGCGGGAAGGGCTTGGCCGAATCCTGGCCGAAGCCGAGGCCGGCACCCTTCCGGAAACTCATCGCAGCTTGCGAGTGCAGAGCGGTCATCGCCGAACCATTAGAACACGGTGATTCTGGCCTGTCAAGGTCGGTAGCCACCACCGTTCAAACACTTTCGGCCAATCTTCGCCATGTCGGCATTCCTGGTGTGGTAGGATTAGCCATATCAATAAAACACATCGGCACGTATTTGAAACACATTGTGTATATCGAAAGGTTCGCCGCCTAAGCTTGTTCAGGCTCTTATCAGGACGTCCCGATCACCATGTCTTGAACGCCAATCGTCGTTTTAGTGTCAATGTATTAAAAGCTAACGGGTATCGGGAGTACCGTACCAGTGTCGTGCGACTCCACAACTGCAGGTAATCATGACCACGTCCGACCCGCGTTTGCGGAAAGTCAGGACTCCTTTGGCCAGCCCGGAGGCCCGCAAGTTACTTAAAGACCACAAGGAAGCTATCGTCATCACCGTCAATCCGGACATGAAGGGTGACGGCGAAGTTAACTTGGCGGTCTACACCAAGCTGGCCAACGAGGGGGGCGTGTTAGCCACCTACCTCGAACAGGTTTTGAAGAACCTGATGCGGACACGAAATGACAAACAAGCACATCGTACGGGCAAAGCCGCCCCAACTGGTGCGTAAGCGGATCCAAGTGGTCTTGCCGAAGAACGTCTCTGTCGTCATCAAACCCAGCCGAGCCCAGGTTGTCAACCTCAAAGACCTGAGGAAACAGGTCCCACAACCGGCGAAGCCTATACCACAGCCCAAAGTAGAACCGGCCCAACCACAGAATCTGGCAATGCCGGCGGCCGCGATCGCCCGACAAAAGCTCATCAAGAGTCGGCGATCGCAACAGGGACGTAAGAAAACCGAAGTCAAGTACGTCAGCCGGGACATCAACCCCGAATCTATCAACCGCATCGCATTGCTACGAAACGCGGGGAGGGGGAAGCTGTTGATAATCGTGGGGAACGGCCCATCCATCCTCGAAGCAGACCTGGGCAGGCTCCGCAACAACCCCCGCATCCAGATTCTGACCGTCAACAAGCCCGATGCCCGGCTCTGGCCCACAGACTTCTGGGCCTTCTTCGACTCATCCCAATTCCGACGCCACGAAGAATTGTGGAACGGCTACAGTGGCCTCATCTTCAACAGCACCGCCATCAAACGGCAGAAGTCCACCAGTATGCAGTTCAGGAATAAGGGTGGCAAAGGATGGAGTCGTGACCTACTATCTGGAATCCATATCGGCCGCTCGTCCGTCTACGCCAGCATGCAAATCGCCAGTTGGATGAACCACGAGCACGTCTACATCTTCGGGTGCCTGCCAGACGGAGAGAAGATTCTAACTGGCAGGGGTATGGTCGCCATCGATGCCCTAGGGCCACTCGACCAAGTTTATACTACTCAAGGTTTCAAACAGTTGACAGGATACCAAAGACGCTGGTATGAAGGCACGCTGGTGTCGCTCACCACCAGGATGAATAATATTCCTCTAAATGTTACAGAAGAACATCCAATACTGGTTGAACGTCAAGGACAAGAGTCATTTGTGCGGGCTGGGGATATTGGCGTTGGTGATATAGCAATCTATCCGATTGACCAAAGTGTTGAAGAGGATCGACATAGCACAGACTTCTGGTGGTTAGTGGGTGTCTACGCTGCTCAAGGATATATTAGACCGGTTCGTGACAAGTACAAATACGCAGTGATGTGCTTGGGCCGTCACGAAGCTAGTTTCCAGCAAAAAGTCGCTAAGACTGCCGCCCTTTGTCTTGGATGCAGGACCACTGGAGACAAGCGCAATCGCTCGACCACCGAGCTTGTCATTAATAACGACTATTTCGGGCGATTCGTTGCCGAACATGTAGGCCGTGGTTCTACTACTAAATTTCTTAGCCCCACAGTGATGCGGCTTCCCCCCGACAAACAAGCCGCGTTTGTCGCAGGGTATTGTGAGGGTGATGGTTCTCTGTTCGTAAAAAATAAACTCGGCAAACATGAGTGCACATTCTCTACGGCATCGGAAAGTTTGGCCGAGTGTCTCCAGAAGCTTTTACTCAGATTCGGAGTTATATCGTCTCTGGTGAAATCTAAGCGCCCATCCGGATTTGATCGCTCCGGTTGTGGTCAATATGGGGTCCGTTATCATGTCCATGTTATAGGGGCGGTTCTTGACAGCCTTGCCAGTCGTTGTGGATGGACAGTTACCACGAGCAAGAAAAGACCTTTATTTGATACTGAGATTTTGGATGGGCGGCTTCGCGTTCGGGTCAGGAGTGTGTCCCACACATCGTACGTTGGTTATGTCAACAACATCGAGGTGAAAGGGCCGCACACCTATAGTTCTCGTCTCCTCATGACACACAACTGCGACATGAACCCCGACGGTATCAACGGAAAACTCCACTTCTACGGGCAGAACCCAGACGTCGATCAAGAACAGCGGAAGCAACGGTTCGCCAAGGAAGCAGTATTCTACGATCAGGCTGCTGACATCATGACCCCGGACGAGCGGCTGAAATTCACCTTCTGCTCGGCTTACAACAAATGGCCATTCGTCGAGAAGTATGGGCGTCTGGACCATCGCGAAGCAATTGACCACATCTTGAAACATGCTGAGCAGCTAAACAAATCCTGATACGTATTGTAGAATCCGTATCACAACGCGGGGGGCGGCCGGCAGGCCGTATTGTAGCTATGTCGGCAGTCTATGTTGGGTCGAGCCTGCATAACGCCCAGCGAGTCCGAGAGGTCCAACAACGGTTTCGTGATGTAGGGATCGACATCACTTACGACTGGACCACCCACGGTCAGATCTTCGACGAAGCCCTCCTAGCCGAAGTCGGGGAGCTAGAGGAGAAAGGCGTCCGAGACTGCGACGTCTTTTTCATGCTTCATCCCGCCAGAAATGGCACTCACTATGAGATGGGCCTCGCTAAGGGGCTCAATAAACTCATCGTGATGGTGGCAGAGCAAGAAGTTGAGAAGAAGACCTTCTACTACACCAGCGGCATCGTCAAGTTCACCAACCTCGATGAAGCTATCGAATTCGTCAAGCTAACCCTGAGAGAAAGACCATGAGTGGCATCTTCAACCGCCTCGAACTGGACGTGATGCAGGCCAACGAACTCAAGGAGAGCGTCGAGCTAGCCTTCAAGTATAAGTTCCCCGCGATCGTCGTACATCCCGGCCTCGCCTCCGACGCTCTACGAGCCCGCGGTGCCGTCCGCGGCCAGTTCAAGATCATCACCCCGGTGGATTGGCCCAAGGGCGATAACTTCGGCATCGTGAAATTCCGCGGCCTGTCTCTCGACGCAGTAGAGACCGACGGGTTCGAGATCATGCTCACCGGCGGAAAGTCGGAGGGCGACACCAGGAACGAGGCCAAGGCCCTCACCGAATTCGTCAAAAGGCAGATCTCCGACCAAACGGAGGTTCGGTTCGTGCTAGGCAGCTTCATGCGGGACAACGACAACCTCGCTGCCCTGTGCCGGGGGCTCTTACACGTTCGTACTCCTACCCTAGTTCGCACCGACACCCAACTCAAGCTTCAGGTGTCCAAGGCGAACACCGAAGAGCATAACCGGGTGGTTAATCTCATCCGCAGCATCGTCCAGGTGCCGGTGAAGGTGGCCGGCAATATCGCCGGGGTGCGGTCGGTGACCGGCTGCCCCGACGCCGCCCGGTACGCGGTGAACCTATTGCAGGCCCGCACGATCATCAAAGAGTTCCAGCAACAGCCCGGTGGCTTGCGAACTCTCCTAAACAGCCCGCCGCCGGACAACCCGGCCGAAGTGGAGCAAGAGGATGATGCTACCGTGTGATGCCTGCGGGAGCGAGCAAGAATTCGACGCGGGCAATGATTATATCTTCTGCACCCGTTGCGGCCACTCGATCCCTGTAACCATGGAAACGGTACACATCGGTGAGAAGTTAGGGGAGGCCCTCCTGCTACCGCCGCCACAGGTATTAGAAGAAGGAACGGTCGTCATTATTGACCATGAGGATCACGTCTGGCACAATGAAATCGCCGTCATCTGTGGTGTTAAACACAAATTCTACCGCCTGGAATTCGGCGGTAGAAAAACCTGGGTCCCCTGCGAGTGGGTGAAAGAACATGAACCTCATTAGCGAAATGGAGGAACTCGGCCAAGACGCCGACCTCCTGACCCGCAGCGACCCCTGGCTCGAACAGGAGCGGGTCCGCCTGTCCGAAGAGTTAGAGAAAGTTGCCACCCACCTACGGGCCGTGCACGTAGCCCAAAAGATCAAGCGGCAACTCCAGCAAAAAAACCTCGTCGCCGTCCAGCAACTCCTACGGGACGCCGACGGTGAGGTCAAGAACATCATCGTCCGGATCATGAACCTACCGGACGCCCTGTCGATGCTCTCGACCTCAGACACCCTGGACGAACTGAACGTCGCCGCCCAACTCCACGGGTGGAAAGAGGACGGTTACGATCTGGTGGCCAGCGCAGCCCTCCGATAAGGTCTATACCCACCCACAGTCCAATCGGGCCAGCCGGAAGGCTGGCCCGGCCCATTTATGGAGCCAATAGTCTATCGTGTCATCGAGGCTACACCCAACGATAAGGGCATTTCTCTGCTCCTTAGTCAGGATGGGATCGAAGACCCAGAGGCTGACATCGTATTGGTGTGGCGGGATGACCAAGACGTCGAATGGGCACACTGGAAAGAACAAGACCACAGAGTCGATGCTCTATCCTGGCGATTCCCGCTAGACTCGTCAGACGACGAAACGCACGTGTTGGTCAGTAACAACAAACTCTGGAGCAACAATAATGCAACCGCGGAAATTTAACATCGTGACGGACGGGGCCTGGGGCTCGTGCGGCAAGGGCCTCATCACCACCGCCCTCGCCTGGAAGCACCGGCCACAAATCATCAGCACCACCAACATGGCGAATGCCGGACACTGCCAGACGGCTGACACCTACGTTATTACCGATCGTGGGCTGGAGCGTCTAGGGTCTGTCGTCCTCAATAGGACCGCCTCCCAAACCGTGAACATGGACGGGAACTTTGAGATGGTGTCGCATCACCACTATGATGGCGTACGGCACATCAACGAGATCGCCCTTCAAAACGGAGTGAAGCTCCGGTGCACCGATGCCCATCGCTATTACGTCTGGGACATCCAGAACGCGGCGTTCAGATGGGTGGCCAGTAACAACCTCAACGCCGACCACCACATCTTTCTCTTCCCCAAGGAGGTTGCCTTCCCGAACAACAAACTCCTACCAGACCGGTGGTCGATGGAGCCTCTTCCCAACCGCACCATCATCACCCTACCGCCGGACTCGACCAAGACGGACGTGCGATTCGCCGAATACTTAGGGCTGCTGGTGGGTGATGGGTATTACGCCGGTCTGCAGAAGATCTCAATCGCCTTCCACAGCGATCGACTCGACGTGGCTGAGACGGTGGCCGACCTGTATCGCGACATGGGTATTACGGCTGTCGAACTGCGGCGAGTACCGGGGAAGAGATACTCTACCCTTACCACCCGCCAGACCTCCGGCTTGAATGAACTGTTCAAGATCGTGGGCCTTGATAGGGCCACCAAGTCTGCCAAGAGGACGCCATCTGGCGTCCTACGGTCCAACAAGTTGGTCATTGCCGCCTATCTCCGTGGTCTGTTCGATGCGGACGGCTCGGTTAAGAAGGACCGCGTGCAGCTCACCAATTGCTCACGGGTCGTTGTGGAAGACGCCCAGCAGATGCTCTATGTTCTTGGTATCCATTCATGTCTGAGCGTCTATCACTGTGACCGCCCCATCAAATCAGGCGTCCGGCTCCCACAATTCATCCTGTCAGTCTCCGGAAAGGCAGACCTGATGGCCTTTCACCGCACGGTCGGTTTCCTGTCACGGGTCAAGACGGAGCGTCTCCTGGGACTTGTCGGCCAGACTGAGGAGCAAGGTCTAGTCCTACCCCTGTCACTGCAGCTGCGGCAAAAACTGCGACAATCTGGGCTGGCGGGCCGAACCAACACCCGCACCGCTTCGGTGGTGGAAAAACTCGCTAACAGCACCGATCCGGAAATTGTGCGTCTCGTTGATCTGTGCCGAGACTATCACCCCGTACGCATCAAGTCGATCCGCTTACACTGCGATCAAGCTGAGGTGTTCGACATTACCGTTCCCGGTACTCACAGCTATTTGGCCAACGGGTGTGTGTCGCACAACACCGCCGTCTTCACCGACGGCCGGACGTTCGTGGCTAAGGCCCTCCCCTCCGCCACCATCCTCACCAAGTGGCTCACCGACTACCAGCCGCAGATCGTCGTCGGCCCCACCGCCGCCTTCGACCTCGACCAGATGATGAAAGAGATCCATGAGTGCGGGGTTAACCACTCCCTGACCATCCACCCGCGGGCCGGCGTCATCACCGAAGCCCACAAGCTGGCCGAGAGCGGCAACGGCGAAGGCTCAACCAAGCACATCGCCTCCACGATGCAGGGCTGCGGCGCCTTCCTAGCCGACAAGATCCTCCGCAAGAAGGGACTCCGGCTCGCCCGCGATTACCCCGAACTGAACAGCTTTATGGCGGACTACCTGCCGCGGAAGCTAACCATGCTGGGAGCCGAGGCCGCTGCCCTCGAAGGACTCAGCCTGCCGGAGATGCTCTACCGGCTAATGACCCGGCACGGCTACACCATTCTGCACGAAGGGAGCCAGGGCTTCTCCCTCGACATCAATCACGGCTCCCACTACCCCCAATGTCACCACATCGATACTCTGGTTCGCGTCCGTACCGGCGATGGTGTTGTGGAAACGATCCGGTTGCAAAATGTGGATGTCTCCAGACACACCGAGATCGAGGACATCGGTGGATGGGTGCGTTTGCACAAATCGTGGGAGAATCTCGACCCGGAGCCGATGCTTGCCATCGTCGCCGGACAGAATTTGCTTATGGTGACCGCCGGGCACCCGACCATCATTGAGCGTGATGGGGTACGGGTGGAGATTAGGGCCGACGCGGTTCGCCCCGGTGATCGCGTCTATACACCCACCCCCAACCGTCCTGTCGCTAACAAAGCCCTTGGACGCTCGCTTGCGTACGCGGTTGGCTATTTTCTGGGTGACGGATGGATCAGCGGAGAAATGCGGCCGGCGGCTCACCGTCCTACAGCCGGCCAGAAGAAAACCACAGAACTCGCCCGCTACCGAGCACGCAAACAAGACATGGTCGTCGAAACGCCGACACACCGGATGGCAGCAGCCCGCAAGACTCAGATGTTGGGTGTGATCTTCTCGTCGCAGGATTTTTACCGCCTACCTGGGCATCTTGACCGTCTCAGTCTGACGCATCACATGCGGGCGACCAAGAGCAAAGCGTTCCGGCTCAACGTCTGGTCATCCGATTTCGCACGTCAACTGGACTCGATGGGCATCAAATCCGAACTCGCCCCTAACAAACGGTTGATGCCCGACTATCTGGACTACGACGACGTGACCTTAGCGATGATCTTGGCCGGTTATATTGACTCTGACGGGACCGTGACCAAGACCGGCCGCGTCGTCTTCGAGGTTACGTCGTTGTGCCTGTGCCAGCAGTGGCAGCGCTGGTTGCATTCGTTGGGCATTAAGTGCTCGATCCGTCCCCGAAAGAAGTATGGAACACACTATAGCACACACACCACGACCGACCACTGGTTGATGTCGATCGTTTTCCACAAGAACCAGACCGAACACCCGGTATACCAGACTCTGCTTGCCGAATCCGCCAAGGCCGCAATTCGCCTGCGGCCTCAGGCTCGCTGCTGGGATCGTGACGCAACCCATGTCCGTTCGGCTTTCTCCGGCGGTCTGTCGAAGGTTACGAGAATCGTCCGACTCGGTTTGCGGCGGGCTTGGGACGTCACTACCGACACCGGAACTTTCCTGGCCGGCGGCATCTTAGCCCACAACTGTACCAGCCGTGGGACAACCGGCATGCAGAACATGGCCGACATGGGGATCAGCCACTTCGAACTCGGCGACGTCTACCTCGTCATCCGCCCATACCCGATCCGGGTGGGCAACGTGATCGAGAACGGCCAACAGGTCGGCTACTCCGGCGACTGCTACGACGGCCAGGAGGAGATTACCTGGGAGCAGGTCGCCAAGGAGTCTGGCATGCCGGATGACGTGGCAGCGAGCTTGCTCAAAAAGGAACTGACGACGGTGACCAAGCGACTCCGCCGGGTATTCACCTTCTCTGACCGGCAGCTTCGGGAAGCGGCCCTCATTAACGGGGCCACCAAGATCGCCCTCAACTTCGCCAACTACATCGACTACTCGGTCGCCGGCAAAAACCAGTACGATGAACTCACCCCCAAGGTGAAGGACTTCATCGCCCGTGTTGAGGACGTGACCAAGCTGCCGGTCACCGTGGTGGGGACCGGGCCACAGGTGGACCACGTGGTACTCCTCTGATGACCTTCTACAGCGACAATGCAACCTTCGCTTCGAACGCAGCCCAGGCCCTGGTGAACCGGGGGCTGGGCTTCACCTTTTACAAATCTCCCGGCAATGGACACGGTGAATTCGCATTTCACGTTATGGATGATAAGGCCATAGACTTGATCCGCTATATGGGTGACCATTGGGCGGTGTCCCTCTACGAGGTCCATGATAAGGACCAGCCCAACAGGGACTGACTTCGGTAGCTATGGAAACCCGGAGCTACCATGCTACTCGATAAACTGAAAATTGCAGCCTACCTGGATGAAGCCGGCGAGGATATCCTGTCCGCCTGCTCAGTTCTGGCGGAACACAAGTTCAATTACGTCGTCCTCCGCCACGCCTGGAGTGGCAATATCCTCGACGTCAACGATCAGACCTGTGCCAAACTCCGCAAGACTCTACAGGATCACAACCTGAGCGTGGTCGCTCTGGTGACTGACCTGGGTAAAGTTGAGACGCCACAACTGATGCGGACGCCCAAGGAGAAGATCGAGCGTCTGTTCAATCTGGCCACCTACTTCCAGGCCAGTATGGTGCGGGTGCACTGTGGGGTCAAGTCGCGTAACCAGGACGAGAAGGCGATTGAGTCCTGGATGCAGATGATCACCGAGAAGTGTCTGATCTCGACGACAATTCCGCTATATGAAGTAGTGGATGAGAGCGTCTACCGCGAGCCGCCAGAGGTCGCCAAATTACTATCGGCGAACCGACGCTGGAAGCTGCTGTACGACCCCGTTCAGCTTATCATCAAGCAGAACCAAAACCCATTTTTGCGGTATTGGACGTTGTTGAAGGCGTTCATAGCCGCTGTGGATCTTCGTGATTTCAAAATTGGTCACGGCTACAAGCCGGTTGGTCTTGGCGATGCCCGGATGAAGCTAACGGTTGACGAGGGGCTGGGCGGCACGTATAAGGGCTGGTATTTCTTCGAGCCCTCTCTTGGCCGTCGCTACGCTTCCGCGGTAACTAAGGCGGATACTTTCAAGCTCGCTCTAGGAGCACTTGAAAATATCATGGCTTGAACCCAGGGCAAAGTTTCGAGTAACACAAAGGCAAAACCATGGTTGCGAACATCAACGAAGCGGTCGAAGCGATCAAGCGGGTGGGCGGGACGAACGCCCGCATTGTCCCTATGCCTGGGCAGGATGTGAACGGACGCCAACAGGTCGAAATCCGCGAGGGCACCTCATGGTATCCTGTGGTGACCGGGGTCAGCAGGAAGATGGCCGAAGACATCATCGCACAGGCTGTCAACAAGGTGATTCTTGGGTAATGATGCCTGAGCAGCGGAAGATAAAGAGTGTCACCGAACTCGCCAAATATCGCGTGGGCGATACGGTGTGGTGGGTTATTCTACGTCCGCTGCAGGCCGGCCTCACTCGTGGCCTGCCGGAACACGACGAGTGGATGAAAAAACACCACCCCAAAGTCCTCTATGAATGGGGGCCTGGGAAAATCGTGTGGGGAAAGGCACTACTGCCGAAACTACAACACGTCGATTTCGGCAACATTGTACCGCTCCTCACCAGCAAAATCCTTGTTGACCAGTTCCCGATCTGCGACATTCTCCGCAGTCGTGACACCGGAGAGTTCTTCTACTCCAATGCCGATGACGAGTGGATGCCAGAATCGTACTTGCTAACCACCAAGATCGCCGCGGACCGTGAACGGACCCGCATCCTCCGGTTGTTTCAAAAGTGGATCGACAACAACAAATGATCTGGTCATCGGATCAAGGCGATCCACCATACTACACCCCTGTCGCCAACGGTGTAATCGAGCAATTGCTCGGAAACAACTACTTCGTATCTGCCTATTGGGACCAAACCAGGGCGGAGGGGATGCAGGTAGTAATCGACATCTCCTTACCACACGGCATCTTCTCAGAATTCCCCGGAATGACCATTAGCCGCGTTGTCTGTGGTCCACCACCCACAGCCATTACCGCAATTGGTCGGCACCGGGAAGCTGGGCTATACCTTGATGCCGTCGACCCTGAATCGTTCCAGAAGTTGAATCGTTTTCTCAAAGCTGCTGGTCGTCACGATCCTTCTGGTTCCGCATCCAAGTCGCCTGCATGATCGGGGTATCAACCCCAAGCCGACGAGCACCGATCATCATATTGGCGAGGTCCTTCGGCAGACACTTCCCGCCAAACCCGAACTTCCCGTCGTGCCCCGGCACCTGAGTGTGCGATTGGGTGATCCGACCGTCCGCCAGTATCGCCTCCCGGCAGTGCTCCCAATCGAGTTTACCGGCGTCGGCGATTTTGCGAAGTTCATTGAACAGACCCACCTTCACGGCCCAGATCACGTTCATCGACAGCTTCACGTACTCGGTTTCTGCTGCCGACATCACATACACCGGCACTCCGGCGAACCGCTCCTTGCACATCGCTTCGAAATCGCGAGCCGCGTTCATCGACTTCTGGTCCGGAGCCCAGCCGATGAGATTGCGGGACGGAGTGTACGAGTCGATGAGGCTGAGTCGTTCCGTGAGAAATTCAGGGTGGTGGATGATGGTCAGGTCTGGGTAGATTTTGGTCATCTCGCCGGTGAAGCCCATCGGAATGGTGGATTTGATGACCACCACCCCACATTTGGGGAGTTCGGCGAGTTTCTTGAAGACGCTCTCTATGATGTCGGTGTCGCACTCATATGATCCCGGCCGGCGGTTGGTTGGTACTGCGATGAATACATAATCGCAGGCGGCGGTTTCTTCGAGGGAGTGCACGCTGCGGTTGGGGTCGGCGTCGTGAATCTTGATGTCGGCCACGTATTCAGACCAGACCTTGGCGTGAGCTTTCCCTACTACTCCGTGGCCAATGACCCCGAACGTTGGTTTTTTGGTCATGATAGATACTCAATCTCGAACAGGAGTTCTGGGCGATGGGAAAGAAGAGCCGCCAGAAGAAAGCCCGTCGGAACGAGCCACACCCAACGATCTTTGTCCTTGATGGAACCATCCAGCACTTCCCGGATGGTTCTATGATGGAACTATATACTGGCGTGACACCGGATGAGTGGCAGGAGATCGTCATCAGCAGCGTCCAATTCAAGATCTTCCTGGACTGTCTCAAGGATGTAGCCTGCCCACTTCTGCACGAGGTCTGGACCAAGGAAGATGAATGGTATCGACTGATGCTGGAACACAACATCAGCCGGATGCGGAACCTCGATCCCATGATCTTCCTGCCGATCGACCAGGACGAGATCAAGCGGAAATTCGAAGACAAGATCCGCACACAGTCGATCGAAGTCGCCGCGGATATCAAGAAGTTCCGTGATCAGCACTACTCATTCCTGGGAGAGCGGTCCGACCACAGCAGCACCGACGTGTCGGAGCTATAACCCAAAACTAAAGTGGACTTCTTAGGGGTGCATATGTCCACTGACCCATTCAGCGATATCGCATTCCAGCAGGAGATCGGACAGCCGACCTTCGCTGAACTCATCTATACAAAAGTGCGAGAGGGCAAATCGTTCCCGCCCTCCACGGCAACCGTGGAAAACTCGGTCAACCGGCTCGCCTTCGGCAAGCCGGGGCCGTACCGCGATATCGATGCCCAGACCCCGCCGAAGATCGTCACTACCCCACCGAACCCAACGCGGCGGCAATACAACTTGTCCGGGACTACTACGCCCCAGACGGCCCAAGCCCTCAAAGCCCAGAAGATCCAGGCTGACTTCCGCAAGTTAGTCACCAACCCCGGCACGGACGACCAGATTAAAAATCTGATCCGCAAGCAGTCGGGCGACCCGGTCCTCAACGCCCCATTTGACACCGTATACGACATCGTCAACCTTGGTGCTCCAATCGGGCTGCCGGTCCCATACGCCGGTTTGGTCTTCTCCGCCAACGATCCCAACGTCATCTGGGCGGGCGGTAGCGGCAACAACCCCATCGCCGGTGGCCTGTATGCCGTGCCCGTGACACGCGGCTCGGACGGCCACATCACTGCTGTCGGGTCAGCTACCAGGATCATCGACGCTCCCAACATTGATGGCGGTGTGGCTTACCACCCCTCTGGTGTTCTGTTTGTGTGTGGTTGGCCCAGCAACACCCTACACCAGTACAAGCCGGGATCGACGGCACCAGACAAAACCACCAATTTGAGCTCTCTCGGTGTCCAGAGTTCGGTAGGCAGCATCGGCTTCGTACCAATCGGTTATCCCGGTGCCGGAAATTGTTACATCGTGACTTGGCCTGCGGGCGCGACCTACCGGCTCGATCTGACTCCCGACGGTAACGGATTGTTCAACGTGGGACCGGCTGCGGCGATGACGGACCAGGTTCCTGGTGGCCCGGAAGGATTCGTCTACGTACCTTTGGGTTCGGCGCTGTTCCCGAACCCCAGCATGATGGTAACGGAATATTCAAGAGGGCAAGTGTCGGCTTATGAGCTTGGCACTGCCGGACAGCCAGACATCTCCACTCGGCGGATCTTTCTGACCGGTCTGGCTAACGCTGAAGGGGCGGCGGTTGACCCGCTCACCGGCGACTACGTGTTCTCGACATTCGGCGGTTCCAACCTATTCTTCCTGATCCGTGGTGGATTCGTCCCGCCGAACCCCGGCACACCGCCGGCATGCAACAAAGTCGTGAACTCGACCTTCGATAATGATATCGCTAGCTGGACCCCAAGTTCTGGGGCAGTGTTCTGGGAATCTGTTAGAGGACGGCTACGGATCAACGCTCAGAACGCCTACGCCACGCAGATCATCACCGGGCTGACACCGGGTGCACAGTACACCATCAACTTCAAGGCATTCTTCAGCGGTAACGGAGTCGGCACTGTCGGCTATTCGACGGTTGGTACCGGCCAGTATCTGTTCAGTGGGAATAACGGGGAACTGAAGAGCTTCACTATCGAAGGCGGCTTTGTGCCAGCCAATGGCCAAGTCCAGATCGATTTGGTCAACAACGGGTTGAACACCATCGATTTCGATGACGTGTTCCTTTGTCTCGTTGACCCCACCGGCGACGACGGCACCACCAACCCGCCATGCAACAAGATCGCCAATGGCTTTTTCGACACTGGCGTCCAGGGTTGGACCGCTGCCGGACCCAGCGATACTTTCCTATGGGACGGAGCAAATAGGCGGATGACCATCCTCAACGGACTTACTTACACCGCCATCACAGGACTGACTCCCGGCAAGAAGCTGAATATCTCGCTCAAGGTATACTGGCTCAGAATCCCAAGTGCACCACCTGGTTTCAGTCTGCCTCCAGATACCGTTACCTGGGAAGTAGAAACGCAGGTGCGGGCTGATATCGTCAACGGCCCGCAATTGGCAGCCAAGACCGTCTCTGGCACGCAGAATAGCAATCAGAGTGTAGTCTATGACGTCCAGGTCACGGTGCCCCCAAGTGGTATCATCTACTTCTGGGTCTGGAACAAGAACTACAGCGAACAGGTCCCCAATAGCCCCAATGTCCAGATGTTCTTGTCCCCAATCCAGGTGGACAACATCATTATCTGCGAAGTTGAAGACACCGAGGGGGCTTGCACTGACCCGATCACCGGAGTACGGACCCTAGTCCAGTGGAACGGCATCCCCAGGCAGCCACTCAACGTCTTCAACATATTGTTGCGGTTGGTCTATCGGAACATTAACGATCCATTCTCCAAGATCACTAGTGAAGTTCTTGCCGTCGCCGATGGACGGCTAGGAACCGTCACGCCCGCAAGCTGCTCAACCGGCAACACTGCCGACTTCTGGAAGCAGGACGGCGATAACACCGGCCAGCCCCAATCGCTCATCACCGCACAAGGACTTCAGGGGATCACCTCCAGCATCACGGCCGGGCAGTTCGCCAGTGTAGCCGACCGCGAGAACTTCTTGTGGTCGATCCCCGGCAACACCGGCGGGACCCTGCAGGATGCTCTGGTGTCGCTCTTCGACGACCCGACTCCGCCAGCTAATCACGTGCTGGAGTCGGTCGAGATCCTAGCTCTGATGCAGGTCCTGAACCAGACCGGCTTATCTGGTGTCTCGGAAATTCTGGATGTGACGGGATCTGCGGCTGTGCCCGGTGAGCAGTCACTGATCTCGGTGCCACTGATCCCCGGTGGATCGCCGCCAACCGGGGACCCGCAGCTAGACACCAATGGGTTTACCTCGTATTGGCGGTCATCGCCAACCCCAATCAGCATCCCAAGTCCACCGGGGCAGCATTACGTCACGCTGGGAGCAATCGACCTACCACTGTCGTTGCCCACAACCCAGCCACCATATGCCAACTTCTCGGTGCCGGCTAGTAGCCTCTGGCTCCGGCACTATTACGCCACTAATACCAATAACACTGCATTCCTGCAGGCGTCACTCTTCGTCAATGGCAACCTGATCGGCAGCAGCAATGTGCAACTACCTGCTGGTATCCCGCCAAACGATGAGAGCTTTGAGGCCACCAACGGCAATATCTTCGGTGCACTGCCGACTGTGGCCGCTCCGATCACCAGCATCGTGATGCGGTTCCGGGTCATTGTGAGCATCTCAGACGAGTCGGGTGGCATCCCCAGAATTGATCTCGCTATCCGGCAACTGGCCCTGGTCAGCATTGGTAGTCTCACTGGTGACTCGACCTGTCCCGGCCCATTCCAAATCAGCCCCGATCCCGGCTTTAGTCTGGATCTGGTGTTGCGGTACGTCAACAACAGCAATCAGGCCCGCGAATTCCGCAAAACCTTCTTGCTGACCGCACTACACCAAGTGAGTGTCGGGTTCCCGACCTCACCGAAGTGGGACGCCCAGACCGCAACTGGTGGCGGCATCTTGGGGTCTATAGCCCGCTGGGAATCGGCCAAGTTCGTACTTGATGCCGTGGATGGCAGCGGGTTGGATCAGTGCACAACCCCGTTGGAGTTCGTGACGACCGGTACCGGCCGGTTCAATTTCAACAAGTTCAGGCTCCGGGGTCGCGGTTCGGCGATCGCCGCCTGCGATGCCAAGCTCGTGGTGACCGAAATCAACAAAGGCGTGGCCGTCAACGAAATCCAGTCAATCATTCTGCCCAATCCATCGGGTGGACACTGGGCCTTGACGTTCAATTTCGCTGGCACCACTGCAACCACCACCAACATCCCGTGGGATGCTACCGCAGTACAAGTCCGCAACAAGCTCGAAGCTCTGTCGAACATCGGTGCGGGGAATGTCGAGGTCACTGGCAAAGGCACACCGGACGTGCCGTTCAACATCAAGTTCATCGGCACCATGGGCGGTCGTGACCTCCGACCGCTCGTGGCTGATGGTAGCGGCCTGACAGGGGCTTCCACTGCCTTCGCTATTAAGGTGAGTACCGGTACCCGGAACGAACGGCAAACTATCACCAAGACCGCCGGGGTGAACTCGGGTCTGCTAGTAACCTTCAGCGGCATCCAATCTCAGCCAATCGCCTTCAACTCATCCCTGAACGAGATGCAGGCGATCTTAGAAGGGATCTCGACCATCGGGCCGGGCAACGTACTGGTCACCGGGGCCACAACCAATCGGGACGCCGACTACCAAGGCCCCTGGTACGTTGATTTCGTTGGTGCACTGGCAGGCCAAAACGTCCCCACTTTCAACGTCCAGACGACCGGCTACTCGGCTTCTACCAACTGGCAGGGCGGAACCGGTATCAACGACGTACAGAAGATCATCGTTTCGGCCGTGGCTGGCTCCTTCAAGCTGGTTGTAACCAAGCCTGGGGCGATCCCTGATGTGACTGGCTTCAACGCCCAGACCTCTAGCTTCGTCGGTGGAGTCAGGATCACTTGGACACCTAATCTTACTCCTGGTTTAAACATCACGATCGATGATTCAGCGGATGGCGTTACCTGGAATCTCAACACCAGATCTGTAGGAGCCAGCGTCAGTGAGGTCAACTATACTGCCCTGCCAACGGGTCAGCAGCGGCTCTTCAGGGCTCGGTTCACGGATGGCACGAATTTCTCGGCGAACTACGCCACCGATGACGCTATTGCTGGAGATGGTTCCACTCCGGCTCCTCCGCCGCCCGCTCCGCCGGCTCCTCCGCCGCCCGCTCCGCCGGCTGCCGGTAGCAGCACTACTGACCCGATCGACGTAAACGCCGAGGCTCAGCAGATCAAGCAGAAGATTCTGGCGGTAGCTGGTTGGTTGGATGGGAATGATCTGGTGGTGACCAGACTCCCAGATACCCCAGGTGCACCTGATCTCAACCAGTGGACCATCGAGTTCACTGGCGATTGGGCCAAGCAGAACATCCCACTGGTGGGCGTCCAAGATGTCAACCTGCGGGGTGCCAGTGTGATCGTCCGCGAAACGTCCAAGGGTTCAGGCTCCGGCGAGCGGCAGAAGATCAATATGTTCAAGGCGGCGGGTGGCACCTACCGGCTCAAGGTGACCGTTAACGGCGTAACCGGAACCACCGTGCTCATACCGTGGGATGCGTCGGCTGAGAGCGTGCAGTTGGCTCTCCAGGCCCTACCGCTCTTCCCGTTGCCAGACGACATCAGCGTGAAGGACGCCGAGATCCGTGAGCCGGATGTTGTGAACTCCTTCATTGTGAGCTTCAACCGTCGTTTCGGTGACGTGCCACTCATCGAGACGGTCAACAATCTGCAGTGCAACCCACTGACTCTGTCGGCAGTTGGCCCACCACCATACGATTACAAGCTACCGGAATGTGACGAGGAGATCGAGAATCTCTTCTGCTCGCCTGGGGCACTGCTATGCCGCCCTGGGGAAGGTGACCCAGAGGTCCCGGAGGAGACCTGCTGCGATCCTATTACCATCCGTGATTCGGCCAATTACTACCGTGAGGTGGTACTGCAGCGTGATCTGTTCGATCCGAATTCGCACACGACATCAGGGAAAGCTCTGACCATCAAGGATATGGCGGTTCTCAAGGGTCTACGGCCGTCACAATATAACGCTTACCTGCGTGATTTCTATACTGGTATCCTGCGGCCGGTGGATATGACGACTGCTGTCGATACCAAGATGAGTGTACTCCTGGTCGGTGTGGACATCGACACCAAAGCTACTAGGGAGAGGTTGAGTCGCGAACTAAAGCGGCGGCCGGGCGTCCTGCCGTCGCGGATGGTCTGGTCCAATCCAGCACTACAGGGGTAATACAGTGCGACCATAATGGTGTCTGGTATAACGATTCTGACCTCGTATCCTGAACAAAATCAGAAACCAGGGGTCTAAAAATGTCAATGTCTGATATCAGAATCCATCGGGACGTCCCTTCGATCGACGGCTTCTTGCAGGTGCCGCCGAATAAGGAGAGGAACAAGAACAAGGGTCAGCGGATCGATAACACAATCAACCTCACACCGCCGCTGGGGACCATAGTGCGGCTGACCGGCGGTTCGGGCCGGCAACGTGGGTCCAAGACCGGGGCCCAGGAGTTCTTCCGGCTCGACGGCATCCGTCCGGACCAGTGGTACGGCACAGATGGTGTGGACCCGATGGATAGCCTGCGTACAGATGAAGATTAAGCCATATTGCGGCTAGATGGTAGAAGCGAGTGACCGGCGGCTGCTGCCCCGCCGGTCACCCTTATATAACCAACCTCGTGGAGGAGGAAGGTCATGTCTGCTTGTAAGTACGGGGGCTGTTCTATCTGCTGATCGACGCACTTGCGATGAGTGCAAAACCGCAAGGCATTAAAACGTAGGAGCTATGCCCGACGCTCCGAGAAAATCCGTGAACACAATCGCACCTACGAACGAGAAGACGGCCACCTATCGGCACAATCTCCGAACGTACTTTTGCTACGTCATCCAGAATGTCAAGGCGAAAAGAGACAAACACCGCAATCCGAATCGATCGACGAAAGAGTTTGCTGTCGATATCATTTTGTGGTCGATTTGTGGCATCAACAACGTGGACGGTGTGCGATTACTGGAATGGAAATGCTCCATCGGCCGGACGATTTATGCAGTGCTAGCATTGACAGACGGGACAACTCGCGGGGCTATTTTCCGGACAACGTACATCTTGTGTGTCGGTGGGTTAATCTAGCTCGCGGTAAATTCACGTTAGACGAATTCACAAAGGTCTTGGATGGACTACGCCATCAATTCACCACTCGACCCGAACAAACCGTTCTGTCTCTATGCTAACTGCGAAGTTTTATATGAGGGCCGAGCATCTTCGACTCTTGAACGTGGCAATTACCTCGTCGTCTACAAGAATGACCGTAGTGTCTCCATCCACGGAGCTACTATCGTCATGCCACGCAACTATATGAGGGCTGGCAGCAAACTCCGCGAAGTGGGCAACCAGATCCTTTTCCAAAGGAAGGGCGAGACAGTCTGCATTAAGATCAACCACATTCACTTCCTAAACTACCTCGACGATTGGTCAGAATCGAAGATCGTGATTTGTCGTACAGAGAAGGAATTAGCCAAGAAGATCTTCGATAACTGGTCTGATCTGTTCGACGACAACTTCGAGATCGTCGAGATGGAGTTCGGCACCGATCTGGGGCCTATCGATCTAGCTGGTTTCACTCCTACGGCTGACTATATTGTGGAAGTCAAACGGAAGAGGGCTAGTCTTAAGGACGTAACCCAACTACGTCGCTATGTCGAAGCCATGGAACACCGTGGCCGTCCGTGCCGTGCTTTCCTGGCCGCACCTGAGATTGCGAAGAATGCTATGAAGTATTTGGAGAAGCATAATCTACAGTTCCTTGAAGTGAATTTCGACGGGCAGCGGGAGGGGTAAGCCCCTTCACACGTTCTTCTTGAAAGCTTCACGAGGTGCCTCCGCCAGTGGCCAGCTTCGGATTAAGAGCGTAGACGATTTGGAGGACTTTCTGTTGGGCTGCCTGGAGCTTAGTCGCCAGATCCGGTGGAGCTTTTCCGCTCTTAGAAATGGCCATCAGTTTCTTCCACGTCGCCAGGGACGTTGCCATGTCCTGGTAGGTCAGTCCAGCCACCTGCAGACGGTTATTGATTTCAGAAGTGAGCCAGTCAGTCATGTACCGTACGGCAAGCTTGGCCGCACGTTCGTTGTAGCTCTTCAACTCCGAATTCTGATTCTGCATCTGGGCGTGGCCTGGATTGGCGATCGCTGTACGCAGGTTGCTGAAAAAGTCCCTGAACCCTTCTTCCACCGGCCGCTGTTCGAAGCCACGGACGAACCTCTTGAGCCAGTTGACTTCCTGGACGGGGGTAGTGCTGGCGTAGCCCAGACGCCGCATCAGGTTCGAGGCGACGAACTTCAAGTTGGACTTGACATCTCCTTCGTTCAGGAGGGCCACGGCAAGGGCGTTGAAGACGTCTTCCGTGGCCGGGACCGGTGCTGGGGCGGTCCCGCCCTGCTTAGCCGCACGCTGGGCACGGAGAGCGTCTATCTTGCCCTGCAACTCACGGATGCGGGCCATCGACGCTTCGCGGGCGGCGGCGTTCCTGGTCAGCATGTCCTGGAGTTCGGCCTGATTCCTCTGGACGGCCTGCCCCTGGGACTGTGGTTGGGCCAGGAGAGCCGGGTCCATCTGTTGAGTACCGGTAGCAGCACCTTGGGCCGGAGTTCCGGGGGCGGCTTGCTGTGCTTGTGCCGCGGGGCCCTGTCGCGTCTGTTGGTACGCCTGCTGCTGGCCGGGTGGTTGGCCCGCCCCCTGAACCGTTTTAGCCTGGATCTGCTGTTGGACGCTGGGGTCTTGCAGGTTGAAGATGGTGAACAATTCCTGCCACCAGTTCTGGTCCTGCTGGAGTGGAGTCTGGAGTTGCCCGGCCTTGGTGATAGACTCCTTGACTTTGGCGATACCACCCTTGTTGTTGGCGACGAACCAAAGCATTGTTTCAAGGTCGGTGGATGGTCCGGGCGTCATGAAGTTCTGTAGCCGGCCGATGGCCGCGTTGACCATACCGTTGAGTCGGTTGGCCCCAGCCTCAGACAACACGCCGCTGCCCACTACCGATTCAACGAATAGATAGGAGGCTGGCAAAGCCCCAAACCGGTGACGGCTCAAGGGATGCCCAGCGTCGTGTACAAGATTGCTGAGTTTCATACTTCTATCTTTGCGAGATAGTGATGCAGATCCCGTTCCTCGTTCTGAGCTATGGAGACTTCGCTAAGTCCAAAAAGCTGTTCAGCTACGAACGGGACGGCGTACACACCCTACCCATCTTCACTGATGCTTCTCGTGCTATCAAATTTGCGGAATCGATGACACAGACTCTCCGCCGGCAATTCAAAGACAAGCGGACTTTGAGTACTCAACTCTGTAATGACCCAAAGCGGGCTCTGCAGATGTTCGAGACAATTACCGCCTACTGCCCAGATCTGATGCGGGTGATTATAGATCCACATCCGCCGGTCCGAGACGATGAAGCTCTCACCGACCTGGAGAATCTCTCCTGGGTCGAGAATTTCCAGGATATCGATGACGTCCTGGAACAACTTCAGGATTGGGTGTCTGCCGACAAGGAGGCAGACTCTATCACAAAAGGCGAGCCGGAATCGAACGGCACGTAGCCTTCCGTCTCCTCGTAGTAAACCGGGGCTTTCTTTACCGGCTTGGCAGTCGGGGCTGGGGCCTCGTCTGTCGGGGGATCATCTAGTGGGATCTCTTCTTCCATTGGGAACCTCCTCGCATTATCTTTCGAGGGCGGTGGTGTGGGTTACCTAATGACTGCTCGTGGGATAAATAGCTACGGCGACTACCAGTCATACCTATTGGTCCGCCGCAAGCCCTCCACGCTACGCTACTATGTCGGAGAAGTTCATGCCTATTAACAACAAGGCGGTATCCTCCTGGGTCCGCCAAGCTCGCTACAGGGCCAAAAGGTATTCAATCCACAGCGACCTGGATGTCAGCGATGTGCAGGCGATCCTGAAAGCGTCCGACGGGGCTTGCCGATATTGTGGAAAGGAGGGCCAGACATTGGACTGCCCTTTTCCACTGAAAACCGGTGGTCCGAACGTCCCCGCCAACGTGGTCCCCTGCTGCAAGAAGTGCAAGTCCGCAAAGAACAACAACGATGTAGTGTGGATGTTCTCGTCTGGCCTCCTGACCGAGGTCCAGTACATGGCCATACTACAGGAATTGTTTCAACGTCGTGGGGGTGATAAAATCAAGGAGCACGTCCGCCGGGCGACTGGCATGGAGTGATTATGGCGAAGGCCCCATACCCTGGATATAGTCCAACATTTCAGGCGGTGGACAAGACCGGCGGGTACGACCGCACCTGCATTGTAGTAGAATTGTTGTCGGACGGGCGGCTGGATGCCACCCAGCTTGCCTATGTCCAGGAGCAGTTAGAGGTGACTCTGGCTAGGGTACTCCCATCTGTCATCGAGAAGTCTCAAGTAATTACGCCCGACCGTTTCGACCCGATGCTCCGTGAAGGTCTGCGTGTTTCTTGAGAAAGTGAGAGTGTTCGAGAGCTCTTCACAAGTATTTAAATGCTCGGCGGATTCCATTCTGGAGTTTACCGAAGCCTGTCGCTGTGCCACACAGGGGGTAGCATGACCGACGACGATCTTCCTGAAGGTGGAGACAACGACATGTCAGACACAGCGACCATCGAAGCCAACTCCGGTGGGCGGGTGCGGTTCCAAATCGGAGCCGAGGTTCGGTACGTGCAGATTGACGGGACTATCAGCCCGGACGTCTACCTCATCGACCAGGAGCGGAGCGACCGCAAGGGACACATCTCTCTGAAGGAGAAGCTGGCCGACGAAGGAGACAAGAGGACTCCCCGCGTCGTCCGCGTACATCACCGCCGTATTCTTCCACTCAACATGGACGGTAAGGCAGTGGTGATCGAGTCCCAGGGCAAGCACTGGTGCCTGTGCCCCGACGACGGGATGGCCATCGAAGTGTCCCCCGGTAACACCGAGACGGTCTGCCCGAAGTGTTCGAAAACCTTTACCTTTCACTGGATCGGAGTACGACCGATGGCTGACGCGACGAAGACCAAGGAACCCAAAGCCGAGAAGGAGCCGAAGGCGGAGAAGGCAGAGAAGGCCGCTCCCAAGCCCAAGGCGGAGCAAGCCCCCAAGGAGCCCAAGGCCGCGAAGGAGCCGGTGCTGGTGGACCTCACCGCCCTGGCCAAGCACAAGCACGTCGAACTGTGGACCAAGAGGAACGTCAAGTTCGACCACGAGCGGATCGACGTTCAAGCCCACGTCCTGCTGTTCACCGGCGACAACCCCCGAAAGCTCTGCTTCAACACCTACAACGGTGCCTTGGGGAAAAAGGCCCCCGAACTGCCGGTCGAGGCGTTCCTGGCGAACGAGACCCTCAAGGGGGCCAAGAAGGACACCCCGTGGTTCCCCATCCCGGACCTGGAGAAGGCCCGGACCAAGCTCAGCAAGGACGGGTACGAGCAACACAAGTGACCGCCGGGTTGAAGCCGCTGGCCGCGGTAAACCGCCTCACCGGGGGGTAGTTCGCCGCGGCCAGAGACTACATAACTAAACCGCACCCTTGCAATAGAGTGCACATGCTAGTCCTATCTCGCAAGAAAAACGAATCAATCGTCGTCGGTGGCAACATCAAAATCACCGTCATCGAAATCGCCCCCGGCAAGGTCCGGTTAGGCGTCGAGGCTCCCAGGGACGTACCCGTACATAGGCTAGAAGTCTACGAGGCCATCCATGGAAAGCCCAAGCCCCCAGAAACTACCCGTCCCGAAGGAAGTTGAGCAACTCACCTACGAGTTGTTCGTCCTCCGGCGAATGCTACAGCAACTTCCTGGTAAAACCGGGGAGTTGATGCTTATCCAGTACGACAAAGTAATCGCCGCCATGAACGAACGCGACCGCGTATTCCGAGAGAAAGTCACCGGGCTCGTCGATGACGCCATCCTGGAAGTGAAACTCCAGGAGTTCGACCTCGAAGCCACCCGTCGAGAACGTGACGAACTAAGAGACCAGTCCTGAGCCCCCGTAGGCCCGTCCTTGGCCTCCCGCCACTTCATCCGACCTCGCGGCCATCTCGCCCGATAAACCCAAAGGAAGGCAGAAGAAAGCTCTACGTAGATATTCCGACACTCCACCCGGAGTCTCGGAATTATGGATCTGACCAAGAAGTGCATCCTCGTCGCCGGAGGCAGCGGATTCCTAGGCCAGCACGTCATGGTTGGCCTCACTGAACGTGGACTTATCAATACCCCACTCGGTCGCATGAATGGAGACGCCGACCCCAACCAACCCGGCCAGCCCAAAGGCACCGCCGTCACCTTCCGCAGCAAGCTGTGTAAGTTCACAGGGAAGATCAACTGGAACTCAGCTTACCCCGACAGCCAACCACGCCGCTACCTCGACACCCAGCGGGGCAAAAACGAGTTCGGCTTCCAGGCCACCCCCAGTTTGGAAGAGGGTCCGGCGGCGACCATCGAATGGGATAAGAAAAAGAGGACATCATGATCGTCAAGGCCCCGGTCAGTCTCGGCGAGCTAATAGACAAAATCAGCATCCTGAAAATCAAGCAAGCTCGGATCAAGGACCCAACCAAGCTCGCCAACGTGAATTTCGAGCATGACGCCCTCTACGCCCTGTTCAACGACATCTACGAGAAGCTTCCAGCCGGCCAGCAACCAGCCCTAATTGATCTATCGGTCAAGCTCAAGAACATCAACGAGAAAATCTGGGATATCGAGGACGGCATCCGCGAGTGTGAAAAGAACAAGGACTTCGGTCCTAACTTCATCGTGTTTGCCCGCGGTGTCTACCACAACAACGATGAACGGGCCGCCCTCAAGCGAAAGATCAACGACCTAGTTGGTTCCCAAATCGTCGAAGAGAAATCCTACACGGACTACAAAGGATGAAGAAACTCGTGGTTATGGTGTCGGTGTATAATGCCGGGGATTTCATCGAGAATCGACTCGATAATCTCCAAAAAAGCACTATGGCCAAAGACACCGAAGTCTGGGTTGTCAACGCCAACAGCCCAGACCCACGCGACCACGCCATCCCACACAAGTTCGACGTCAAGTACGTGAAACTCCCTGAGAGGGTAGGGGTATACGCGGCTTGGAACTACATTATCAAGAATTCAAAGAGCGTCTACCTCACCAACGCCAACGCCGACGACCTCATCGCTCCCAACGGCTACGAGACACTAACCAGGAACCTCGATCAAGTCAAGGCTTGCGACTTCAGTTACCCATCTTGGTTCACAACTGACACCCCCAACCTCACCTGGGAAGATGTGAGAAAAGGGAAAGCAGCTGCTTGTGACAAGTCCGGCAAACCCGGCCAGTATAAAGGGAACCTGGATGACGGCGGTGTCGGCCATTTCCCCATATGGCGGCGAGCACTCCACGACAAGTTGGGGCTGTTTGATGAAGAGTTCAAAGCTCTGGGCGATGCCGATTGGTGGGCACGCTGCTGGTGGGTCGGCAAAGCCGATTTCCACTGGCATAAAGAGTACCTAGCCTGCTACCTATTCCGCAACGGCGAAAACCTCTGGCATCGTGAGGTCAACGAAGTCGAATGGCAACGCTACCACACAAAGGTCGCCAGCTACCGAAAGCCGGTCTAAACATCAAGAAGCCAATCGTCCAGCAACAGCGAATAACCAACCCCTGCCGGCCCCATACGTCCGGCGGAGCACAAGTGACTATCCCACATTACAACGGCGACGAAGACTACACCAAAATCGCCCTGATCCAGCCAGCATCCTGGGGCGACAACATCAACAGCACCTTGATGTTCAAACCGCTCAAAGACCACTATGGCTCCATGGTCCTCGACGTCTACACCGCCGAAAGCTACGCCTCCGCCTTCTTCAACAACCCCTACATCAACCGACTCATCGAGTTCCCGGCCCCCACCAAAGAGAAAGCCCTCGATCTCCTCAACGTAATCCCACCCCTGGTCCAGGGAAGAGGCTACGACAAAATCTTCTGTCCACACCCCATGATTAACGGGGACAAATGGACCAGTATCCGCCACGGCGAGCTAGGCACCAACCTCATCAACGCCTGGGTACGGGCACTTGAAGAGACAGACATCGCGTTCGCCCTACCGCTAGAGACGATTTTAGTTCTGACCCCGAACGAAGTGGCGAACGTCGACAACTTCTGCTCGCGGGTGAACATGAACTCCCGCAACATTCTCATGGAAGTCGAGGGACTTTCGGGGCAGACCTACTGGAACCACCACTGGACTGAACGAGTAGGAAAATACCTCCTACGTGGCGATACCAACCTGTTCCTGTCGCGTCGAGCATCAGGTTCGGACGTGGCTGCTCTGGAACGGCACGCCCCCGGCCGCATCCACTTCGTGGGCGGGCTCAGTATTCGGGAATGTGCTGAACTGTTTAACCGCTGCGACATCTTCTTCAGCGTCTCGTCCGGCCTGTCAAACGCTTGCAACACCAACTGGTGCAAGAAGGACGGCAAGTGGATCGAGACGGTCAATTCAGACGCCGTGTCCAGTGCTCCAATTCGGCGAGAGGGCAAGATCTTCTGGACCGATAACAACCTCGACCACTTCATGGATATGCTGGCGGAGCACGGGATCTGATGTTGATACACCACCTAGACCAAACCATCAAAGTCATCCCGCGGTTCGGGCTGGGTAACCGCCTTATGGCTATAGGCTCCGCTCTCCGACTGCAGAAATTGGGCTACTTCAGAACAGTCCGCGTTCAGTGGGAAGCCAGTGGTGATCTAAATGCTAACTTCTCAGACTTACTGGAAATCGACAATATCGTCCAGTCTTCCAAAGACCCGGACGACATCTACGTCGGCTTCCCCAATAAGCACAGAATCCCAAACCACGACCGGGTAACAGTCGAGGCGTGCGACATCTTCACAGTTGAGGATGACCCAACCGACCCGAACATCATCAACAAGGAAATCGCCGCTGTCTTCAACCAAATTCGCTTCAAGCCATATCTCTACGCACTCGCTGACAAGTATGATGTAGCTGGAAGAACTGGACTTCACTGTCGCCGCAGCGACTACCCATTCTCGCGTCCACCGATCAACACAGGTATCATCCCAAAATATCATGAGGTGCTAGACCACGGGTTCGCCGCCAACATTAAAACCACATACCCAGGCCCCTACTTCCTGGCCAGTGATTCAGCCAAGACTGACGCTTATTTCATCGAACAGTTTCCTGGGATCATAACAGTCCCTAAGAAGCACTATCCAGAATGGTCAGTAAGGCCGCTAGAGACAGTGATCGAGGGCGTGGTCGATATGATTCTGTTGTCACGCTGCCGGATCTTGGTTGGAGACAGCCCAAGCACCTTCAGCACCGTTGCAGCCTGGCTGGGCGGTATCGAAAAAATGATCTGGCAACGGCCATGGATAACACTATGATCCATTTCGTATACGCCGGTGACCCAGACAGCGGAGCCATTCACGCCCCGCTGTGTATTACCAACCGCCTCTACTACTACCTCAAGGCCCGTACAGAAGTCAAGTTCTGGAGATGGGACGCGACCGACGACATCCCACTCGGACCCAGCGACATCTTGCTGGGACACCCTAACCATAACCCAGACACGGTAATCCAGAAAGCATTCAGAAAGCACTGCCGGGCCAAGTGTCTAATTTTCCCGCTCCACACTCGCCGAACCACAGATAATCTCCCATTCGACCCACTGGTGAGGCGGGCTGATAAAGTCTTCTCTATCTGTGGGCCGTACTGGTACGACACACTCCCTGGCACCCCTTTCGCCCATTGGCAACCCAAGATCACTCGCCTGGATATGGCTATCGATCCGATTGCTTATCCTTACGTGAAGGGTGAATTCACTACCCATCGGCAATTGTTATATCTGGGCTCCGCTACCCCAAACAAGAATCTGCCATTTTTAGTGGCGATCATGAAGGCGATGCCCGACATCACCCTGCACTGGTACGGCGGAGAAGGCCGGCATCAGTTAGCCAGACTCAGGAATGTCCGGACCACTGGCTGGGTGTCTCTCGATAGGGCACGAGCCGAGGAGATCACTCGGAACTGTGACATCATGGTATCAACCAGCGACTCTGACGCTAACCCAACCACGCTCCTTGAGGCGATTGCTTGGGGGCTGGTTACGGCCTGCACTAAAGAATCTGGTTATTACAACGATCCCTTGTTCACGGAGTTGCCACTCAACAATGTGCCCTTAGCCGTCAAAGTTTTGCGTGGGTTGCTGGCCATACCGGACCTAAAGGAGCGGAGCTTGGCTAGTCGCCGCGAGATCGAAACCAAGTATACCTGGGACATCTTTTGTGAGAAAGTGTGGGACGGTATCAAGGGGTATCTGTGATGAACGAGACAACCTGGGTTGGTGCTCCTGACGACGTACGCACTGGCAACGACGCCCTCGACGCCATCCGCCAAGAGAACGACGCCCACTACTACGATCCAACCTATGGTGTTGTACGGGTACCTCTAGACCGCTGGCGGAAAGCCCAAGGCTACGAGTCACGGGGCTGGCTGCACTGCTGGGCCGACCAGGATGACGACAGATCAGCTGAGCACGCTGCCCTCTTCGACGGCTACAAGGATCTCAAACAGGACTTGGGACACGTGTGTGAGGTTGGTTGCGGGCCGTTCACACAACTCAAGCGGATCATTGAAGGCCGGACGGCTTCGCGGGTGACGCTCCTTGACCCTCTATTGAAGTCATATCAACGACTGAGACACTGCACCTACAAGACCGGGAAATTCAAGGGGCTACCAACCATCCTTAGACAGAAGATGGCTGAATCGCTAACTGATTTCGCTGTGTTCGATACGATCGTCTGTATCAACGTCCTGGAGCACGTGATGGATGCTCCACAGGTTCTGGAGAATTTGAGGAGGTCGGTGAAGGCTGGCGGGACAGTGGTGTTTGGTGAGAAAGCTTTCGATGCCTATGATCCGCACTACAATTTCGATATAGGTCACCCAATCCACCTTAAGCGCCCACTTCTGGATGCGTTCAAGAAGAACTTCACAGTGTTGTTTGAGAACGGCAACTACTTTATCGGGACCCGCTAGTATTTAAGTGGATTTCGGATCTTGACACAGAACAGCAGGTGAGTATGCCACTCCCGACAGAGGTGGTGATTCACACTGATAGCGGGTGTGGTCGTGGCGACAAGGCCGACGGCTGGGCTGCTGTCCTGTTGTTCGGTGCCTCAAGCTGGATGAACGATTAGAAACGTAGGGGATGGGCTCGCAAGGAGGGTGAGCTTAAGAATCCCGACCCATGGAAACTGATCGACAAGGAAGTCGCTCGTCACTTGAGTTTGACACTCACCTGGGTTCGCGGTCACGACGGCCATGAGCATAATGAACGGTGCGACGTACTGTGCACCGAAGCTATAGCGAGGTTGCGACATGAAAATTCTCCTGCGGGGAATGGACTACAAGAACGTCCAGATGGTGACAGTCCAGATGGAAATAGGACCTCCACGACCGGGGTTTGTGAAGGTGTTCGACCATCTGGACCAGGAACTGATGAATGTGGAGCGGCTACAACTGTTCCTGGATGACAAGTCCGGACTGTACGAGTTGGCCTTCGTACATAAGGGCGAGGAACGCACCGCTACTCTTGTCAACCTGGAACCATGCAACAATACCATGACCTAGTTCGCCTCGTCCTCAACAAGGGTATCCGTGAAACGACCGGAGCCGTACTCCAGTCTACCCAAAACAACGTCGATGCCCTGACCGTTTTCGGTGCACAGACCCGGTTCGACCTGTCGGCCGGGTTCCCACTCCTCACTACCAAGCGTCTCCCCTTCAAAGCCATCCTACACGAGTTAGTGTGGTTCCTTAGCGGCGATACTAACATCAAGTATCTCAAGGACAACGGCGTCACCATCTGGGACGAGTGGGCAGACGAGAACGGCGACCTTGGTCCCGTCTACGGCAAACAATGGCGGTCCTGGCCCGGCAAGGACGGCCAGACCGTAGACCAGATCGCCAACGTCATACGCGGCATCAAGGAGTCGATCACCAATTTCAAAGCCCGGACCCGGCGGCGGCTCATAGTAACCGCCTGGAATCCGGCCGAAGTCGAAGACATGGCCCTGCCGCCGTGTCACTGTCTGTTCCAGTTCAACGTCCTAGGCGGTAAGCTCTACTGTCAACTATACCAGCGTTCTGCAGACCTGTTCCTGGGTGTCCCCTTCAACATCGCCAGCTACTCCTTGCTGACAATCTTGATGGCCAAGAGTCTTGGTCTGGAACCGGGCGAATTCGTTCACACTTTCGGCGACCTGCACATCTACCTGAATCACATCGAGCAGATACAGCAACAGTTGAAGCGTGAACCGCGTCCCCTACCGACGCTAAGAATCGACCCCAACATCGACATCCTTGCCCTGCGGGCGGAGCAGATCACTCTCCACGGATACGACCCGCACCCCACCCTGAAGGGAGAAGTAGCGATATGAAGAAATCCATCATAATCGCCATGACTCCAAGTGGCGTCATCGGCAAAGGCAACGGCCTCCCCTGGCCACGCCTCCCCGGAGATCTACCGCGATTCCGCCGTCTCACCATGGGCAAACCCTGCATCATGGGGCGGAAGACCTTCGAGAGCCTGCCCAAGGTCCTCGACGACCGTATGAACATCGTTGTATCACGCAGCGGCTTCACCGCCCCCGGCGTGAATGTCGCGTCCAGCATCCTGGAAGCGTGGATCAGGGCTGACGAGAGCGGTAGCGACGAAGCTTTCGTCATTGGCGGCAGAGAGATCTTCAAACAGGCCATCCATTCCTGTGACCGCCTATACCTCACCATTCTTGATCGCGAGTTCGAAGGCGACACCAAGATCGAATTCAGTGACTTCAAGAACTGGGCGATCACCAGCCGCGAGTACGTGGACGGTCCGATCCCTTACCAGAACCTCATCCTCGATAGGATTCCACCTATGCCGTCATGTTTTCTCACTCTGGAACGACTCGACCACAACTTCCTGCCAGCACCACGCTACGGCACGGCCTTATCAGCGGGAGTTGACTTCGCTGCCTGCCTCACTCGACCCTGCATGGAAGTCGCACCAGTCAGCGGCGACAAGAAGAAGTTCTGGGTGTCGCCAAACAACGACAGCCAAACCTGGGTTCGGCACGACCATCAGCCCGGCGAAATTCCACCAGAGAAACACGCCGACCTCGCCCTGCTCCTTTATCCCGGAGAGACGGTCCTCGTGCCCCTGGGCTGGAAATGCTCGTTCGACATCAACTGCGTCCTCAAGCTGCACCCGCGATCCAGCGTCGGGTTGAAGGGAATCGTCCTGGCCAACGGCACCGGCATCATCGACCCCGACTACCGCGGCGAACTGTTCGCCGCCCTCGTCAACCGCACCGACAAACGGATCACCGTCAAGCACGGCGAACGGATTGTCCAGGGTGTCCTAACACGGTTCGTCCAAGGCATCGTAGTCGAAGGGGAAGTAGACAAGACAGCCCGCGGTGAGGGCGGGTTCGGCTCAACCGGGCAAATAGCCAATGACCTACCGTCCACCCCCGGTATCGCCGCCATCAAACAGGCAGTGGTAGAGGATCCTCCGCTCGAATAAGTGACTGAGCCAAAAGCAACCGCATGCGGGACAACCACACCGGGTGCCCGCAGCGGTTCATCTCCTCCCGCGGGTCCTTCACCAAATCAAACAGGTACTCCTCGTCGCCGCACAACCAATACTTAAGTTCGGGAGTCCGAACCATTCGCAGACGAGGCATGTGCCCGATCATCGACAACACCGCACTATTCACCGGCTCATCACTCTTGACAGCTTTTAACAAGGACCTCCCCTGTATCCCCTGCGGCATTCCAACTCCACAAGCCGCCAACACCGTCGGCACAATATCGATCGATTGCACCAAATGTTGATAGGTCGTAGCCGCCACATCCGGCAGCTTCATCAACAAAGGGACCCGCACATTTCCGTCAAATGCGAACATCCCCTTCGAGAACAGACCATGGTCCCCCAAAATGTCACCATGGTCCGACGTGTAGACCACAATAGTATCAGGCCCCAGGCTCTTGGTGAGCCGGCCCACACAGTCATCGATCCACGACACTGACCCGTAATATTGAGCCTTAAGCTCTCGCCACTCCTCATCAGTTAAGATGTGGCCATTCTGGTTCACTATCCGCTGAGCCGGCACCGACATCTTTTCCCGCGTGTACAAGCGGCTGAACTCGTCGGGGGCAGCATAAGGTGGGTGGGGGCCGTGGAAGCCGACAACGCACAGGAACGGTCGGCAAGTACGTTCCATGAAAGAGACTGCGCGGTGGGTGATAACCTCCTCGTGGTGCAATTCACGATCGCTAAGCCGTCCAGTCCAAGTCTTCCCGGCCATCGGTCCCCAAAACTCTTTCTCAACCCTAGACTTGGCCGTCGCGAAATAGGTGGTGAACGATTTCATCCAGTCTTCAAATAGGAACGATTCGTCGAAACCGAAATGGATAGCTCGTTTAGTAGCTTGATCCCGGCCGTCGAAATGGAGCTTGCCGAAGTAACCGGTGTGGTAGCCAGCGTCCCGGAGATAGTTGCCGAGGGTCTTCTCGTTTCGAGGCATGTCGATGCCGTTCCACCATACCCTATGGGCGGTGGGGTAACGGCCAGTGAAGATAGAGGCCCGACTTGGTTGGCACTGAGGGGACTGAACGAAAGCGTTGGAACAACGGACGCTCTGGGCAGCCAGAGCGTCGAGATTCGGGGTGTGCACCCAGGGGGTTTCGTAACCTACGGCGTCAGCCCGTTGCTGGTCGGTTATAATAACGAGGACATTAGGCCGACTAGTGTGGTGTAACATTAGTGAACTGCCCTACCCTCAGAGAGGTAGCGGCTTCGGGTTTCACTGAGAACTACTTCCTTGCGGAAGGCTGACGCTTCTCTCCACTTGCACCCCGTAGTTCCTACGGTTCTTCCGGTCTCGACAACACGGGGTCTAACGACGGAAGTTGAGGTGGATTGCCTCCTCTGTTCTCCAGAGAGTCACAGATTTCCTGCTCAAGCTGCTGTTCCCGCCCCTGTTCCTGGTTCTGTGCCCGTCGTGGCCTTCCTTCGCGTTCTGACCGCCCACCCGGCCCGATGGCCGGACACGGGCACAAGGGGCAGGAAAGGGCCACGGGAACGCAAGAAGAAGATGTCGGTGTTCTGGAAAACTGTGCTAGGACCAGGGCTGGATGAACTGCTCCCAGCGGGCGGTGAGGACGGTGGCCAGGGGGAGGGTGTCCTGGAAGATGGCGGCCGGCCCGGCGGACGTCCACAACCAGGGCGTCCCTGGTCGGGCCCAGGTCGTACCCTGCTCCGGCGGGGTTTACCTCTCACCCTCCTGCTACCACAGACTTGCAGAAAGGACTATATGCGAAATAAAGACGGCAAGAAAGTCTACAAAGTGAGTCTACCAGCCACCGCCCTCCGGCGACTGGCCAAGGTGACTAACCCCAACTCCGACCGAATCGCATTCGGAATCCACACCGTCCAAGAAGTCCAAACGAACTCCGGCCCCGGCATGCTCGTCAAGGGCACCGAAGAAGCCAGCCATTGGGCCGATCCCAAGTACACAGAATTCCTGGTTGATGTCGGAAAAATCAAATCCGACAAAGGAGTTGGAGTGTGGTGTTTCCACTGGCGAGAGATGTATTGGGTCCGTGCAGTCCGACCAGACAGGCAAGCCGCCCAGACCTACGGCAAAAGGGGCCAAGGGCGGATCATCCAGTACATCTTGCTCCCCGTCGAACTCAACAATCGCGAGTTAAACATGACCCTACTCGACCACCTGAACTTGGGCGGGTGCATCCGCCACAACCCAACAACCAAGAAAATCACCCTGGTACGCGACAGTCTGCTATCCAAGATCCCCTGCAGCGAACAAGACCTCAACGACCTCAAACAGCACGGCTTGGTAGTCGGCAGACAGGATGGAGACGAGACGGTCTACCGACGGGCCGACGTAGAAACCAAGATCACCCAAGCAGACCGTGAGATCTTCCGAACCCTCGTGAGACACTGGAACGACACCGACGGCGAACTCCCCGGTAACTGCAATTACCAGATGCTCTTCGACCTGTGTGACAAATTCAGCGTGCCCAGACCAAAACGCGTCGAGAAGTCCCTCAGCTGGACCGATCCTGAGGACATCAACGACACCGACATGTTCCCCATGCTCGTGTCAGAAATCACCCAACTGCTCAAAGAGCAAATGGGAGGGTGGTACCACATTCGCCCCGACAACACCAGCGGCGAGATCGAGATTATCGTCTGTAAGGAGAAGTTCTACACCGATGATATCGGCTCCAGGGAAGTCGGCCGCGTCATCATCAACAGCAAGACCGCCCAACTCACCTGCAGCGGCGTGGGCAGGCCCCTCGTCCTGGAACTCACGGACCCGGCCTGCTTCGACAAGATGCACGAATGGTGCCAGAAACTACAGAGGAAGAACCCATGGAAATCCTAGAACCCCTACACGAAGAACTGTTCCGGATGATCCGGACGCGGCTCAATGCGTGGTTCTATCTCGCCACCACCGCCACCACTATCGCAGTCTGGGACCAGCGGGGCGACAGGGACCGCAACATCGGTACCTTCTACGTCTCGCTCTCGAAAGCCACCATCAACCTGAAAGCCTACGGCCCACCTCACCTGCTTCCGACTCTCACCGTGGCTCTGGCTGACCCAAACTGCCTGGAAATCGTAGAAGACTGGATCGTGAAGTTCACCACATACTTCGCGGAGAATCAATGCACACACTCGACCCGATAGCCGAAATCCTCAAAGAAGACCTCCCACACAACGCCAACATCTACCGTCAGGACACCGAGCATTCTGAGTACCTGATCGTGGAACTCTGGCCCAAGAAGTACATTGTTCACCAGGAGGACGCCCATCCGCAGAAATTCGAGTGCCGGATTGCCAACAATCAATTGGTGATCCACAGGATCAAGCACCCGAACACCATCACCGGACCGTCCTTCTGTTTTGAGCTAGCAGACCCCAACTGCTTCAAGCAGATATACACCTTCTTCGCCAAAGAGTGCCTGCTATGAGCAAACTCCTCTGTACGTACTGCTGCAACTGACCCGTTGGGTCTACACCGTGACGGAGCTACAATTTCACCAAATCATCTGCGAAATCCTCCCATGACAACTTCCTGATACGGACCAGGTTTATAAGTGAGGACATAACTGGGTCACACTCTCGCAACCGCATCATCCCGCTTGGCGACCCGGACTGTTTCGAGAATCTGACAACGGTGATCCTAGGTTGGTTCCGTAGCTAAGGCATGGACCCGAAAGAACTACTTTCCCGTATCCACGACAACCAGCAGAAGTTGGAGAACTGTCCACGGCACGATTTCCAGCCAGCCCTTAACTCCCGCAAGTACCGCTGTAATAGGTGCGGGGGTGAAATCGATGTCGCCAACTATTACTGGTATTACACGGGACTCACACATGGCCGGGCAAGTCAATCAACTCCGGGCGAAACGGGAGCCGAAACCCCTCTACGTCAAGAAAATCCGCTACATCGGCATCAAGAAGCTAGTGGAGCGACCTGAACCGTACAAAATCACCTACATGGAGAACTACTACCCATTCCGCGGCGAAAGTGATCGACTCAAAGACTCCCTCCGCCGAGTCACCAGCCGCCGCAAGACCATCAACATCCAGATCGCCGCCACCCACGAAATCCACCTAGCCAAGGCAACGGTCACCGACTCACTAGACGTAACCGACGACCCCAAGGTAGACATCGCCGCCCTCGTCAACATCTACGGCGGCACCCGCCAACTACTCAAGAACCGGCCCTCCGGCTCCAGCATCTACATCCACGGCGAGGGAACCGCCTACTTCGTCCTCACCTGGAAGCAGGCTATGGAAGCCACAAGGACCCCCAAAAACAGCAAGAAGCAACGAAAACGAATGCGTTACCCCACCGAAAACTTCTCGCGGATCGAGGAAGGCTGCAAAGCCTACTACCTTCAAAAAGCCAGCCCCGAAGAATTCGCCGCGATCATGGAAGCCCTCAAGAATGGATAAATGAGTTGCATCGTCAAGTACAACATCCTTCACCCGGGCAGATAGCTACCACCCCGCTGAATGGTTCCTGGTTCGAGTTGGACTGTTTGGTTTCTTATATGGAGTCCCCGGCTCGGACAGAGGCTATCCGGAGGAACCCACCAACGCAAACAACCCCATCCCCTCCTCGACGCACTCGCAGAAGTGACACACCCCAAAAAGGTGAAACGACGAGGCAACTCCCCAAAACCCGTATTAACCAACGCCCGCCAGGAAACACCCACCTATCCAAGCTTATCCGCCGCCCAAAGCCAATGGAGGTCCCAACCAGAAGCCCCAGATGTTCACAACACACGGACCAAACGGACAAACCGTCCAAAGCAACAACCTCACCGACCTACAAGACCAGTTAGACCAACTAGAAAACCTCCAACGCGAACGCCGCCGACAAACCAGACAAGGACCACTCCAAATCTGGAGACTCGTCAAACACATACTCCTCAGCCAAGACTGACCAGAAAGGCCGCAACACCCGCCACCCAAAAGTAGCAAAAAGTCACCAGCGCTGCGGCTCCACCGAATTGACAGGGAACCCCGGGTCGGATTTCTCGTATCTGAGGGCCATGACCCCCGTTCCCAATTTTCGAAAAATCACCGGGTCCCCGGCCAAAATGCGAAGGGTCCCCCACTTTCTCCGCGGCCAAATTTCCCAAACACCCCTCTATCCCCCTTTCCCAGCTTCCCCACCATCCCAACTAAACCACGAGAACCAACACCACTAAACCACAGGAACCTCTGCGAGGGGGAATAATTCCCCTAGGAAATCCGCTGAGGGGGAATAATTCCCCTAGGAAATCCCGCATATTTCCTTCTGAATATTCTTTGCCAGAGAGACACCTGACCCTATAGTAGGGGACCCTACTATTATACCCGACCAATACTTAGGCCCAACGAATGACCCTATAGTAGGGGACCCTATACCCGACCGTCCAACGAATTTATCCGCCTCTTTCGGGGCGAGTTGCCGGCCGAACCGCTCGTTATCCCGCTCCAGGGCCTGAATTTCTCGGTCCCGGCCCTCCTGTCGCCGGAGCGGGATTCCCGTCGCGGACGGCTCCTAATCAGATGCGGGTGAGGGGCTTGCCCTTTCACGAGATGGCGGTGTTGAACTTGGAGGACGAGATCATTGATTGGGTGTTTATCGCTTGGTCTGGGGTCGGCTCGCCGTGGAACTGGTCAAGCGCGGTGGACGGTGGGGCTGTGTAAGCTTCGAAGTCGAGGATGTGTCCGGCGGTGTCGATGTCGGTTCGCGGGAGAAAGGCGGCGGGTGTGACGATCCGGTCGCCCTGGATAGGGTCGCTGATGAAGATGGCGGTCCAGTAGCGGTGGGCGACGAGGGTCTTTTTAGCGTCGAGGGGGGTCGCTCCGGGGGTTGGGGAT